AGATACCATCGGATTGGAGGTTATTGTCGGCTATCCTATTTGCCTCGTCCTTGGTGCAGGCGGTGTATTTTTGTGTATAAATTTCTTGTATTAGGATGAAATCGTTATATTTGTGATATGAAAACAAAGTCATTTAAAATACTTGATCAGTACTTTCTCCGTTTTTATAGATCTATTATGTCTAAGAACGGCAAGAGAAGGAAACATACGATTGTGGACAAGAATGATATTCTCGAATGTCAGTCCTTGATATGGAAGGTCATACGTGATAAGTATCTGGATAATGAGGGTGGGGTTTATATAAACAACATCGGTTATCTGTGCCATAAGATCAATCCTAATCGTAAGATATATCTAAATAAGCTTACCGGTACTATTAACAGACGTGGAACTGGTGGATATTCTTATGTCCATACATGTATTGATTTTATGCCTCGGAACAAGTATTTCCATCTCTATGTTTCTCCGGCGTTGAATAAGGAGTGTAGATTGGCTATGGAATCAGGTAGGAGGTATAAGTTCTTGTACCGGGAGGTTGAGTCGGAGAGTAAGGTATTTGGAGTTAAATGGGTTTATAAGCTGTAGAAGTTTTTGTGATCCAGTTAGCCCGTGAGGGTAGACTGGATTTTTTTTGTATCACGGATTCAAATACATATCTTTGTGCAAAAGACTTAAATATGACTATAAAAGGGCTATTGGCCGAGATCAAGGCCGATTTACATAAATACGATGATAGCGGGGCTATAGATACCTCGTCTGTTTATAGATGGGCTGAGATCGCCTTGAAAAGGTTCGGGGGTGTTATAGCGGTCATGTCCGAGGCAGTTGTCAAGACCAGCAACAAACAGGCGGTATTGCCTTCCGATTTTTTCGACATGCTTGACGCCTATAGGTGTGAGCCTCTTGTCTGTGAGATTCCGGGCGGCGACAAGGCTAAGGCTGACCTCCAACATGAGATCGGCTGGGTCGAGCGCACCGAGCGCGGTTTCCGTTGGAACTCCTGCACCGAGTGCTGTAAGGAGGAGTTTGAGAAGACGATCACGGAGAGGATATATATCGGGTCTCACGAGGTTCGATTTCATTACCATCATCCCGTAAGGCTGTCTATAGGTCGAGGACTGAGGCGTGATTGCGCCGCCGACAAGTATCGGGATAAGTACGATTGGGATAATTATGATATAACTATATCCGGCAATACTATGTATACAGGGTTTGATGGATTTATTTATATCATATATCGTGCTACACCCAAGGATGATGACGGTCTCCCATATATACCTGAAACGGCGTTAGGATACCTTGAGGATTATGTCGAGACGTATATCAAGATGAAGATCTTCGAGAATGCCGCCGTGAATGGCTTGATACAAGGCGCTGGTGACGCTTATAAATTATATGCTCAGCAGGAGCCGGGTAAGTTCGCTAGGGCTATGAAGGAGCTTAAGATGTCGATGATCACGTTAAATGATTATCGGGAGTTGGCTGAGGATAATAGGAGAAGGATGTTGTCTTATGAGCGGATGTGGCCTAATGCTTTTGATAAGTATATCAAATTTATTTAGTTGCGGGGGAGGGAATCGAACCCTCGATCTTTAGGTTATGAGCCTAATGAGATACCTCTTCTCCACCCCGCGATTATGACGCGAATATACGTTTTTTTAAAAAGAAAAAAAGATAATATGGCAAAGAAAAATGATTGGATACATTTAGATAAGACAAGTGGTACTGGTCCCGCTGAGGTTAAAGTTACCGCTGATATTAATGAGACTGGCGAGATACGTCAGGTAACGTACAAGGTTATAAAAGAGGGAACCAAGGAGGAGAAGACGTTCGTGTGCAGGCAGGAGTCCGTCCCGGTGGTGATCATCCCGGAGTTCGATTACCTTGTGCTTAGGTATATCTGGGCTGACGAGGACGGCATTGACTTTGACACGGCTACCGGTTTCGATAACACCGGCCTCCCGGACGTGGACGGCAAGCTGGTTGGTTGGAGTAAACAGTACCAGACCACGCAGGAGCGGGTAGGTGATTATCTTATCCACGGTGGTGATAACATGGAATCAGGTAATGAGGCCGCCTTGATCCAGATGGGGCCGTTGTTGGATGGCGATAATTATGATAAATTACCTCTTGAGATCAGGTGTAGTATATACGGTAACTGGTATGGTGGTCGTGAGAAAGGTAATGTCACTATCAGGTTCACGGCATATAAGGGCGGTTCTATGGAGAAACGTGGATATGATTTTGTCAATATCGGAGGCGAGGAGGTTTATACCGGTGATGCCCCTACCAACGTATCCGCTCATGGTGAGGATAATTGGCAAAATATAAAGACCTTGTATTCTAAGGTAGGCACGATGATCTATAACAAGGAATCTCGTGACTGTATTGTAAGAATAGGTGAATAGATTTTTCTTCATAATATAAACACATCGGCTCTCTTGTTCGTGAGGATAGGAGAGTTTTTTTATTTTTTTTAATCCTTCACTTATGACATATTTGATCTTTTATTGCGTGGGAATAATCTAGCTTTGCCGAAAACTAGGATCATGATAACTTTAAATGATGTAAATAACGAACTCCATGTCCGGTTATATATACTGGAGGTGCTTAAGGATTATATAAGAGATGATGATTTCGATGGCCTTGTAGATAAGGCGTTGGATTTTGTCATGGAAGGCGTTTCTATGCCTAAGGCTCCGACCAAGGATACCACCATGAGTGATATATCAAAGAGCGTTTTGGCCTTGGTAGCGGGTGCTGGATTAGATGAGAGGTTAAGCAAAAGCTCTTTAGAGTTAGCTTATGACAGATGTAAGATGAGGTACGTATTCGATCCTCGGAATCGTGACATACATGGTGTTGTCGTTGGTTATTCCAATGACTTTAATAGTCTGGTAGCTGTGTGTGATGAGGGATCGAAGAAAGGAGTGGACAAAGGATCTACTGATTTTGTGGATGTCAATGAGAGATACGTGACTAACGGTTTCTTTTACATATCTGTAGAGGATGCCGATAAGCAATCGAACTACATGGGTGGAAATTCGTAATTATTATGTTTTTGTGCTTTACCACGAGACGTTTTAAGTGTTTAGTCTTCCTCCTGACTTGTGAAAGTTAGGAGGATTTTTTATATTCGCGTGATTTGAATGTTTTAGCATAATACGTACAGTTTTTGTTAAGATCCGGCGTGTAAGTGATTATCCGCCGGATTTGTTATCTTTGCGAAAAACATAACATCGTGCAGAACAATTCTAACATAGCGGTTCCCGACTCCGGGATGAACAGGGATAAGCATCCACAGGATCTATCCCAGTCTGAGTACAGCTTTGCCTTGAACGCTACCATAGAGGGTGACGATGGAAGCCAGCTTAAGATCCAGAACGAGCCTAGTACCCTTTTATGTAAGCGATTCGATGGCTATAAGGTTATTGGGTATAAGAATGATATAGCTGGTGATAACACTTATTTCTTTCTATCTAATCCGGATGATAATACGTCTAAGATCACGTTCATGCGGTCATTGGATTATATCAAGACCGTGGAGGATCAGCTAGCTGGATCGGGAAAGGACATCCATCGTATCCTTGGCGAGAGGCTTGAGGAGTCGGATGGTCGTTTTGATGAGATATGTGATTTGATGGAGGTCCTGATAGAGGACGGGGTTGATGATCCTTGTCTTAACTTCTCCATCCATCACCCGATATTCGACATAGAGATCAAGGACGAGAAATGCGGGAAGGTGATATACTGGACCGATGGATATAATCCCCAGCGATATGTTATGGTCGATAAGGCTCTTAATCCGGATGATGATGGTGACTTTTGGTATCATTACCATGGGTATAAGACATGTGGGGATGACAAGCCAATAGAGAGGTGTAGGCTGGCCTGCGAGAAGCTGCTGGTGTTCCCGTTGCTGACGGCCCCGTGCGTGGAGCCTGAGGTCGTGGAGTTCGGGGGGAGCCTGCGTGCCGGGACCTACCAGTTCTGCGTGGCGTTGTGCGATGAGTTCGGGATTGAGAAGACCGGATATTGCTCATTGACCAATCCAATCATGTTATTCGATCGTCAAGATATGGTTATCCGCGATGGTTTATGGGGTAAGTCAACCAACATGGGTATCCGCCTTACCGTGTCTAATATAGATAAGCAGGTATCTCATTATAAGATAGGTGTTATACAGAATACGGTTGGGTTTAATGGTGAGCAAAGCCCGGTTCTTGAGTATTTCATAGAAGGTATACATCCGATAACGGAAAGGACTATCTATTATCTTACGGATCAATATAGCGAGCGTACGACCATGGAGAAATTATCCAAGGAAATACCGGTATATAAGACAGCCAGAGGCATGACGTCTGTCGGGAATCGTCTTCTTCAATACGGATTGACCGTGGAGAATGAATGGAATCTTCAACCGGTCGTTAATTTCTTGGGTCATTTCGTTAAATGGCAGACATCGATAGCCACGGAGAATCTGTATAAAGACGGTGTGGCTTGCTCTAAATACGCCTCTTTCATGCGTGACGAGGTATATCCGTTGGGTATAAGGTTCTTTACCAATACAGGATACAGGACAGCTAGATTCCCGCTTATCCCTCGTCCGGCCACAAGGGAGGAGATGGAGGTTATCGTTGATGAGGACGGTAACTCTGACGACCTGTCGGCTGCGTCGGTGCTGGAGAACAACCCGCAGTGCGCGGGGAACAGCCGCCGTCATCTTTGGCAGTTTAAGAATACGGCAAAGATCATAAACGACCCATCTTGGGGATTTGATGATTTTGGAGGAGAATGCAAGAATCAGCTAGATGTCAAGCAGCTCAGATATGTAGAGCAGGAATATGCCACGGTAGGAGAGACCCAATTCGTTATCAACACGATGGGGGAAGATGTTACGGTAGATGATGCTATTGATTATATCGCTGATAATATAGAGAACCTGTGTGATATCATAGAATCTAATGTAGGTATTACTGACGAGTTATGCGCTGCTATATCATTGCCGGAGGATCAAGACGGTATAAAGGCTCCCGATTTCCCTAGTGGATGTGATGATATCGAGAGGATAGAGACCAGGACTATATTGGATAAAAACTCTTTGGTGGATTCTAGGATTGATTTTACATATAAGCTGGCTAGTGATTATACGGAGACCGAGCCTACCACCTTAATACAAAGTAACGCCGAGTCACAAAGGAAATTCTCTGTATTGTGTGATTTCGATAATTATTCCAGTGGAGGTAAGAATATCATAGATCTGGTTCAGGAATGGTTGGATGGTCAGGATGAGGATAAATTCCCGTCTGATATAGACTCCTCCGCCTTGGTCTTGTGTCAGGATATGTCTAATGTTCGGCAGTTATATGATGAGGGTATATGTACTAATGGGTGTTCGGTAGGTGATCCTCACGTGAATCCTACTATTAACGATGTTCAACTTCCTACATTCCAAGGGGGTAGGTCATTGGGTAAGTGCACATATTTGTATCAATATCCCGGATGGGAAGGAAAGAAGCATACGGAGACGATGCTTGATCAGTTAATGGATACGATGGAGGCTTATTTTCCCCAATATGAGAGTCAGTTTGGTATCGAGAACGCCATGTGTCTTTTTGGCGATGGTGATAATTCTAAGTTTAATACCGGTATAACTACTGACTGGGAAGGTCGTGTGTCTGTGCAGAATGATATTGACGCCAAGACCAATTGGTTCGGTAGAAGCAACTTGACTTATTTCAAGTTCTATCCACATGTATCCTCATACGCCAGATGGGTGGAGTTGGATTACGAGAAATACATAAGTGGTTTATCCGATCCTGATAACGGTATTATGTATATAGAGATGATGGGTAACTATAATTATCCGATCGGCGACTCATCATCATACAATAAGGTTCGTATAACGTTTTTCTCGGACAAGGAAGGTACCGTGGCTCCTAATCCTTTGGCTAATGATGCCAAGAAAGGTGTTATAGTGAATTACGTGGATCATAAGATATTTATGATGCCAAAGTACTTGTTCTGGAATGATGACAAGACTACTTTCCATAAGATATATGTTTGCATCGAGCCTGCGGTATGCGTGTTCTTCACCGGTTTCGCCATGAGGCAGGACATGAAGGAGCTTGCCGGATTCTATACGGCCGGCACCGCCATCTTCCCCGCCCCGTTCTGTTTTGGCATTCGGCCACTGGAGGTGAAATACGTGTTCTTCTTCACGAAAGAATTGAAATTAAGGAGATTTGTTACCTATGAGGCGAAATGTATCTCATGTGGAGATAAACCCGCTGATTGCGCTCCCAGACCATATCAGTACGGTGATTTCGGATATTGGGAGTCTGCCAATAAGTATCCGGCTAATTTTGAGTTGTATGATTCAAGCAAGATCGGGATATCATCGGGAGGATCAAAGAGGAAGGATATAATAGATTCTTTGACGAAATACTATGGGTCTCCTAAATCCGTTGGGGGTAAGTCTTATTTCACCGGTAATGGGGATAACGCTGAGTACCCCAATACGTCAACCACGTTTTGTCAGAGACCTATACGTCATTACAAGTTTCCGGATAACTCTGTCGCTCCTTTCATGGGTAATCCGTCTCAACTGACCGGTCAATATGGAGTTGACTCCTATATTTATCCTATGGGGGTGATGCTTGATGACGATATCGTTAATGAGTTTCTGGATATAGCGGTAGAGAACGGTCTTATAGATAAGGCTAGAAGAGATTCTATAATAGGATATGAGTTGTATAGGGGCGATAGGACGTTGGATAAGAGCGTTATCGGGACCGGTCTGGCTTATGATATGTTTAAGTACGATGATCCCGACGGATCGGCTAACCTTTATCCTAATTACCCTTACAACGATTTGTCTGATGATATGTATATCTATAAGGATATTAATCGTGAGAAATTTATAACGCATCCGTTTAACAGGAAGGGTAATATCTGGTATTCATTCTTAAGTCCTGATATTGCCTTTAACAAGCCTGACGCTCCCACCGAGTGCCTTGTTGATGGTTATCAATTAGGTAAATCCTCAGGTATATTCAGGGAGGTGGAGGATCACCCTAAATGGACGATATTAGGGAGTAAGGCTTACAGTATGGCAACATCATTGGCTACGGTGGAGGCTATGGCTAATTTAATATCCGCTATAGCTGAGTATACATATCAGTCGGCTTCACAGCAATATGTCGGTGGAGGTGTGTTCTTTTTAGCCAACCCTGTCGGCATAGCGCTGACGGCTATCCGTCTGGCTACAGGTATCGCCAAGGCCACAGCCCAGTCCGTGGTGGATATAGGCAAGTATAGGTATCAGTGGTTAACGGCATTGATAGATAGGGGACCTAGACGGAACTATGCTTATTACTATACTTCTGTCGCTCATTATAATTTATTTTACCAAAAAATAGGGGAGTCAGAGTTACGTGGATTGTCAACGGCTAAATATATCAAGAGCGGGTTATATCCGGTAACAGATATCTCTTCGCAAGGGGAGACCGTAGGCGGTAAGCCTATTATCATAAACAACCTCGATCGTGAGCATTCATTGTTCATGTCATTTGGTATGGATAAGTATATGCTTGAATATCCGGAGTTGGTTTCAAGTTACGATACCAGCCGTATTCAGGATGAGTGTAATATTCGTAACGATGAGGTGGCTGGTATGACGCCTCATTTTATGACACGTGAATCTTTCGTATCCTGCCCCTATATGAGGATAAAGAAATATTCTCCGGCTCAATACGGGCAGATAGAGGATATCAGGTGGGTATCGTTAGGTGGTTGCGGGTTGATGGATAAGGATAAGCGTAAACCTGTTTTTGGAGGTGATGTATTTATATCAAGATTCTCGCTTAAGAGGAAGATGCCTATGTTTTATTTGACTCAGTTCGGTCAGGGGGACATGATACCATTCCCTTATTATGATTATCGGAACATCGGGTATCCCCGTTATTTCGTTAATTACGATACCGGGGAGGATTATCTTAATAAGACCGATACGGATACCGGATCGCTATACTCTTTCCCTAGCCGGAAGAGCGCTTATGAGATGGTTTGCAAGACCGGAGATATGTATCTTAGCGGTCGTTTCTTCCTATATTTCTATGGCATACCTCAGTTTCTTGTGGAGTCTGAGATCAATTGCAATTTCCGTATAGCCGGGCCTGAGCCTTACGAGGGGTTCTATCCGGAGGTAGGGGATTATATATCATGGACTCAGGAGCGTAATGTCCCTATATCAAGGGATAATGTGTTTAAGATAAGTCCTGTGTATAAGAATCGTTTTACGCTAGGCGGAAGGTCATTACCAGAGACGTATGATAGCAATTTTTGGGACTGCGCTTATCAAAGACCCAACGGCGTCATATGGAGCACCGCCGACGTGTCGGAGAACGGCATGACCGATCCTTGGCTGTCGTACAAGCCTATGGATTACCATGAGTTCAAGACCTCGTTCGGGAAGCTTATAAGCATGAAGGGAATAGAGTCGGATCAAATACTAGCTCGCTTCGAGAATCAGGTAGGACTATATAACGCTATAGACGTGCTGGCAGAAAGAATATCCCCGGAGAATAGCGAGCTAGGGACAGGTGGGCTTTTCGCCTCTCGTGGCATTGAGTATAATAATACGACGTTAGGATATTCCGGGACCCAGAGTCGGGATATGATCAGTTGCGAGTTTGGGCATTTTTGGGTCGATTTAAGGCGTGGTCAGGTGTTTAAGGTAGATTCTAATGGTAGGAATCTTACGGAGGTCACACCGGGGCTTAGAAACTGGTTTAAGGAGCATCTTCAGATGAAGATCATCCGTAGCCGGATATATAACGCTGATACGGACGCTGAGTTGTCTTATTATGATATTGATAACAAGTTTTTTGGTATAGGGTTGTCCATGGGTTGGGATAATAGGTTTAAGAGGGTTCTGATAACCAAGAAAGATTATATACCGGTAGGGAATCCGAGCGAGTACCAATTCCGTGGCGGCCGGTTCTACAGGAACGGACAGGCGGTGGAGTTGCAGGACGCCAGCCATTTCACGGACGTCTCGTTCACCGTTGGATATAACTGCCTTAAGGGTGAGTGGAAATCATATTTATCCTATACCCCTGATTATTATATCGAGCACCAGCATTATTTCCAGTCCGGAAAGAACTACTCAAGTGAAAGTCAGGAGATAGGTTTATGGTCTCATGGTTTGACCAACCAATCGTATCAAGTATTTTATGGTAAGCTATATCCGTTTGTTATAGAGGTTCCGGTACGTGAGCAGTACGTGAATAAGATCCTCACCAACTACCAATATCGGATGGATGCCAGAAGATATCAGGATGAGGTTAATTACCAAATTCTTAGGACTACTGGATTTAATAAGGCATGGTTTTATAATGATACCAACAACAGCGGTGAGCTTCGGATGGTTATCGCCGACAAGAACGATATGAGCCAGCGGTTAAGGTATCCTGTAACCAATGACGATAGCCGTGAGATACTGGTGACGGAGGTTGATCAGAAGATAAATATAAATGACTATTTTAACGAGGTCAAAGACGATACCAATAACCTCCCGGTATGGATCAAGGACGTGAATGACATTGACCGGAAGATCGACCCTAGGGCTGTCGATTATCATCGGAGGTGGCGTGATCGTCTTCGTGGCGATTGGTTCTTGGCTAGGTTCGTGAATGACATTGAGAGCAGGTTCAAGATGATAGTTCGTTGGTTTAGCAATGAGGAGAAAGTTTATTGATTTATTAACATATAGGGGGGGGGGTATTTTGCCGCCTCTCCCTTGTATATTAAAACGATATGGAGGATTTTATTAGTAAGTACGATGGTAGTCAAATAGACAGTAGACTTGATAAGGTCAAGGATATGGTTGGTGCCACGGCGTCCGGGGCTGGCGCTGCGGGATTGGTGCCGGCTCCCGCAGCGGAGAAGCGTACAGCCTTTCTTCGTGGTGACGGCACATGGCAGGATATAGATGTTCATGAGCCGGGCTTCTTGGGCGATAATCTCGATAGCGAGGATGATTTTAGAACTATATTATTTAATTTGGGCTTTGATAAGGAATTTACCCTTACCAAAGCGAAATATGATATAATAGCTTCTAAATGTGAGGTTGATATACCAATTCAATATCTTTTATCCGGAGCATCATCGACGTATGGGGTTGGGGACTTGATATTAATTAAGGATTCATCCGGGAATATTCAAGCCATGTTGCGCTCTGGATGCAATACGGGAGCTGGGATCATTGTATCTTATCATGTAATAATCAATATATCCAGCGACCTTACCCATACGTCCATTGTCACCAGTCATACCGTACAATCGGTATCTAACCAAACCAAGGACATATCCTTAACGATTGGTGGTGACCCAGTCGGAGATAACAGGAGCATCAACTTCTCTACGGCCGGTACAGGGACCAAGGCTTTGATGGATAATGGGAAATATAAGGAGGTGCAAGCTAGGGGTGATATTGAGAATGCGTTTTTAGATACTGTTTTTCATCTAGCGTCCAATCAACCTTCTACTTTAACCCAAGATCAGTATAATACTATAAAATCGTTGTTTGGTAGTAACCCTACGTCTAATATCAGGATGATAAAACCTAGCGATTCTTTTGTGGAATTGGTAGGTGAATTTCTTATCAATGATTTGATGGTTTTTAATGATCAAAGGAATGATTGTATCACTATTTACATCAGCGGTTCAAATATCATTCTTGGTATGGGACTTATGGATATATCTATTTCTGTTTATCCTAATCTAAGTGTTGGATATATTCATTCTAATTCAAATGTTGCTGCATCAGATGGTTCCGAGATAGTTCTTGTAAATTCTTTGAAGAATACTGAAGATGATATAGATTTTGATAATCAACTTCATCTTAAGATGAAAGGTAAGGGTGATAAGGCCTTGATGGATGATGGGACTTATAAGGAGATAGGTTCTTCTGGAGTGGATATCTCAAGTTATATTTTAGAAGGAATTGATTTTAAGAAAAATGCTACCAAGGAAGGTTTCGATAAGATAAAAAGCTGTATTATTAATAAACAGCATATGTATGTGTATTATAAAGTCGAAATGGGTGGCGATGTAGCCGCTTTTACAAGTGATGTTATAACTAATTTTTTGTATGGTAATATATTCTTGGTTATGGTTGATTTTTCGAATATTGAGTTGAAACAAGTAGTAATAAATTCGAGTGATTATAATATAACCGTAACAAAAATTTAATGTTATGATTCAAAAAAGGAAGGTTACCAAGAACTCAGGCAAGTGCCCTAAATCGGGGTGCATCAAGAAAGTAGGAAGTGATTGGAGGGTGGTTAGTAACAAAACTGGAAAGTTATGGCCGGCGAAGTATAAGTCGAGGGATTTGGCCAAGAAAGCTCTGGCGGCTTATCATATGCATTGAGGGTGTAGGAGGGTAGGTGATATGAATCATGTACCCTCCTATTGTTTTATCCTGCATCCGATTATGTATATCTTTGTAGAAAACGTGATTTATGGCTAAGAAAGATAAGAAAGAGGAAATCCCTTCATGGATAAAGGATTTGTATAAGGAAGATCTTGATCGTGTTGTAAGAGGTGAGCGTCCCATGTATTTTAGGGGTATGAATGATGATCCTTTAAAGAACGTATCCCCGGAGTTTGATATCCTTAGTGGAGGAGCTGCTGTTAAGGGTATGAATGGGATAAGAGGTGCGTTGTCTCCGTTGAATAATGGCATGGGTAATTATAATTTCAGCATTAGGGGTATAAATAAGAAGATAGGCGAGCTGGTTGATGAGGCGGGGCTATATTTACCTGAGAAATTAAGACCTGTATATCGGACTGTGGTGGATGCTATGTCGAGTTCCAAGGATAAGGGGTTGGGTCATATCACGCAGCCGTTGGCCAACGCCCTGTACCCAGCGGACGAGCGACGGGACCGGCGTCTGGAAGGGGAGCATCCCGTTGGTTATGTGGATGCCATAGACGGCATATGGCCTAGGAAGAAATATGGGCTATGGGGAGAAAAAATTGAGAGGAAGCAAGATGGAGGAGAAACAAGAGAGTCTGTTCTTGATAGACCTAGATTCGGGAGCAGGGTATTGGATAATTACGTAGCTTCTGCTCACCCGGTTTTGTCAATAATATATGATATCGCTAATTCAAGGTATACTGATGGCCCTACTCGCATAAATAAAGCTGCGTATTCATCAATAGATCCTATGGGGAAGAATCCGGAATGGTATGAGTATCCTGTTCATTTTATGAAGATGTTCGGGAAATATATATCTGGTGATTTTAATAACAAGTTATATAGCGATAGTGATAATGATGATTTAGGCACAAGAACTAGTGATGAGGCTTGGGCTAAATATAATAAACTCCCTTACGATGAGTCTGTATTGATAGATAATGGTGATGGTACGTATAGTATACGAAAGGAATTATCTAATAGGATGATACCTGATTCGTCTATCGTAAGGAATAGGATTGATGTGAATAGGAGTCTGTTTGATAAGGAAACTAAGGAATACAATGAAGGACTTATAAAAGCTTTAAGTGATGCCGATCCAGAGGAGTATGAGAGGATTCAGAGGGAATATAAGGATCTGAAAAGGGTAAGAGAGGGTGCCATATCAGCGGACGAGATGAATATAAAAGGGTTGAGGTCTCTTTATGATAAGGGGTATGGTGTCGTGAATGAGTATAATTATAGGGATCGTAGACTTGATAAGAACGAGACGGGTCCTCATAGTGTACTTGGTGATTATACGATATATCGTGACAAGGATATGGGCGGATACAGATATAGGGATGTATATGATTTCAATCCCGCTGTCCAGTTTCTTTTGAATGGGGATGTATTTAAGATAGATGGTAGTATTGATAAAAAGGATAGAGGAGGTTCGGTAAATACAGGGAGGGCTTATGGTTCTGGCAAGTATGTAATTGATCCTCGTAGATCAGAGGATAGTAAGATGGCTGTATATGACGAGATATGGGATTATCTGACCGACAAGAAGGGAATACCACAAACGCAAGCTATCGGTATCCTGTCGAACATCGCCGCCGAGTCCGGAGGGGACACCGAAGCCCTAGGAGCCGCCGGTGATTTTGGCATCCAACAATGGCTTGGACCGAGGAAGAAGGAGCTACAGCGCAGGTATGGTAAGAAACCGACATTGACCCAACAACTGGATTATCTTGTGGATGAGTATCAAGGTCGTGTACCGGGGCTAGGTTGGAACTACATGAACCAAGGCAAGTTCTTTGATAAGGACGCTCAAGGCAATATATATAATTACTATATGTATTCGAAAGCTGATTTTGATAACGCCACGAATTATAAGGACGCTACCGTAGCATGGAATCAAGGATACGGAAGACCCCTTGGATCGACATTAAGAAACGAGAAGCGGTTTGAGTTCGCCGATATGTTCTCCAACAGATACGGTGTCCCGGAGAACGAGCCAATGAGATACGAGTTCGGGCAGCGGGATTCTGGTACGGGAGACGGAGGCCAGCAGCCCGTGCCTGAGACGGTAGCCCCTGCCGATCCTTCCTTGGCTTCCCGCTCTTCCATGGATAGCTGGTGGGAGAAGGAAGGTCAAGACCTGTTATATAAGATGCTAGCTCAATCCGGCGCTAACAAGAAAGCTATAGAGGACATCGCTAATAATATTAAGAATGATCCTCAATCGGAGGCGCAGATAGCGGAGGCCGAGCGTATGCGTAAGGAACAGGCGAAAAGGCAGTTGGTGCTTAATATGATACCGGGGTTAAGTCTTAACATAAAAGGTATGAGTAGAACTCGAAATTAATACTACATTTGTGAAATTATTAAATGTTTTAGATATGAAAAGATTGTTGTTTTTATTTGCTATGTTATTGACGCCGTTCGCTTTGATGGCGCAAGAGGTAATCCCATCAGAAGGGGCTATTACTATTGATCTGACTACCTTTACCGGCATCATGGCTTTTGTTACGATGTCAGCTACCCAACTAGCCAAGGTTGTGCCGTATATTGACACCCATAAGTGGGCTAAAGTCCTATCCGCCGTAGTCATAGGTATGCTGGTTTGTATATTAGCGTGGTTTCTAAAGGTGTCTCCATTGCTTATAGGGAGTGAATGGTGGGAGGCATTGCTGTATGGGATAGCTGTTGGGTTCAGTAGTGCCGGCTTCTACGATCTGGTGAAAGCTATAGGATCACTGTTTGTAAAAAGGATCTAGCATCTTATAATTATTTGAGATATGTAAAATTTCAAGATTTTATTATCTATAATATAGGCTATTATATTTTGTAATAATATTAGTATTGCTTATATTTGTGCGCCTACCTACTCATCACGAGCGGATAGGCGCATTTATTAATTTAAAACTTTTAGTAAAGGTATGAAAAGTAATTTGATTTTATCATCAGAGAGTAGGGAATTATTAGGTAGGAACATTTCTGTTATGTCCAAGGACGGGTTTGTATGCATAACGGAAGTTATGGAAGCCTTGAATGAAAAACGTAAATCTATGGGGTTGGAGTCTAGAAGGCTTGATCATTTGTTTGCTACTAATGGATTTCAGGAAAAGATGAAAGCTCTTGTTAGGGAGCTGAGTATTAATGATATATGTACTGTAAGAAATCTTACGGTACAAAACCACGAATTGAAAATCAATAAGATAACCGATCTCAAAAAATACGGAATGGCTTACCGAAGAGGAAAGGGGGAGGGTCAGAAATGGTATGTAAATCCGTATTTTTTTGTTATGGTAGCATTGGAATTGGATCCAGAGATATACGCCAAGGTGATAATATGGTTGCATGATGGATTCATAGAGGACAGGAATGCCGCTGGCGAGGCTTATATCAAGATGAGTTCGGCCGTCGCCAGGTTGGTTAGCGACAAGAGTCAGTTGTCTGATAAGATATCAAGGGTAGCTAAGGCTATTAATTTTATCGTCTTTAACAAGCATGAGAGTGGGATAAGGAATACGGCTACAAAGAATCAGTTAAACGACATAGTAGCTGTAGAGAATGTTATCACCGGGGTTATAGATGGTGGCTTTATAGATACTTATGATAAACTTATAGATTATCTTGGTCATGAGTGGAAAAAGAAGTGGAGTAATCCTATAACGTGTTTAAAAGATTGATATTAAAAAGACTCATCGTTGTGAAATGATGAGTCTCTATTTTTTTAAACTATCTTTGTGTCAGAACGAAATTAATTTGATATGAGCAAGTATGTAATCAAGAGGAAGATACCTAAATATCAAGAGGCCGGGGAAGTCGGGTCGTATATGCTTGGTAATATGGACGGTATACAAGGGTTAGGTATAGAACCTTTGGTGAATACCAACCAAGGATTACCCGCGCCGGTCAATCCGCTAGGGATATATTCTTTGGATACTCCAGATCAGTTGAGGACTAAATACGCTAATGCTTTTGATCAGGATAATGTGTTTCCGGCTAGCTTCAAGGGTAGTTTACAGCGTATAGCTGAGAATTATCAGGACAATGGTATTACGCTTAATAACATAACTGTTAACGATGTTGATAAGTCTAAGACCGGTTCAGGCGAGACGGATGTTTTTGATTTTACCACCATCCCCTACTATGGCGCTGATGATATAGGGTCTAGATTCACTCAGATGGGTCGTGGTATAGGGCGTATGAGAAGCGAGGGATATGGTGATTTATCCACTGGGGCTAAAACAGCTAATACGATAACCACCATAGCCTCAGGAATTAGTGGTATCATGGGATTGGCTCGTAACGTGGTTTCTGGGATAGCGTCTGAGAAAGGTACTCGTGCCAATATCAGGTTGGCTCAGGAGCGTGAGGCCAGACAAAGAAGGCAATCCCAGATGCAGTACAAGGATGGTGGGGGTGTTTATCTAGGACCTAATAATAGGTTCGATAGCGGAAGCCTTACCGGTGAGTACCTGTATCCGTTACCTAAGTCGATGGAAGATCAAGCCAACGTAGAGGTCGAGAAGGGTGAGTACGTGACGCAGCCCGGAGAGGCGCCGATGGAGGCTATGGGGCAGAAGCACGCCGATGGTGGAACGCCCGTTTCCTTGGAGCAGGGGACGAAGGTTATTACCGATGATACCACCATAGAGCCGGATTTCGCCAAATACATCAGGGATACGTATGGGATTAAGGCTACGCCTAAGGATACGTACGCCACGTTAATGGATAGGTATAAGGCTAAGATCGGTCTTAAATCGGCTTACGATGATCAGAAAAAGGCGCTGGAGAAGCTGAAGAAAAACGATAAGATAGATGATGAGAATACAAGGCGTTTAAACGCCTCCGTATTGTCAAAGGCTATAAATGATAGCAACGATACCGTTAATGGATTAGAGGGAAGATTTACGGACTTCGCTAATGTTATATACAAGGAGCAGGAAGACCGGAAGATGAAGAAGGATGAGGATACGTATTTCGCCAAGGGTGGTGAGATAGATAACATCATATCCAGATCTATGAAAGAATACGGTCTTACGGAGGAGGATATAGCTGAGGCTAAGAAAGAGCTGCTTAAGAAAGTGGCTGGTATTCGTCAGAAGATGGAGAAAGGTGGTAGTTCTTTATTCGATTACCTACTTACTTTCCGTCCCGTAGAGAACAAGTACAATAATAAGGATAACACGTTTGGGTATCAGCGTCAGGGTCAGGATGGCTCTTATGGCGGTATTAATACCGATGAGAGACTGGAGTATTATAAGACGTTCATGCCTTTGGCTTATGATGCTTATATGAGCGCTCCGAAGGCTACTGCCGCCAAGGCTCTTCAGGATGCTATATACAGCACTACTGGTGGGTGGATGGGCTTGGCCACGGCGGAGAACCCGATCATCGCCAACGCAGAGGCGCTTCGGGATTATACGACACTCGTTTCCTTTGGAGGCGAGGATAGCCAAGGTAATTACCCGGAAGATAAGAAAGCCTCATATCATGATAGGATGAGAGACAATAAGTTTGGTCAATATTCCTCATCTCGTCCTATGATCGGTCTGGATGTTGTTACAGAGGAACAGCATAAAGCTCTTAACGACGCTGGTATCACTCATTTTAGCCAACTATTCTCTGACAAGAACAAGGATGTCGTTAATAAGATACTTGGCGAGGATATGCTTAAGATGCAGGCATTGAGATCCATGAAAGGAATGGAAGGTCTTGATTTTATACTTGATCCTCATAAGGTGGCTCCCGGTCCTATGGATATAGGTGATGTGGAGGAACCTGATGTTAAACTGGATATGCCTGAGCTGATTGATCCCAATACACTCCCTAAGACCAATACAAATGCCGGTAAGTCGAACAGCGGCAATGGAGGCAGGAATATAGTGGGTGGCGGTCTTGACTTCCCCGAGGTATTTAGGATGACCCCGGGAGCCGTGACAACGGAAGGTCTGGAAAGGCATTACGCTCCTACCGTGGATCCGGTGTTGAGATCTGCTGATCAGTATATGGTTGAGACCAATCGTGCTTTCCAATCACAATTGGATCAGATGGGTAATGTCCCGGATTCCCAGAGAGGGGCTTTATCATCCAACCTACAGGCTATCATGAGTTCCAATATAGGTAAGTATATAAATGAGGTAGAACAAGGGAACGTGGCTCAAAGAACTTGGGCTGATAATGTAAACGCTCGTACTTGGGCTGACACGTATGATAAGAATATAGCCCAACGTCAGGCTTATCAACAACGGATATTGCAGGGATTGGCTATTAATGACGAGAACTGGGCTAGATATTTTGATAGCGTAAATGATGAGATCCAGCAGAAGTGGAATACGGCTACGACCATGAATACATTAAGGTCTATATTCGGGGATGCAAAGATTGGTCCCAATGGACAATTAATCGCTGATCCTCAAGGAGATATATTGAGTTATAGGAGATTATATCCCGCTCAGGAAGTAACTAAAAGCAAGAAAGGATAAAGGATGGCTTCACAATATAGTATATTAAGGAATTACGGCAAGTACGTATCACCCTACAACATGGATGTCATGATGCAGGGGATGGGGTACATGCAGCAGAAGATAGATACCAATCGGCAGGCTATAAACGAGTATGCTGATTATATTATCAATTCTGACATTATAAAACCTCAGGATAGGGAATATCTTCAGAATAGGTTAAATGGGCTGATACAGGACGTGAATAACGTGTATCGTAAATCTAATTTGGCTTCCGACGGTATAGCCAGAAGCATACAGGCTCGTCTTGGAGAAGCTCTGGATACCCGTGTGTTGAATGCTATTGCCGGTACTAGGGAGATCCGGGCTTTTAGCGAGAAGATGGAGGATATGAAGCTGAACAATCCCAAGATGTATAGTCCTATAAACGAGGCTGAGGCTTTTGCGGATGCCGTGGCTTGGATGAATGACGGTCAGGTAGGGACACGTCTTAATCCTATACATTATACCCCTTATACGGATTACCACGCTGAGATTGATGAGAAGATGAAGAATTTCATCTCCCTTAACAAGGGGAAGAAAGTCAATGTACCGGTGACTGATGCCAATGGCAACAGGACGGGCGAGATGCGTGAGATGTATATAGATGAGATGAGTTACGCTCAGGTCAGGGATATAGCCATGGCTTCTATATCTGAGAACGGTAAGGCTCAGATGCAATTAGAGGGAAGATATATGGCTAGAACGAATCCTGACTTATTTAATGTTCAAAGCACCTCAGATTTCCTTAAAGGGTATATTGATGATTTCAGTGTCAAGGAAGAATCCATACGAGCCAAGCTAAAGGGCGTTGGCAATGACAAGGCCAAGAGGGCTAAGTTGGAGTCGGAGCTGGCGGATATTATCAAGCAGAGAAATGATTTCGTGGAGGAGGCCGAGGGCGTTATCGGCGACAACTACAGTCCAGAGCGGGCCGGCATGTTTATGGTGCGGCAGCAGTTCCTTCGTGGTGTCGGATTGAGATGGTCTTATAATAACTCATATGAGACGTTGGGCGTTGATGATTATTATTTCAAGGCTAATCAACAGATGATGGAGAGGGCTAAGTTCAATGAGACAAAGAGACATAATCTGGCTATGGAGAAAGCTGCGTTGATGAGAGCTGGCAAATCGGGTAAATCAGAGAATGGTGGTGGAGACGATGATATGACAGGACCTACCGTGGTTACTAAGAGCGCTAACCTTGAGGACGTAAATATAAGCGATGAGTTCATGAACGGGTTCATAGCTAACGAGAGGGCGGTGACTACTGGCATGGATAATTTCGTTAAATCACTATCGGATGACGCTAGAAAGAAGATCGACGCATGGGCGTCTGATCCTGAGAATAGTAACGTGGTCAAGGATATGGATAAAGACCAGATCATCATGACATATTTCAAGGCTAATGGTGGATCTACGAATACGCTTCTTGATTATAATGGCAAGGATAGTTATATAAAGCTTCTTGGGCTAAATACTCAAAGAGATAAGTATAATAAGATCAATGATGGATTCAATAAGGCGAGCAATGCTGTTTTGGATGGTATTGATACTATAATTCAGAGAGAAGCTAGATCGGATAGTGGATCAGGTATAGATATTAGTTATGGATTCGGCACATTCAATCTTGGAGATATTAATAACAATGGCGATAAGGTTTTTGATATAAATGGTATAAACGATATAACGTTAAACGATTGGGCTAAACTGTCAGCTTATAGTTCTTTATTGAATGATAATATAAATGTTGTTAATAGTCCCGTTAAAGGGGAAGCGCCATCTATATCGGTAGATTCAGGTCAATCTAGTGTCCTACTGGATAAGATAAATAATCTTATGGGAACATCCTTCTCGCTTGATGATATTGAATCTATAATGTCTCTTGTTGTGTCTGGTGCTAATAGGAATATACACGTCAAGGCGATAGAGGATAGATTTGCTGGAGATAATAGAGCGATTGGTGTCGCTACCGCTTTATATAATGGAGCGTATAGGGAAAGAAACGATTTGTTAAGACATAAATGGAGTCGTGGTGATCTAGGTAGGATCGCTGATGACGCTAAACGTGCTGGCGAGGATTATCTAAGACAATATCGTCATGAATATGCCGAGCGTGAGTATATCTTCTCTGGTGATTATCCGTCTAAAAGCAAAGCTGAGTATGATTATATAAAGATTAGTGATCTATTCACTCGTGGTGGTGGTTTTATCCCCAAGGATGAGGATAATGCCAATAAGAAGATAACGTTTACTATATCTCCTATAGGTGATGGCAATTATCAGATCATTGGTAATAATGGAGGTGATGGAAGATCTGTTGTTGAGGTAAGTGAGGCAGATCTAGCCGCCAATGACCTTACTTTTTATAAGGAGGATGTAAGTATCCCATCCGAGACCTACGACTCTGGTGTTGTATCTATATCGTTTGCCAATTCAAGCGATAACGCTTATGGGAAGATGGCCAAGGCATTGCAGGTAGCTCCTGTGGCTTATGCCAGCGGAGCTAAGGATATGACAATGCCTTATATAGATATGTTCACGAATATAAATGACGGTAATATCAGGAAGAATCAGATGATGATCGCTACCGATGTGTTATTTGATAACGCTTCTATGTATGAGTTAAGGGCTTCCGGATATAAGTATAATAATGGTTCCTCTGGGATAAATGTTGATATATACAGCAAGGGAGGAGCAAGGGATGGCGGTACTCCATTATACTCAATTGATCTGGATGGCGTTAATTATGCTGATGAGGTAGCTAGAAAAATTGATTTCAGCCCTCAATATTATTTGGTCATGGCATGGCAACAGATACTTAGCAAGGAGAATGAGGTGTATTGGAGGAGCGAGGGAAGATCTACTACTGATGATTTCGAGAGCTTCATCTCGCCCATAGCTGATATGATTGATCAGGAGATAAGAAACAGGAATAACGGAAATAGTGGAAATAATGGAAACAATGGAAATCTATAATAATACCTCTAACGGAAAGGATCTTGCCGAGAAGTACAGATATCCTACCATAAACGTAGATAATATAAAGGCTATTGGTACGGATCCCTATGATATACCGGATCGTGACCTGCCTCCGGTATTGGATCCGTATTCCGCTTCCGAGAGATCAAAGTCCCAGATACCGTCATTGTCGGAGAGGATCAAGAATACTGTTAAGACAAATTATTATGATGATATGAAACATATGTCCCCATTAGGATATATGGCTTCTGATCAAAGCTATAAGGGCAGGTTTAATCTTACTGGTCCGGAGATATCGTTGGAGGATTCAAGGTATCGACTTAGTAGCGGTACTTGGATACCTAAATACGAGTCTTATATTCCCGGCGTAGATAACGACACGCGTCTATCTAGGAGTCAAGGTAGGACCGAGAAATGGATGAGAGGATTGGGTAAGCTGGCGGGTAAGACTGCTCTATACGGATTAGGCGGCGTTATCCAGCCTTTTTATGGTATTTACGCCGGTGTATCCAGAGGTAATTTTAACGCTGTTTTTGATAACGATTTCACTAGGTGGTTGGATGATCAGGATAAGAAGATGGATTACGGCTTAGCTCATTATTACAATCGTGAGGAGCGGGATATGAATTTCCTTCAAAGCATGACCACGGCTAATTTCTGGTCTAACGATTTTTTATCCGGTCTTGCTTTTACCGCTGGAGCCATGTTATCGTCAGCCGTATATTCCGGCGCTGGATTGATGAACTTAGCTCGTACGGGAGCTAGGGCGGGTGTGGCTTTGGCTAGGATAGGCAAAGCGGCTTCGGATACCAAGAAAGCGTTCGGCGTCTACCTTAGGGCCGCCCGTACGGGACGGAGGATAGGCAAGGGACTGGACACCCTCGCTTTCCTTGGCACATCTACCTCGTGGGAGGCGTCTGTCGAGGCCAGAAGCATGCTGATGGAGGCTGAGGAGAATTTCAGGCAGTCTTACCGTAACGCTTATGGAAGGGAAGTCCCATATGAGGAGCTTATGAAGTTCAGAGCTGACAATGCCAATGCCGCTAATGCCGTATTTGCCGCCAACGTCGGCATATTGTCATTATCCAATATAGCTATGTTCGGCGATATGTTCGGCATGGATCTTGGTGTGGATAAGTTCATAAAACGCAATATATTTGGCGTAGGTGCCGAGAGGATGGATAACGGTACGTTAAGAGCCATAACACCAAAGAAATGGCAGAAGGTAGCCGGAAATACGTTCAATATCATCAAGCGCCCAGTGTCAGAGGGTCTGTATGAGGAAGGTCTTCAGGGAGTGGCTAGTAAGTCCGCCAAGGATTGGGTAGAATCAAGATACAATCCTATGGCTATCCGTCAGAACATAGGTTATATGGAGGCTATAAAGAACGGGTTCAAGGAAACATACGGGTCTAGTCAAGGCTGGAAGGAGATCGGCATCGGTATGATTATCGGATCGGTTATGGGTGGAAAGACCTTTGGAGGTATAAAGGAATGGAGCCAAGACATGTCCCGGAACAAGGGGATGGTGGAGGCCTACAACGCCAATGCCGGCGCCTTGACCGAGGCCGCTGTCCGTGCTATTCGTGGCAGTATGGCTCTTAACGCTCAATTATCTGGCGTAGACACATCGTACGAGAGTGATGGTAGGATCATAAACAAGGATTTTAGTGACGCCGTATTCAATCGTCTCCGTTATGATTCGGAGATGGGGATGCTGGATGATACCAAGGAGAATTTCAGGACGGTAGTCGAATCTATACCTAACAGCGATATAGCCTCCGATATGAATATGACAGATGAGCAGGTAAATGAGTATAAGTCCAACCTTATCAGTGAGTTTAATAAGAAGGTAGATAATTTTACCATGGCCAATAGGTTCGCCGACTCCCTTACCGATGGTATATCCAATAGGTCGTTTAACGCCTATATCTCCAATATGGCTTATAATGGCCTTGAGGCGAAGGATAATTTGAACGATATTGCCAATCAGTTAAGAAGGATATACAATACGGATATAGGCCCCGCTCTTGATATATATTCTCGTCTTAATCCTGATTCGAGCAGGGATCTTGAAGAACTTAGGAAGCTTACGGATGATATACAGAGGATGGAGAAGAATATCTTGAGGCTTCAACAAAGTGTCGCGTCGAAGGACGCTCTTGAATCTGATAAGGCTAAGTTGGTCAAGGAGAATGATAGGCTTCTTAAATTAACAGAGGATAGGATCGCATTGGAGAGGAAATTAACTACGTTAATTAACTCAGAGGCTGATATATCTAAGTTGTTCTTAAATAGAAATGATTCAAGGATCAGTGCCGCTGATCTTATGGCGGCTTATGATACTATAGCTGATTTTGAGAACGTCGTATCTATCCGTGGGGTTGATAATTATAAGGAGGCTATGGCATTGCTTAGTGAGTATCGTCATAATCTTGTGGCTTATAAGAATATAAACGAGTCTCTTCGTCGTATGCGTGACAGAAGATTCATCCGGGCGCAGGAGCGCGGGTTCATGAAGATATTATCGAACGTATGGGGTAAGACTTATGAGGAGGATGATAGCAAGTATGATTTCAGGAATACTGATAATCCTGATGCCAATGATCTTTACGCCAACGACCAAGCCATAGACAAGGCTTACCAAGATGGTCTTATAGGAGAGGATGAGGCATTTATGTTCAAGACATATAATCATATGATAGCCAGATCTATGGAGAATGAGATTAAGGCTGATGAAAGTAATATAGTTGAGAGGGTTCCTGATGATGAGGATATTATAAATCCTTCAGATGATAGAGCCAATGATATAGCCATAAAGATCTGGAACGGTAATGAGGATATTTTATCTCCTAGGGAAAAGCAGATATATGATAACAATAAGGATCGTATTAATAATCTTGTAAAAGGATTTGGCGATAATCCTATAGCTAGGATAAATAGGGCTAAGTCAATGATAGATAGATTAAAGATCAATGATAATGTATCAGATAATATTAAGGATAATATTGATGATATCATAAATGTGAATATTAATGGTCTTGATCAGGATCAGGTTAAGGAGGCTATAAAGACCTATAACGATCTTATGGATGAGGCTGACAATGGCAATGAGGTTGATCAGGATAAGCTTAATGAGGCTATTGATATTATCAATAATTATTCCGATGGGCCTCTTCTTCAATTCGTGGAATGGATGAGGTTGTATGATAACGGAAGTATAGCTGTCAAGGATTACGATAAATCCATACCTATGGGTGATGTCCTCACAGAGAGCGAACCCGGGACATCCACCGGCAGGACGGAAGTTAACGCCGCCCAGAATCCGGTGGTGTTGATGGCTCAGAAGAGAGAGATCGGTGGGGTTATGTATTATGAAGTTGGCGGAATGAGACTTGACAGGTTTATGGACAGTCTTGGGCTTAAAAGATCTGATGCCACTGATACTGATAATGGAAGGGTGATGGATTTCACCAACGGAACCGACATATTTACTGTTATAGAGTCGAATAACCACTCAAGATGGATGATTAGCAAGGATGACGCTCAGGCTTTCGAGAACGCTACCGGTGTCATATTGGGGCGGCAAACCGCCTTGTCGACCTCCATCTGGTTTATGGTGTATCGCAAGGGGCAGGATGGATCTATTGTCCCTTATTATACGGGTGATACGTTTGGGTCTAACAACGAGTCGGTGAATCAGGAAGCAGCGGCTAGCCTTCGCAAGGGTGATATGGTAAGGTTTAAGATGGATATGTCAGATCCATACACCAAGGGACTGTATGATAAATACAATAGTCTTAACGCCGTTGATCCTAATTCTGATGAGACTAAGTCGGCTTACAGAGAGCTGGTTGATAATATGGTTATTAAGATCGTGGATAGCGATGGCAATTTCGTCTCGGTACTGAAAGCCAATGACCCGGATTCAAAAGGAAGTAACGCTGATTTAAGGAGTATGGCCTTTGAGTTGTATAGGGATAATGTAGGATCTGTCGCTGGCGAGATTGATATACCGTTCGTAGGCACAGTCACCAGTGTTTTGCCGGGAAGACCTAATTTTAGCGTAAGTGATGATAATGGGACGTTGATGGTATCCGAGAATGACTTTACCAGCGAGACGGTCGACAAGGTAGAGAGCGTAGGATATATAGAGAACGGGGTGGTTACGATGAGGGATGATATTAAGTATAATATATTCCCGTTCTGTACGGCTATCGTCAGGGACAAGTATGGTGATTATAAAAATTCACGTATCCCGGTCGTAGCTATAAAGACAGGAAATGGAAGAAATTACCTGTACCCCGTAAGATTGAAAAATCAGGATATATCGTCATTCTCATCCATGATCGGATCGATGGCTGATAGGATTACGGAGGGTCTAGGCGGAGGCGTAAGTATTGATGATATAATGGATCTTAATAACGCTATAGCCAGATCAGGGTTGGATAATAAGACATATATGATTCCGCTGGCGGGAGACGTGGATGTTATCAAGAACCGGCTTGAAGCTGTCAAGGAAGCGGTTAGCAGGATGCCTATGACCGCTGACATAAGAGGATGGATAGGTGATTCCAGAACTAAGGAGGATATTTTGATGAATGACGTTACGATCAACATCGATCTTAACAACGATCCTTTCATAGCTCCTAAGTTTAGGATGAGTATCAAGGAGAACAAGGTATCCAAGGAGGAGACGGAAGTCTCGTTCCCTAACCTGCCGGATCTGCCATCGGAGTTCGCCTCGCCTACGAAGGCTGCCGAGGACAAGTCTTTGGTTTCCGACGGTAACGTAGTATCCGGAGAAAATGAGGCGGAAAATCCTTGCTAAATAAAATATCTTGACTTATCTTTGCGGCGTCAGTCCATCACCTGACGAGTAAGATATTTAAAAGTTGGTCCCTGTCGGGTGTGTGATGGCCCCGGTGGGGACTCTTTATATTATGCAATTAGATGCCTTTTTACATCGGAAGATCATGCAAGACCTACGCATCCAGCGAGTAAAGGTCTTGATGATGCTATACACCAGTAACTATTTTGTCAAGGTCAGACAAAAGCAGTTGCTTGATCATACATACTCATTAAGTAGGGATCAGGCTTTTGATTATATGACTGAGTTCAATAAAAGACTTAGTGATAAGGTTGGTATAAAATGTACGATGGATATCCTTTTACCTACCGATGATGATAATGCTAACATCATAATCGAGCACAATGGTATTATCAAGAAGTTGATGAAGGAAGCCGAGAAACTGGAGCTTGATACTGATGCTATCGAAGCCATGATGCGTGATCTTCTTGATGAGTTGAAGGATGATATTGATCTTAATATCCTGATATTTGACGTAAGCCAGTTGCTTATAAAATACAATCTATTTAGGTTGGATGCTATAACCGAGCAGGAGTTCAAGAACTCTTTTGTCAGGATGGATAGTAGGAATATGGAGATAAAGAAACTAACTTTATCTGATATCAAGAAGGTGGTGGAGATGATAGAGGATAGGTATAGCTACGCTTTATATATGACAGAGGAATATGGCTGATTACATTTTTTGTAAAAATATCTCCTGTTTGTTTGTAGTTTCAAAATAAGGTCTTATATTTGCGGTGTCCATCCGTTATTGGGCCATAAGAAGATATTAACTCGCCTAGGCGTAGGCGATAGATGAGGGCTATTGGTGGAATAACGGACGCCAACGGCCCTTGTTGTTTTGTATTATGTGTAATATTGTTTTGAGTGATGACTTATCTATCAGATCGTATTTTGAAAAGGTTTTAAATCTAAGTAAACTTGGTGATAAATTCCCTGTTAATTTAGATGATGTATGGCCATTGGTTTATTCGGCTAAGGAGAAAGCTGTTAGAGCTTTAGTAAGTAGTGATCAGTTTATGCAAGGTATTGATTATGAGATTTTAGCCACAAATGGCGAAAATACGACAGTAGGAAGACCTGTAAATGTTTATATGATTTCTATATCTTGTATGGAGTATTTTATAGCTAGAAAGGTTAGATCTGTATTTAATGTTTACAGGGATGTTTTTCATAAAGTGATAAATAAAATACCATCTAGCTATTCGGAGGCTTTACGGATGTATGCTGATGAGGTGGAAGCTAGAGAAAGGGCTGAAAAAGAAGCTAAGCTTGCATTAGAGGCTAAAAGGATATCTGATAACATCATCAAAGAACAGGCTCCTATGGTTGAGTTTGCTAAGACAGCCGAAATAGCCCAAGAGACAGATATGTTGATCAGAGAGGTTCGGGAAAAGCTAGAGGCTCATGGATATGATATAGCGGAGAAGAATCTTCGAATATTGCTTGAGGATAAGAAGTTCTTCGCTAAGACCGGTAAGAGGTGGTTGCTTTCCCAAAGGATGATAGACAGCGGTTATGCTCGTTATAGATATCGTAATGATGACGAGTTCTACGGCACTAATACTGTCTATGTGACTCCTAAGGGATTTCAGTGGATTGTGTCTAAGATATCTAAAGAATGGATGCCTAGGTTCTTGGAATTGAAAGGCAGGGTTCTGAGTAGATCAGATAAAGATATTTTCGCTAAACGATAAACTCCATTTTTTATAATTTAGGATTGAGTTTTTGCCTGTTCGTGAGGATCGGCAAAAAGATTTGCACTTTTCGGAGAAACATAAGGTTTGTTATTATGTTGTTATTTTGGTGTCCCGTCCGCTCGTGAGAGTAGGCGGGATTTTCTATCTTTGTGTCAAAACGATTTAGTAATGGGTAGATCTTGTTATGTTATAAAAAATAAGGAGGGTGGGATAGATAATGTCCTTGCCCCTAATAACCAACCATCCGGATTATACCAAAGGGCGATGGAGGTGCTTGGCGACCAGAAGCAGGCCTTATCGGTCTGGGGTACGGCCTACTCCCCCGACTTCGTGTCTTTCTTTGGCGATTGGATGTCCATGCCATCAGAATATGATCTGGATAGTAATGGGGAACCTAGGTATGATGATGTCATGTCCTTTATCAAGCGGAAGAACTATTTCGTCGGTAATTTCATGGCCGATGAGGTTAAGGATATCAATAACACCCTTACTTCCTTGGGGGTTGATAATATCAATGATCTTAATGATATGATCATATCCAATTTCCTCTCCGGCGGTGATATATTCCTCAATAGATACAATCTTGATAGGTCCGGGATGTATGACGCTGATGAGATTGATAATATCATGACCAACAGATCAGCGTATGAGCGGGTAAGGGATATGATGAGGAGGATTGTCGATTTTATGTCTGACGGGGATCTTAATGAGAAGGATATGTATTTCCTATCCTCCGAGTCAGGCCTTGGTGATGATTATATGATATATGAGGATACATATGACTCGTTAGGAAAGAGAAGGGGCTTGAATCCAATAGAGGTAAGGGATACGATCATGAAGGCGGTAGGCGGTATCAGTGACCGCCGGGAGTTCGATCAGGCTTTCGCCTCCATCCCATACCCTTCCTTGGTACTCCGGTATCAGGAGGATCAGGATTACGCAGATCGGATGTATGACACGTATCGTAATATGACCCGTATGGAGGTTCGGAGTCAGGACGGAAATACGATTACCGACTCGTACTTCAATAGTACCACACCGTATATCAGTATGCCTAAGGATATGAAGGGTCTAAGGGATAAGGTTGGGGAGATAATCGATATGGATGATTTTAAGGACATCAAGGACGTTGCCGGACGTCTGCATGACATAGCCATGGATCTTGCCGACATGGGTGTGGATATAAGCGAGGCGATCAGCGATGAGATGATTATATCAAGACCGGAGGATATCCGTGATCTTATGGCGTCGCTGGATGTCATGTTGTCTTCCATACAGGCCGGCAATTCGGTATACGATAGCTTTATCTCCGATCTTGATAGGATAACAGGAAAAGGGAACCCGATATACGAGGTTCAGGATACTTATTCTACTGGGGATAGGATGGTGTATGTAAGGTCCGGGAATACATCCCCTTCCGATATGTATGATAGGAGCATGTTGTATATGGGTAGGAATACGTACCATAACACGGCTCCGATAACCGACACCGATCAGGCCTATGAGATGTTGGCCGATATCGGGATAGAGCGGCCCTCGTACTTGCCGGCTGGCGTGGTTCCCGCAGGGGCTTCCCGTTCCGATATTGGCGTGGTCAAGGATAACATAAAGAAGCTGGTTATGTCCAACATCTCATCCTCGAATACAGAGAACATGATCCTTACCAGATTGATATACCAGCATCCCGTAACCCCTAAGATGGATGATGTCGATATTGATCGGGAGTTCAGGAGATACGAGGCTAGGCAGGGAAAGGATCGGGATTTTATCAAATCCTGTACATCGTTGAGGAAGATCCAGATCAAGGAAAGGTTAAAAAAATCGGATTTATATAATAATGTCTTACGTTTCCTTGATTTTAATGGATTTTATAATGTATCTTTGAACCACCATGACAGAGGTACGTTAAAAAGCATGGAGATGTCGTTGCCGGAAGGTCAGGTAAGGGATCTTCTGTTTGACGTGGCTATCGAGTCCGGTGACAGTAGCATGAGAAACCTTTTCTATCTGGATGGTCAGGATAGGATGATGGATGTCGGGTTTTACAGGTATCTGTACCAAAGGAATCCGGGCCTGCTCCGGGAGGTCAACGGCGGCGTCGAGGCGAGACCGGACGGTTCGTTCTTGGCTCGTGGGAGGTATGATGATTTCGTGTCATTCCAATCCGGCTTATATGAGAAGGTAGGTGAGACGGTTGATGGTGCGATATACAGGTTCGTTGATGATCTTATATACTCCGATCCATCATCATATCAAGAAAATATGGTACGAAGGATGGGTGATGTTACGGTAAGGAGTGACGATAATCGCCTGTCAAGGATAGAGGATAATCCCTCATCCAGTAAGATAATTAATGAATACACTGCTAATACAAATAAGTTGATGCGAGATTTTTCGTGTAGTTAAGGTGATTATATACCAGTTTACACCAGTATAATTTGACGCTTCACGGCCCCGGCTACTGCCAGCGACTCCACGTCCCCTACCCGGTTCACCACCGGTGACGTATTTTATTGGGTTAGAAGATTTTGTTTTTCTAACCCAAATTTCTTTATATTCCTAGCGGCAAGAAGATCCCTATCATTTACGGCACCACAAGAAGGGCAAGTCCAGATACGATCGGATAATTTAAGATCTCGATGTATGTATCCGCATTCGCACATCTTGGAGCTAGGTTCAAATCTACCTATCCGAATCAAATTCACGCCCTTCCAATCCGACTTATAGCTTAATATTCTAAAGAACTCGCTCCATGAGCATGAAGCTATACTATTAGCTAGCTTATGATTCTTCATCATCCCATCCACGTTAAGATCCTCAATAACCACGGTTTGGTTCTTGCCTAGGATATTGTTGACCACATGGTGCAGGAAGTTATGTCTTTGATTCGATATGTGCTCGTATGCTTTCGCTACAGCCAATCTAGCTTTTTCTCTTCTTTGGCTTCCTTTTTGCTTGCGAGTTAATCTACGTTGTAAGCATCTTAACCGTGCGGAAGACCTTTCCAGATATTTCGGATTCTCGAAAACCGAACCGTTCGATAAGGTAGCGAATGTCTTTATCCCGACATCGATACCTACAGCGGTATCCGGATTTATAGGTGACTTGTCCGGTAATTTAAGGCCGCTGTTTACAAGGATACTGACATAATACTTATTTGTAGGTGACTTTGATACTGTGACAGTCCCTACCTTACCCTTAAACACTTGGTTAGAGTAGAATTTTACCCATCCTAATTTCGGTAGTTTAATCCTGTTGTTATCAAAATCAACGTGAACATTCATGATATTCTTGAACGATTTCCTTGATCTTCGCTTTGATTTGAACTTCGGGAAGCCTTTTTTCTCTCTGAAAAATCTGGTGAAAGCCTGATCTAAGTTCCTTATTGACTGCTGTAGACATTCGTTAGATACCTCGTTGAGCCAAGAATATTCCTCTTGTTTCTTTAGGCCAGTCAATTTCTTACATAGATCAACAGCCGTAAGCGATTTTTTATCATCTTGATACGCTTCGATTTTCGTCTGCAAAGCCCAGTTATAGATAAATCGGGTTGATCCGAAAGTCTTCTCCATTAGCGAGATTTGTTCGGATGTCGGATTCAGTCTATATCTATAAGCTTTTAACATACCACTGTCTTTTGATGCAAAGATATGATATAAAAAGTAATTATATACCATTTCACTTATGCTGTATAACATAGTAGTGCGGAATTGTGTATATATTCACTTTATTTTTTCTTGTATATTTAATATTTTTTTTGTTTCATATCGGTTCTTATTAATACCAACTGCATGACATGACGTGCCTTGATGATGACATATATCACGATCTTAGGATTATTAATTTTTGAACTTTGTAACGCCCGCCATCAGGTGGGGTTATTATTAATTCAAAAATAAATAGACATGGGTACAAGTGGAGACAAAATCGTTTTGTTAGACGGCATGGGTTCCGGGAGCGGTAGTGCCGCTAATGGTTTATTATCTATGATTCCGGGTATGTTTACCAGCCTTTTGGGTGGAAATAAGATGGATCCGAATCTAGTCGCAGCGCTGATGAATGGTCGTAACAACCAAGATCAGTACGGAGGGGCTAACGGTTGGTGGTTGTGGATCATCGTCCTGTTCTGGTTATGGGGCGGCCGTGGCTTTGGCAATGGTTTTGGCAATGGTAATGAGTGTTGCGCTAATGGTCTTCCCGCTCAATTGAATAACGACTATGGTCGTGAGTTGTTGATGCAGGCCATCCAAGGTAATAGAAGCGCTATCGATCAGATCGCTAACGCCTTGAACTGTACTACCACTCAATTGCAAAGCGCTATCTGTAACGTACAAGGCGCTATCGATAAGGTAGCTGGTCAGGTAGGTATGACCTCTCAGGCTGTTATTAACGCCGTACAGCAACAAGGTTGTGAGATCGGTAATCAAATTAGCTCTTGCTGCTGCAATTTGAGTTCTTTGATCAACCAAAGCGCGTGCGCTACTCAAAATATGATAACGCAGCAAGGCTTTGACAATCAATTACGGACGTTAGAGCAAACCAATGTTCTTCAGAGTAACATCAACCAAGGATTGACAAACAATCGTGAGCAGGCTACTACGCAGTTCAATATCTTGAGCGCTAAGATTGATGCTCAAACAACCTTGATTAATGATAAATTCTGTCAATTGGAAATGCGTGAGATGCAGAATACGATCAATCAGTTGCGTGATGAAAGGTCGGCTTACCAAGCCTCCGCGTTGACTCAGCAACAGACTCAGAATTTGATCAACCAGTTGAGACCTATCCCTGTGCCGGCTTATCCTTCATGCTCTCCTTACCAGACTTATGGATGGGGTCAAGCATTTTATGGAGGTAATTACGGATGTGGGTGCAACAATGGATGCTGCAACAACGGAAACGCTGCTATTTAACTCTATAAAGGAAGGAGGCTATTATGGCTTGTGTTTCTAAAATAGGGTCTCTTTATGAGTTGGTCACGAAGAACGTGGTAGTGACTACTACCAACACCATCTTCGGCATCAACCCAAGGATATGGCTGTCCTTGCCATGCGAGGGCCTTCTGCTGCTGAAAATCCGGCAGGTGGTTCCGACAACAGGCGAGACATTGCCAGTGTAGATAGCTATTCCAGCGAACAGCACCGTATCCACGGTAGGTGATGACACATGCTGCCCGGTAACCGGCGTGGCTGTGGTGAACCCGATCAACGTGGCTGTGACCGGAGCGGCTATGGTTAACAACACCGAACGTCTTGTTTATTTCAACAAGGTAAGGGGTGTATTGAGGCTCATGGATTGCTGTGTGCCTACAACCGCCGCATCAGCGTCGGAAACGGATGTTGATGAGGAATAGGTTAGATTGGATGTCTAATGGGAGGGTATTCCCTCCCGCTTAAAAATCGAGATATGTTTAGAGACTTAAAGAAAGGATTTCAAGTATATACGCTGGATACGTCCGATGTTCCGGTGTTCAGGATGGGGAATGTGGTTAACGTGTCCGAGCCTAGGTTCCAGCAACCCCAGATGGGTCAGATGGGGCAATATCAGCAACTACAGGATAGGGTGATAGACCTTACCGTGGAGATAAACGGGTCTTCCATGACCTATGTCGTACCGGAGAGCAGGGATGTCGCTATGTCCAATAACATAACTTTGGCCTGCTCGGTCGATCCGATCATGAACCAGCTTAACGCCGCTAAGAGAACCAGCTCCGATATTCTCGATAGTATCGATAAGCATAGGAGGACACTAGAGGCTTGTGATTCGATCCTTGAGGAAATCAATCCGGCTTTTAAGCAGACTAAGGATCAAGACCGGAAGATCAAGAATCTTGAGGAGAAAGTCGATAGGATGGGATCCTCTTTCGATGAGCTAAAAGAGTTGTTAATTAAAAAATTAGGTTAAGATGAGAGTTATAGATTTAGGCGGCGGTCACGAAGAGGACTACAATGACGAGATCTACGATCGTAGAGGCGGCCGTGGACGTAGCAGACGTTCGGATGGGACTTACATGGGTTATGGTGGTGGAATATACGACCACTATGGCAAGGAGCATGACGGCAGAATGGATGAGCTAGAACGCCGTGAGCGTGATCTTGAAAGACGCGAGAGGGAGCTGGAACGTGACGAGCGTGAGCTTGAGAAACGCGAGAGACTCCATGAACGTGAGGACGAGATGTATCGCAGGGGATGGTTCGGTGAGCGTGGCATCCGTGACGAGTTCGATGGTACCGAGCCGTATATGCGCAGGGGACGCAGGAGTCGTTACTACTGAGGAGCAGACGCCGATGACCCGGATTATAAGCGGTATATAGACACCCATGGATATCACTTTTCCAAGGAGCTGGCTAGGGAAGCCGCTGACAAGATGCTTAACGCCGACGGGTCCAAGAGAAGATGGACGATGGAGGACGCTAAGCAGATGTTCGATAAATGCGGGGCCAAGAAACCTGATAACGCCACTTGGGGAGATATCCAATACCTGTTCGCTATGTTCTATAGCGACTACTTTCCTAAGGTATTGGATTGCGACCAGAAAATAGTCAAGGCTGTCTTGGCTTATCTGGAAGACCCTGACGCCCCGGAAGGGACGGCGTTCGTAAGGTATCTGGCGGTGCGGTGCTTCGTCGGTGACACAATCAAATGGAGTGATATGATTTAGTTTGATACAACGTTGGAGAACCCTGTCGGCAATAGAATACCGATAGGGTTTCTTTTTGACCGTAGCCTTATTATGATTACATTTGTTCGAGGTAGATCTTTTGTTCATAGGAAGGGTGGGCGGGAATGAAAAAAGGCATCCTCACGGACACCCTTCCCCTTTGGTTGAAAATCACTTAAAACATTATGAGTTACTACACTGCAAATATAGATAAATAAACATAAATAGCAATGGCTAAAGGACATTATTGGATAGAGCCTGTGGATCAGACGTTAAACGATTTTCAGTTTTATAAGGCCCGTATCGTAGGCGATCCTGAATATGACGAGAAACATCATCGAGTTATATTGAGGACTGATAAGTATTTCCCCGTTGGGAGTATCTTTCATGTCCTTAATGATAAGGAGATGTTTGTTATTGAACGGAAATTCAAAATCTGGGGCAATAAATATGTCATAAGACCTTGTGAGGGTGAATGGGAATGGGAGTCTGTTCAGAAACTTAAAGACAAGGCTATTATATTCCGTGCCGGGTTCCTGCATGGGAACGGCAGCTTCTAACACCTGCCCGTATCTACCCCCCCCCTATATTTGGCTTGTGATATGATACAAGTTATTTTTGGCATAATAAAATGACATTTGTAAATATATTTAAGTATGGCATCACAAAAATTTGGTTTCGTAACCGTCGACCCGGTATCAGGATCAGGAGATCAGGCGGTTAATTTCTCCGGTGAGAAACACACCGGTCGTCTTCAACGCACTATCAACCTTACGGTCACCACGAACGGCGGGGCTAAGAAGGCGTTGGTAGTTAATCAGGCAGCGGCTGCTGAGGTGGTAAGATCAGACAGCCCTAACGCTTCCGTGCAAAAGACAGGCGGTAATGTTACCATCACCGGTAAGTCTAACAGTACTAAGCTTACGTTCGCGGTCACGCCGGCTGAGGATAACGGGCTTACGTTACAGCTCCCGGCTAACTACACGGCGGCTGGAAAGACTACGGCTAACGGAGCGGTTATCGCCGACGATCCCGGAGCCGCTGGCGAGTTCGTTTGGAGCATCACGATCTCGGACGTACCGGCCAACGTCACGATCGAGGAACTGACAGCTACATTGAAAGTAACCGCCGCTGGTGGCCAGATAGCCAACGTGACGGTAACGCAAGCCGCTGGAGACTCTACTATCGAGCTTGACAAGGAGACTATTAACTTGGATGTAAATGGTACTCAACAGACGGTTAACGTAACATCTAATGACAGCTGGACATGGGCGCAAGCTGCGGCTAGAACCGTATTGAGAATGATGGGACGATAATCAGTTTCTTTTCGCTTACTCAGACCCCGATCGACTTAAGCCGGTTGGGGTTCTCTTGTTTTATTATCTTTGTGAGTAGAAGATAACTAAAGGATATAATTATGAGTGATTTGAATGTTAATTGGAAGGACGGGGTAGGCGAGGTAACGGACCAGCCTCTGACCGTCAGCCCGGGGTCCGGGACCGGTAACGCCCCCGTTTCCTTTGGATCGGTGATGAACAAAGGCCTTGACCGTACCCTTGAGTTGGAGATAACAACCCCCAAAGGCGTTAAGAAGACGCTTACGGTGAATCAGGAGGGATGTAGGCAAGCTTATATCACGAGCGACGGGAAACGGTGGTTAACCAGCGACAACCGGGTGTATGGGGTGTTGAAGAGTGACGCTCCATGTCAGTGTAATTATACTTGCCCTGGTGTTTTTTACGTCCGCCCTGATGGAAGCATAACGGACGAACCTTCCAATGATTGTATAGGTGTTGTCCTTAACGCTCAAGGTAAGAGATTTATGATTGAGAAGAACGAGGACTCTAATGAAAGCTACGTAATAGCCGGGTCTGGGAAGGACAGCACTTACGTTTTTTATTGGGGTGAATATAATACGGATCAGACCGGCATTACAAATTATAACAAAGCACATGGAGATGATGTTTACGGTTACCTAAAATCGGAGTCGGGTTCATACAATGGTACTCCTAACCTTCCGACAAATGTTACTGCCTTGACAAACGGGGCTTTATCTGATTGGAAGGGGGAAGCCAACTCCAATGTATTAAAAAGGGTGACTACCTGTGGTGGGTCTTATACTTCCTATGCGACAATTGGCCATGTGCTTAATACGTTTTTAGCTAGTGCTGACGCTAAAGGATATGATGATTGGTATATCCCATCATGTGGTGAGCTTTCATTGATATATATGCACTTGACGAGTGTCAATAACGCATTATCGGCTATTGGTGGACAACAATTCAATACTTCCACCATCTATTGGTCTAGTTCTGAAGCTGGCACCCAAAAAGCATGGTACGTGAACTTCAGCAATGGCTGCGTAGACGCAGGCTATGGCATCGCGAGCAGCATTAAGAACGACCGCTATCGTGTGCGGTTCATCAGGGACATTTTACCATAAAACGGCTTTGTTTTTACAAAATTTGTAATTACATTTGTGGCGCATGTCCATCACCATGCTTTTTGTCGCTAATTTATTATAAGGGGATACAGGTCTGTGATGGGATATGTATCCCATATTTTTATGTATATGGATATAAGAAAACACATTAATCTGGTCAAGAACCATGGTTATGAAGGTAAAATCGGCATGATCAAAAAAGACGTTCATGGTATTGTTATGTTAGCTGCTAAGGCTGGAGATATCGTTCTTTATAGACCTTATAAGGAGGATGAGAATGATTATGAAGAAAATACCACAAAGTATTGTAGTATCGAGATCCCTTTATCAGAGGAGCAGATTCAGGAGAATAGGCGTAACGGATGTGGGTTGAAAACCATAGGAGTATGCGTGAATGTTCCTATTTCTATTATTGAGGAAATTGTAATTGATTGAAAAAATGGAAGAGCTAAATGTTTTCGATGTTCAGATTCCTGATGGGAGACAAATCAGTTGTATATCGTATAATAAGGTTACTTATTTTGATCTTGACGATATATGTAGGTTATGTTTTGACTCATATGACCTACATGATGTGGCTGACACTAAGGTAATGAGTGAGTTCCTGCACCGAGAGGGTGGTCGTTATTGGACTACGATAGATGGCGTAAGGCAGTTGTATCGTAGGATTGAGTGCAAGATGTGTTTTGAGGTTATAGAAAAATTAAAAAAATTATGAGAGAGCAGGAATTTGATTTCGTGGTATATCCGTTGAAGTTGATTATCACGGTAGGATTGGATTACGAGACGTTATGTAACCGTTTCGAGAACATGGAGCCGGATCATAAGGGAGAATGGGGTGATAAGGATGATATGGATAAGGAAGCGTCTTTCGTGAATCTGGTAAGGGATAGGGACGATGATGGTAAATTCGCCATACTTTGGAATTTTTCAAGCGACGATGATATAATGATGAGAAATATATGTCATGAGTCGTTCCATATAGCCATGAGCGTGTGTCAGTTCTGTAATATGTCGCTTGGATTTAAGGTCGGGGAGGATGAACATGCGGCGTATATAGCCGGCTTCGCTGGTGATTGTGTTAGCGAGTTCATCAATAGTAAGAATACGGATTAAGCCATAAATTATATAAGGAACACAAGAATATCAGCCTCCGCTTATTTGTGGGGGCTTTTTGTTTATCTTTGTCAAAAACATGAAGTTATGTCGAGTTGCGTAATTAAAAGGAATAAGGAAGGTAAGATAACCCGTGTCTTGACCCCTTCCGGCGAGGTATCCACCTTGTTCGATAAGATAGCGGGTATAGCAGCCGTAAGTGATCTTGATAAGGCGGCTGAGGCTTATATGACTATTTATAACGACAAGTTCAGGTCCAAGTTCGGTGACTGGGCTAGATCCGTGCCAAGGAATAAGGAGGCGGCCAGATCCATAAGCGCCAGACTTAGCGCCAGCGAGTGGGGGCAACTTATGTCAGCCAAGGTCCTGTCCGCCATAAGCGACATGGATGCCCCAGCGTTGGCCAGAAACCTTGGGAATAGCGACAGTGTCGTGGCTTATCTTACCTCCGGAGAGGTAGGTGATGTCAATGATATGGCTGTGGTAGATACATCCACGGTACAGGAGGTGGATCTGGATTCCATAAACGAGGATAATATTGGCGATACGATACTGAAAGAGGCGTCATGGGATGATATAAGGGCTATCAGGGAGAATATAGATATTAAGGAGACAGCCCGTATGTTATGGAAGGCCGTTGAAAGCGCTTTTACCGGGCAACGACCTAATATCAGGGTGAAGGGTGGAAATATAGATGGTGAGATCATATTTTCTGGTAATGTCTTGCCTTTAAATGATATCGAGAATTATACGCCTCCATTTTCAAGATTGGTATATGATTCCGGTGAGCCTCGCCTGTTCTTTAGATCGGATGATGGCAAGGTATATGATACTTACGCCAACGCCATAAAAGGCTCTTCCGGAGGGCGGGTCGAGGCCGGGTTCTTGGCCGGCAGTGTCGAGGAGGGCGACGTCCCGTCTGGTACGGCTGACATCTCCTTTGGCTCGTCCTCCATAACCCTTAACAACAGTGATTCGTTCATCCCGGTCCTTGGTATCAGCTCAGGCTCTAATATAAGCACTCGTGGAGGGTTTGTCAATTACCTTATCAAGAAAGGTCTGTTGAGCGGGGAGCGTATAAGGTTAGGGGATAGGTATTATCTTACCGGAGCCGGCAACTCTGATGGTCTTAAGATCTATAACGCTATGGACGCCTTGTCTAGACTAAGGAACAGGTTTGGTAGTATGTCTTCTGAGATGAACGTATTAGGCTCCATCGGTTTTGATACGGAGGTAAATAACGATCTTGATCTTATCACGACATCAGGGGAGAAGGTTACGGTAAGCAGATCGGAGATAAAGGGCATGTTAAGGCAAGGTAAGTTTGAGGAGCTTAATAACAAGTATGATGGATTCATGGAGCTATCCTTGTCGTTGATGATGGAGGATAACGCCTTGTACGGAAGTAATGTCCGTGGGGTTATTGAGAACGAGAAGGCGGAGGATCTTCAGAACAGGACTGATATCACCAACATCTTATCCACGTTAGGTATTCGGGTGATGGGTATGTCTGAGTATATGGATAAGTATAAGATGCGTAATGGTGTCGAGCCTTCGGCTAGGGCCTTATCCGATATGGCTAATGGGGTTATTGCCCTGGCTGAGGGAGCTACGGTAGAGGATCTTAATGAGGAGGTGGCTCACTTCTTGATCGATACTTATCGTAACCAACAGGAGATTGACGAGGTTCTGGACTCTGTTGTCGGCACGCCATTATGGAATCAATTTGCCGGTCGTTACTATGAGGTGTATGGGAAGGAATACCAAGGGGAGGAACTGGATCGGATGGTGAAGCGGGAGATCCTAGGTAAGACGTTGGCCCAGCGGTTCGTACCGGGCATGGAACAGGCGGTGGAGGATCTGGCCTCGTCCGAGGACGCCCAGCTCTCCTTGTTTGGCAGGATAATCCGGGCTATACGGAATTTCTTCTCTACTCAAAGATCAGACTTGAATAAGGTTCTTGATAGGATAAAGGAGTCGGCGTTAGCTGATGATCCAAGCGCATTTGACGTGCTTCTGTTAAAGGATAGCGACCATCTCATGTACTCATTATCGGATGTTGATGTGGCTAATAAGTTGATCAAGAACGGGAGGTCATTGGAAAGGCTATACACTAGGTTACAGAGGATGAGGTCAAGCCAAAGCCAGAGGATCGGTGAGAGTATCTCCCTTCTCCGTGATATAGGCGAGAAGGTAAGACAAGTCGGGGGTGAGCTAAATAAGAATAACAATCTATTATCCACCAAGAGCGTCATAGCGACCGCCAAGGCTGAGGTGGAGTATTTGGTCACTGTCGCCAGTAGCCTACGTAAGAGCGGAAAAGGATTGGATTATGAGACGATACAGGTTATCGATAACGTATATGGGGAGATAGTTCCTTTGATCAGGAACCTTCGTGGATTCGTCAATAATCAGGCGGCTGATTATTATGGCAGCAATAAGGTTGGCATGGTAGAGGATATGGATGATATATTACGTATGGCTGAGACATCCATGTCTGATATAAATGCTCTTCGAAGTGATCGTAATGAGGACTGGCTGGATGGACAGCTCAGGATGTTTAATATCCCGGAAAGATATTGGAATGGGATAAAGAAGTTGATAAATAACATCCATAAGGATATCAATGTCATGTCCCGGTTCTTTGGCACGCTGGAGCATAGTGGTAACGCTATTTTAGGTATGTTAGGCCAACGTCTAGCCAAGGCTCATAGTGAAGCCCATACCGAAGGTATATCTAATATCAATAAGATGACTAGGATGATGAAAGAGCGTGGATGGGGGATAAAGGATAATGAGGATCTTATACAGAAGATAAATGGGAAGAACTCGGATTACCTTGACTCGTCCCGTGATTTCGCCAAATACGATTTACTATACAGGACCGAGCAGGCTAAGGCTATTATCGATATATATGATCTTAAGAATGTTACGGGTAAGACCGAGAAACAACTTATCGATCTTCTTCTATCCGATAGAGGTCTTAAGGTGAAGACCCGTGACGACATAGTAGGATATGACGGGGATAAGCCTATTACGAAGGAGGTATATCATGTATTCAAACCTACCATCCAGAATTTTGATATCTCGAACATGACGTTCGAGGATCAGCAACGGTATCTGGATACGATAAATAAGTGGTTGGATGAGAACCGAGAGAAACCTATGGTGCAGGCTTATTACGATAAGATCGAGAAAGTTAATAAGAAGGTCGAGGAAAGACTGGGTCGTAGGGTATCGCAAGCCACGTCCGATTTCATGACCCGTATCCGCAGGAGCCGGTATGTGGCTATGGATAAGTTCGTGAGGAACGGGAAGGTCGATTGGAAGGCGTTTCAATCCGATCCTATAGCTTGGAGATCTTATCTGGATATTTTACGTGACAGGGCTATAGCCAAGAGCGAGTGGTATTCCGATGGGACACCAAAGGAAGAGGGATCCGAGGCTCTGATGATGTCCGAGGAGATCAAGGCATGGGACGAGGCGTGGGCCGAGGAGTTCGGGAATACCAACGAGGGTCGTAAGGCTTCCGCCGAGTTCAAGGAGATACTTCGTGGGATAGAGCGGTCCGAGGGAGGCAAGGCTGCGTTTGAGTTCCTGCTAGCTGGCGGTCATCTTGGCTTCTCCAAGGATATGTGGGGATCAGAGGAGGGTGATTATTACGAGAATCTGGTTGATAAGATCACGGAGCAATCTGTATCATCATCAAGGATAGAGAAGGTAGAGGAGGCGATGGCGACAATAAACGAGATCAATGACCAGCTAAGGCCCTTGCTTATCCAGTACCGGGATAGCACGAGATACGGGGAATATGATTTCGATAGGTTACGTGGATCCGCCTCATTAAGAAAGATAAACGAGTTATATGATCGTCTGGCTGAGGCTAAGAGCGTTATTAACGCCGCCGCTTCCGCTGAGGCTATTGAGATGGATATGCCTGATACGGTGGAGAGTGGAGTCACGGATTCTTACCGTAACGCTTTAAGGGATGCCATGGCATACGACAAGAGTATGGATGAGATTAAATTCGCCAAGGAACATATGTCTGCCCGCTCCCGGAGTCAGGTGGATAGGATGGCCGCTAAGCTATCTAGGAAGAACCCGTCATGGACGACCGTGGAGGTATCGTTTTTGAGAAGGAAATACGGTTCTGACTTCAATAATAAGCTAGCTAACGACATAGCGATGGGTAAGACTGATAAGATCCTTGTCGAGTACGCCAGAACCCGGTTGTATCCTTATATGAGGAAATACTCTCCCAAGGGATATTCTGATTTCGTCAGGAAGATAAATAACGGTACGTATAAGGTATCCGAGTTCTTTGATGCCATAGAAAATGGTATATCCGAGAAAGAGAGCGTATCCCGTTTCGGGTTCGATATTAATATGATTGATCTGACGATCAACAACCAGTGGCTTGATGAGGCCGATGCCGAGAGTTCTTTCCGTAATCCTAATTATAATCCCGATCTGGGTTATGGGTATCATACGCCTAGGTTCGATAAGTACAAGAACGAGGCTTTTTTCAAGAAATACGGTATTACCAACGAAGGGGAGGAAGCTACGATCAATAAGGATAAGTGGGAGATGAGGAAGGAGCTGCTTAACATAAGTCGTAAGGCTATGGAGGATTATGATGAGCGATTCCGGAACATCTACCAAATACCACAGATATCCAAGGGCGGCGTGGAGAGGATGGTGCAGGCCGGGGTTGACCCGAAGGCGGCCATCGGCAACGCCGTACGTGATATCGTTGGCGAGAGGGTGGATGACCCTATACATGGTCAGGGACAAGACCTAGGAGGGCTTGATGAGAACGATAACAAATATCGTATGATCCCCAAATACTATCTTAGTAAGTTGGAGAACGCCGATGACGTGTCCCATGACTTCGCCTACTCCTATTCCATGTTATCCTTACAAGCGACCTCTTACAAGTATAAGAGGGCGGCCTTGGATGATGTCATGGGATACAGGAACATGATGCTGGAGACGCAATACGACGGCGGTAAGAACCCGGAGGCCACTCACGCCTATAGGATGTTTCAGGACTGGGTTAACGCCAGCATCTACGATGTCAGGATAAATAATAAGCGGGCGGAATGGAATATAGGTAATTATAAGGTCGATCTTAATAAGCTGGCTCTTATGTTTACCAAATTCGTATCCAAATCCAACCTAGGCTTCTCCCCGTTCGTAGCGGCTACCGGCGCCCTTACCGGGCAGGCCAACTTCCTTTTGGAGGGTATGGTAGGGCAGTATATAAGCAAGGACTCCATGAAATACGCCTATGGGGAAGCTCAGAAGCAATTAAGTACGTACGTGTCGGAGATCGGGGATATAAACCGTACTAACAAATTATATGTCGTTGGAGAGGCTCTAGGCGTATTCAATGTCCGCAACCGTGTACGATCGGCGGCGTATAACAAGATCTGGAGAACCTTATTCCGGGACCTGCCGTTTAAGATGATGGAGGTTCTTAACTCCCCGTTGGATCCGCAGGTCATTATCTCGGTCATGGATGATACCCGCCTATACGAGGGTCAGTTCTGGTCATACTCCAATTTCAAGGAGATGATGATGAAAGACAGAAATATGTCCGCTAACGAGGCTAAACGTGATTGGGAGCGTTTAAGGGATTATTCTATGTGGAACATGGTAGATGTCAAGGACGGAAAGATCGTGGCTAAGAACGAGGCTAACAAGGATATTATAGACCGATATATACCCACCTTGTCCAGTAGGGTAAGGAGTATGGTGCAGATCTGTGACGGCGCCTTGAACGAGCAGAACCGGGTGGGGGCTAGCCGGAACGCTATCCTTAATATGGTGCTGCCTCACCGTGGATGGTTTATATTGGCCGTACAGCGGGCGTATAAGAAAGCCGGTTTCAATTTCCAGACCAACCAGTTCGAGGAGGGATATATGAGAACGTTATGGAGATTGGCCGGGAACGTCTATGGTTCGATGTCGGAGGGCAGGATGGGAGAGGCATATGACGTGCTTAAGGAAGAGTATGATAAGCTTACCCCCTACGAGCAGATCAATATCAAGAGATCGATTATCAATATGGCGGTATTCGCTACCATGATAGCCATAGGACGGGCGTTGATGGGATACAGGGAGGATAATGAGGATAGTTGGTTCGGACAGTTCATTACCTATATCGGGTTCAGGACGATCAATGAGATCGCTTCCCAGACATCCCCGTTCATGGAGCTTAACGCCATAGATATGCTGCAAGATCCGCTGGTTACCGCCCGAAAGTTAGGCGATCTCACCGATCCTCGAAACTGGGATCCGTTCGCTACCGTCCAGACCGGCGTGTATAAGGGAGAGAGCAAGCTATGGAGGCAGCTCATGAAGTTCTCGTTTGGTAAGCAATGGTATAATATCAAGACGGCTAGGGATATTAAGCAGACATCCGACTACTGGTTGATGACCAACGGCATGACGATGGGATTCTTCTTAGGAGGCAGGGATAAGGACGAGTCCGGGGAGGACGCTAATTGGTACTTTGATAGAGGAAGATAGCCGATATAGTATGACAATAAAAAAAATAGCCAGTCAATTGTTTAAGACAATTTGATTGGCTATTTTTGCATTCCCATCTATCCATCCCGGACGGATGGGAATAAACATTCTATTCATGAATGCAAATGTAGATCTTTTTCATGATTCCACGAAGAATAGTAGTGGAATTTTGACGTCCGAATCCAACGAAATGGATTTAAACATATTAATACCGGTAGTAGATAATAACAACCACAAGGTTGTAGACGCAAGATTCCTTCATGCGTTTCTTCAAGTAAGGAGGGATTTTACGTCATGGATAAAAGATCGTATATCTAAATATGATTTTATTGAAAATCAAGACTTTGTGTTGATAAAATATGATTATTTAGGTAACTTACTGAATGACAGACTCCCCGAAACGGGGGAGTCTGATACACAGATAGTTGCTAAAACGGATTATCTTCTATTAATAGATATGGCTAAAGAGCTATGCATGGTAGAAAATAATGATAAAGGAAAGATAGCCAGAAGGTATTTTATAGAGAAAGAAAAAGAACTGAGAGCCTTAAAAGAGTTAGAGGATAATCGAAAGCATTGTTTGCGCATCCCCGACTTTTCTGATCCGGCTAAAGCCGCAAGAGCATGGGCTGATGAGTATGAGGCCAAGGTGAAGGCCGAGAAGGAAGCTATGTTGGCACTAGAAGCCAAGAACAAGGTCGAGGAGGAAAAGAAGATTGTCCAAGCCGAATTAAATACGGCTATAGATACGATAAAGGAGAATGAACCGGTAATTGATATGTTTAAAAGGTCTATTCCAAGAGAAGGTGTTCTTATCCGTGAATCATCAAAATATTTTGAGCAGTTCGGATATTATATCGGGATAAAGAATATGTATCCGTTATTACAGGAATTAAAATATGTTTTTAGGAATGAGAGAGGTAGGATAGAAGCATATCAGTCCGCTCGTAATTATGGATTAGTTACATATGGGTCTGATCCCGGTGATGAATACTGGGAGGCTAAAGCCATGACCGTCATGATAACATTGAAAGGATTTGTTAAGCTAGAGGAGTTGTCAAGGAAGAAAAGAGATGTTTTTAAGAGATATGGACATTTCTATGATAATGTATGAGTATTGTAAGGATAGAGGCTTATAACCTCTATCCTTATTCATATACTACTCGTCCCATTGCCCCTAATAGCTCTTTATCATCCTGCTCCTTCACCTCTACATAATAATATCCCTTGAAACAGAATTTCTTTTGATCGGGATCTGACAAGAACTTTTTATATTCCTCGAATCCTTCATCTGAAAGATGATAAGCTCTTCTTTTTTGTTGAAGTAATTCATCTGATTCTAATATCTGTTTTTAGTAGCCATAATATCTGTTTTTTGGATGTGGTATAAATGATTAATCTTTAGGAATAAACCCAACAGCCTTTTCGGTAGAAGCTCTTTGTTTTATAAAACATTCAGCTTCTTCCCATGAGGTTGCCCATATTTCACCGGCATACTTTTTGCCATTGATTTGATACTCTGTTACAAATTTCTTTTCTTCTTTTTTCATGTTTGTAATTTTTAAAAGTTAATAAAACTAAGGTTTTAGACAATGAGGCATTATATCCATTTTACGAAGTTTATTATCTTCTGTTTATAAAATTCAATGTCCACATGAGGAAGTCCCTCGATGACGGATTTAAGAGATATAGGATCGTCCTCCCACTTCAAGTCCCTACCTGTTAATCTACGGATAGTACCTTTTGGGAGTACGATCGCCGAATTATGATCCTCGATGGAAAAATACTCTTCGTCATGCGTCGATCTCTCATCCGTCCATATCTCCCCTTGTCGAGCGGGGGTGTTGTCAAGAATAATCTCATCACCATTCTTGTTCACGGCTAAAAATATTATTGTCTGTTCTCCTATTTTCATAAATTATAATTTGTTTACCAATCTCCTCCATCATTACCTATTCCTGAGATTGTAGTTATAATATTATCTGGATTTGTACCTGCGTTAGGAAGCATCTCAGGTATAGGATTGTCTTCCCTATCACCATGCATCATGACGGTAAGAACCCCACTAGCGGAATACAACCAAAGACGTTTGCCGTCCTTCTCCCATTTCTTCGCTAATCTATTTAATGATTCAATCAGCTTACATTCTTCCGGGGTACATTCGATCCCTGCGTCAGTAAAATATTTTACTCCCATATTATTGATTTGTTTAATTTACGAGCCTCTGATAAGGCTCGTGTTAGTATATCCTTTTTTCTTATAATCTCCTTATATCTTTTGATATTCATTTTTATTATCTTCATAATAAGTTCTTTTGTTTTAATAACACCAACATCTTATTCCAATCAACATATCCTTTATCCGTGAGCGGAGTGCCGATATTCCTGTCATCTATATAATAATCACAATACAATTTTGGTGATGATGATACTGGCTCAGGATTGTAGTTTACCGAATACAGATTGATATGATTATATTTAAACCAGTCCACGGCATCCTGTAGATATTTACCATCTCTTACCGTATATAATATCAGAAGATTCTTATCAGCTAGTTTCCTCAATACGCTAGCGGCTCCGATATTGTCTCCTATATAAGGGAATAAGTCTGTCACGCATGTCCCATCGAAATCTATTCCTATTATTGCCATATTCTCTTTATTTATCTTATTAAATTTTTGTATCCTACTTTCTTTAACTGCTCTTCGGTAGCTTTCTCCTTCGGGAACTTCCCGTGCCATTTACCGGGCACCACGACATCACGGCCGTCCGGGGCGGTGGTAAGCCTCCCGCATTCGCTGCACAGCCCCATGCCCTTGTACGGCTGTAGTTCCTTGGCATAGTCGAATTTATCCACCATATACTCGTTTGTCAACATCCAGTAACTAGACGTGGCGGTATTGTCTACACAACCGCATTTAGCGCATACAAACAGACTCATAGTAAGTTCTTTTTTGCTTCATTAAACAACCGTTCTACCAGATTCTCAAATTCTCCATCAGGCATATCTATTATGTCTTTTATCTGCACTTGTATTCTTTCTTTTGCTAAAGAATAGCAATTACTATTGACAGAGTAACGAACTACAGTGCCGTTTACGAAAATAAAATCATCTGGTTTTAAATCAGACGTATAGCTATTTTCAGAAAATATAGGGATATGATGTATATCATCTATTCTTGTTATAAAAGAATCATTATATTTAACATATTTCCCAACAATCCATTTATACTTCTCCTTTAGGTTAACTTGCATCTTGCTCATTTCTTCTTTTAACTGTTTTTCCAGTTTTTCAATCTTATTCATATTCTATCTGTTTTAATGTTATTGTTATTAAATCTGTTTATCATCTCATCAAAGAATTGACGGTCTATCTCCACAAGCAGGAAGCCCCCTCCCCTCGCCGCAAAGGAAAGGGTAACGGCTACCGCCCCGTCCGGCACAGTGTTCATTGGATTGCCTTCCACGCCATATTCCCGTTAAACATCCTCATCTTTCTTTTCGTCGTCAACCCTCTCCACTTTAATTGTTCCCATATCACCTGAAGGTAACGTAATATCGCTATACACGTTATTCCAGTTCTCGTCAATAGCCAATTGATGCAGTATCGATCTATATATCTGGTAGGTATTCCCGATAAGTCTCTTTCTATTGATCATATCTTTACTACCTCCATCATACCCTATATGTTCATAGTCTTCGAGATCCGGGAACAGCCTTCTTCTTATAGCCATCGAGTTATTTGCTATAAAGCTTCTTATCCCCAGCGACTCCGTCCTGTCCATATCATCTATCAAAGTTTCCGTGGTATGCTGAAGATCCATGTCTCCGGCTGCGTATCTGCTTATGTCTTCCACGCACCGGGATATCAGCATCAGTTGTTCCCTTGTCAACGTTATTTTATAAAGTTGTTTATTATCCATGATTATCTGATATCAATTTTTCTTTTATATGTTTAGATATATCAATTATTTCATCTTCTATATTGCAGTCATCTTTTAATAATGAACCAAATATACATGATATGGCACCCTTTAGGCCTAGCGCTATCCCTATCTCCAATATTTTTTTATCGGTATTAGAGATTTCTATAGGTTCATATAATATTGATGATATGTTGTTAACGACGTATATTATATCATCTTCATTCATTGATGTAGATTTATCGACAATAGCTATAAAATCTTTTATAACCATAATATAAGCTATTTTTATTTCTTTTATCGTATCATCGCTTAGATGTCTATCTCTTATATGCCTTTCAACATACTTGTTTGCTAGATTCTCTATTTTGTTTGATTTGTCCATTTGTACTATCAATTATTTAGTTAATAATAGATCATAGTCCTCTTCGTCTATACTCCCATTATTGTTGATGTATATAATGAAATCATTTAAAAGCACGGCCTTATCCTTGGATAAGGCTTTTATAATAAGCTCTCCATCATCTTTCAACATCACATGCACAGTATCCCAGATAACATATTTTTGACATTCTTTCTCAATCTTCTTGATTGTTTTAAGTATTATCTTATACGTCTCCTCATATCTTTTTACTATTCCGCACAGTTCAGTCGTATTATATTTACGTATAGCCGTGAATATATATTCCTTTTTACAATCCCAGCATTTTATCAGTTTTTCTGATCCGCACGCCTTATTCTTGTAGAAGAAACAGCCCTTACATGGCTCATTATGGTCGTAACTTAATACTACAAGCAGCTCCATGCCATTCTTGTATATCACGTCTCCTTGTTTCATCTTGTCTATTTTATTAATCTCATTATCAATATAGCAAAGTTGGATATTATCCATACTATAGATATCCAGAATGTTATACTCAACATAAGACCTATGTTCTTAGGTATAGGATCTACTCTCCTGAATGTAAGGATCATGAATACAAATGTCTTGAAGTTCATAATTTACGATATTTTTCTATATAGTTAACTATTAGATCCTTGACACCTTTAGGGACATTAATTAGCTTAAGGTTACCTTGGAATATATCCTTACCGTACTCGTCCATGATCACCCCGAATGAAGGATTCATGATTCTTGTCGATATACATATCGGTTGGTCGGTATCGAATCTGATAACGGCTACCTTCTTCTCGTTTATCGCCTTCTTTAGGGCTATATAAAGCTTATGACCTTTAACAATGTCACAATTACCTTTCATGATCTTAGACATATATATGATATGCTCTTTCTTCACATTGCTGAGATTGTCCATCAGTTTAAGATCTCCACCAACAGATTTCCATTTTTTGAAGCAAGATATGCATAGACAATAACTGGACTTGGCGTTCCTCGGCATCATCCTGCTGCTACCAGCGGGAACCGTATCGCCACAGCAGACGCACGTCCGGTCTTTGTTGGTGCGTACTGGGCCATAGCTGTTTATCGGGTATTCTTTTTCTTTAAGCATCTTTTTCTGTTTTCAAAATTATCATCACCATATTCATAATTAGGACAAGCCTTATTGCTTGGGCGTCTCGTATAAGTCTTTTGCTCCCTATCATATTTCCTGTTAGGGTTTATATAATGGTCGCACACTTGCCAAATGGAGCAGCATACTTTCCCGTATCTTTTCGCCCATTCCCGATCATGTAGATGTACACAAGTGGCGCAAGTCGGGTTCTTGAGCTTATCCTTATTCTCATCTATGATCTTATTGACCCGATCAAGAATAACATGCATTTTTTCAATATTTATGACGTTAAATGCGTCTGGGCATGGAAGATATGTCATTGAGCTTATATCTATGTCCATTTCCTTGGATTTATTGTAAGCTGATTTGTATTTCCTTCTCATCAAATCCTTTAATTGATTTACTTTTCTCTCATAAGTCCCCATATTTCACTCAGTTTTCCATCCTTGTTTTTTCAATAGATCCACCATCATCTCCTTTATCTTAGGGCTAATGGCTTCGGTAAGTATATCAGCGGCCAAGTTAATAGAGAAGCTTGTCATTCTAGATTCTCCTATATACTTCTCGCTGGTAACTTCTTTCACATAGTCGTGAATATCCTTGATCATTTCATTTTGAGATCTTAGGAGATTCAGTATCTCATCGAGTTTATCATTCATCTTTTTTCTCAAATATACCTGATAATAACCAGATAACCACTATCAAAAAGAAAAATAGCCCAAGAGCCTCATCCGGATAATCATGCATCGCCTCTAAGATACTTCTCATAACTTAACATCCATTTTACCGATTATACGATAGAAAATATCCCTAGTCAGCTCAATATCGTAAGTAGCGTCATGAAGCTTATTCTCGTCGATCTCAATACCCATAGTTCTGGCTACGGTCATCAACTTAAAGTTCTCCATATCGTTTCTTACACCCATCAGGAACGGTGTTACCATAACATATACATCCATACAGTTAGGATAGAACCATGATCCGAAATACTTATCCCCACATTGCTGGAATAAAGCCCGTAGGAAGCTGTTATCGAATCCAGCGTTGTTATACCCCACCAAATACATTTTATCCCTCTTATCGAACTTATTCACGTATTTGGATAATATACCAACTAACTGCCTGTACCCTTCTTCCATAGGCTGATACGACTGCACTTGCTCCAAGGTAACACCGGCCACATCCAGCGCCTCTTGCTCTATCGTGGCGGCAGGGTTCGGGGCTAGGCGGATGTCGAACCTCTCAGTCTCCTGCCCGTCGATATCCACGATCCCTCCTATTTGGTGTATTCCGTTTCTCCAGAACTTAACCCCGGTTGTCTCTAAATCAAAAAATAGCAATTTGCTCATATCTATTGATTTTTTAAATGTTCCTTAATCTTCTCCAATGCCTTATAAGACAGATAGCTGTCTATAGTATTATCGCTATCTATTTCCAGCAACTCATTAAACAAGTCTTTAGCCAATGCTTTCCACTGCTCTCCCCAATCACGGAGATTCTCGACCTTTGACCGTATATCCTCGAAATAAGAATCTACGTCTGATTTGATTGATTTTGAATAATATTTAACATCCTCCTCGTCCCCATCCATAATATAATCACATTGTGTCCTGATATCTTTTATATGACTGTCTATATCACTGCACATATAATCAACAGGTTTACGTATATTGAATATAGCTTCTGACGTAAGACCGGTTATATCTTGTATGTCTTTTAAATTACCCATGATTTAATCAATTAAATATAAACCATCCACTTACAACTCCCATCGCAAAAATAAACAAAACCACAAGTGAGAACAGCGTCCAATCTTTTGTATTTAGTTTATTGCTCTCCTTCTTTGCTTTTATTTTTTCAAGAATATTCTTGTCAACATTGAAATCGAAATCAAATGTCGTATTATTAGCTATCTTCACATCAATGCCTTTGTTATTAATAAATATCTGTCTCTTAACACTCATATCCCTAATATTTCTACTACATAAACAAATCCATAACATATATAATTATCAGCGTCATGCTCCCCATAATCAACATGCCAAATAACAGCGCATGGGAAATAGAGTGGCATATCCTCAGCCATAGGCTCCTCTCTAAAGTCATCAATGTTTATCTTCTCCCTCCACCTCCACAGGTCTTGGATATCGTTCAAAATTAATTTCTCCATAACTATGACGGATATTAGATGTTAGTAATTCTATAGCCAAGCTGATCATAGCTCCCGCTTCAGTAAGTTGATTCATTTGGGCGTACATTCTATGCTCTGCACTACGATAAGCCTCTCTACTACTTATGGTGTCTAGTAAATCATCTATAGCGTTTCTAAGAAGATCGGTCATCCCATGCCCTCCTATGCCTTTGAAATAATAAATATCACGACCAGCGTAAAACATGTCCTGATATCTTTTAGCTACATACTCTATCCCGGATAGATGGTATTTTTCGTTGTCTATCTCCACCTCTCCTTCTTCTATAGCTCTCAACAACTTCCAATCTATCTTTACATCAGCTTGACGATTTTTTACCTTTACATAGGCATATCCGCCATAATGAGAACCCAGCGTCCTCATTGTAAGTTCATTGACTTTTTGTTTGTCTCCATCCATAATAATCTGGTTTTTAATGTTGATATAAAAGTAAGATTTAAACAAAAATAAAAGCATGAATAATATAAAAATAATATTAATCATGCTTAAATATAAATATATCCCTTCTAGTTCTCACGGATATACGTATTCGTACTCATCTGGAGGGGATGTCTTGTATTCAACATCGCACTCCATATTGGTGTAATAGTTACCCCCTTTTCTGTATACTAACGCTACCCAACAGTCATATTTTTTGCTGTATCCTATAAGAGGGACATTGGCCATAGGCGGATTATCCTCAGTTTTGTACCTTATTCTTGTTACTTGCTTCATGTTCTCATGGATATAAATATTCATATTCTTCCGGTGGATATGTTTCAAATTCAGCATCATACTTCATGCAGGTGTAGTACTTATCCCCTCTCCTGTACATTACTTCCCACGGACAGTCATATCTTTTGTTGTATCCTAAAAGAGGAACACCTTCCATAGGAGGCTTATCTTTCGTTTTGTACCTTAATTTTGTTATTTGCTTTATGCTCATATAATCTTATGTTTAAGTAATTCCATCATCATCGAAAACAATGTGTCTACAAGAAGTCTCTCGCTACTCCAATATATAGGGATCTCGTCTATGTCTCTATACGCTACAGACCATGCATGTTTTAGCTTATAACATTCTAATGTACAACCCTCTATCTCATATGGGAGTAAATTCAGTAACGTCCCTACATCCCAAACAGGGTTGGATATATCCGTGGTAACGGCCTCGATCAGGCCTATACGACCAGCGTCATCCTCCATAGAATGTAATTGATCCAGATACTTGTCTCTGAAACCGATGGCGGTGGAGATAGGAAGGCCGGCCTCGACCAATACCCTCCCCTGTTCTTTTGTGGTAAAAATCCGTTCCTTCATGGTTTTTGCTTTTTCGGTGACATATCATCCAGTTTCTTTATTCCCATCAATATCGGGATACTATCATGCATACCATCCATCATCTTCCTCTCTACCGTAACGATCGTATCATTATGCCATCCCCCATGAGCCACAAGAAGAATCTCCTGCTGCTCGAAGCCAAGCCCGGTCCCTATACCGCCGGAGTTCCACGCGCAGGTAATGACCACCCCTCCTTTCTTGGTGATCCTAGCTATCTCCTTCTTCTGCTTAGCCCAATAACTAGATTGTGTTGTTTGCATATCAACAGCACCTCCAAGTCTTTTATACGACTCGGATACCTGTCTCGTGGAATATGGTGGATCATATAGTACCATATCAGCTATATTATCCTTAAGACCACACAGGAAGTCCGTGGCGTCCTTATGATACATAGCCTTAGTCTCAGGGTCAAGATCGTTGGTGATCGTCCCTATATCGCTGTTTCTGGCGAACGGATCCACTATAACCATCCCCTCTTCTCGATATTTGTCTATAAGTTCCCTTATCGGTCTTATGCTGAATGTCTCTTTATTCGGCATTGACCATTTTTTAGTAATTATCATGATCTATGAAGTTTATCCCATTCTTCTTTATCTACTCTTTTACCTTGTATATAAAACAACTGTATTGACCCATCATGAGTGTAAATTGCTTTAGACTTATCATTTTTTAATCTATCGAAAACATTACCAAACCTCTGTGATAATTTCATAGATTGATATTTTTCAAGAAAGTTATATTCTTGATCTGATAAATTTAATTCCTGTTTAATCATTTCCCTGCTTTTGCTCATACCAAATTTGATTGTTTATTTCCTTTTTGAAATTTAATTTCATAATACTTCTAGATATAGGATCACATATATCCTCCCACCAATTCTTGTGTCCTTTCGGTGGATGTATATCCTTTTTCCATAAAGATCCCTTAACTGTCTTGATTCTTCCGTATGGTCTCATTTTGCTCGTGTTTACCTTCACATGTCACATTAGTACCCGTTTCTGATGATCCGAACATAAGCTCATCAGTGATCTTGCGATCTCCACCGGCTCCACGCCAAGCTCCTCGGTGATGTCACCTTCTTCCCGGCTTTAAGAGCCTCTACGTCTTTATCGGTAATCTTTTTCATACTTTCGATATTTTATCGTTACAATTAAATTCATCTTTCATCCTGATCTTTATGCCTCCATATGATAATTCCTTATGAGCTGTGACAAAATAATCAACCGCATCTTCATCTAATAAACTATGCGGGCACCTTTCCCATACAGGACTTTGATCTAGATGATCCCATGTGGCTACAAGTAACCTATTCTTGTCATCATCAATAGCTATTTTGTATGTCCCTGTAGTAGCCTTACGTTTAATGATCGCTCCATTTAACATCTGTTTCTTAGCCCAGCTCCATGAGCCTCTCAACCCAAATGTTCTTATAACCCAGTTATTTATCTTCTTCATTTCAAATTATTTGTTAAAAGTGTAATATGAATATAAATACATAAATTGAATAGGGCTATTCACCATGCCCTTATCAGTAGGATCATCGTATTTGTCAAGCCAAAGACGAAGCGCCTCCCAATCGATATTCCGCCGGTCACATACCATGCAGGCTAGGTTAGCCCCGAACAGTTCCCCGTCGCCGCCCAGCGACTTGTTAAACCTCTTGGCTAGTCTTTCCTTGAATCCCTTATCATACCATATCCCGGAAGTAGCGGCATAACAATAATAAGCGTTGTATTTCATTTTCACGCCCATCTTCTCAAACAATGGTGTATGCCATATCCGATCTAAAAAGAATACTATTCCACGATATATGAAGGTTCGGAGATTTTTCCTGTATTCTTTCCCCAAGAAATTATCCACACAAGATATAGTCCCGCCTGAATAATACCAATTATTGGCGCCTCTCTTAACCTTATCCGTCATCTTGAATTTATTCTTTCTGTCTTCCACCCTATCCCAAGGTTTCAGCTTATCCTCATTAAATGTCGGGCAATAATGATAGTAATGATTGATCCATGACAGATATGGGTTGTATATCGTGTATCCATTATCGCTGACATATGAGTTCATATCATACCCAAGTTCCTTGGCTAGAATAGATCCCTCATCAGCTAATACCTTCAATATCGGGTTCAAGTTCCATATCTGATCTTGACTGACGAACATCGAGTAACATGGGTCCTCATCCTCTCCATACCATCCTCCCATCCCGCTCACTATTTTATCCAAATCAAGCGAATAATCTTTCCCGGGTAAAAAATCATCTCTAAGAAAAAAACCTCTATATGGGATCATATCATGTATGCCGGGTTGGTCGTCAAATATGAACTTAGCGTTCTCGGTCAATCTAATCAATGTTTGCAAGACAGAGGATATATCTATGGGTGCATATTCATACCCATAGACCTTATTATTTATCCAAAGATATTGAAGGAGCTCGGCTATATTAATAGTCCCGTCCTCCACATATCCCGTCTTGTTGTCGAAGTTTATTTTGGCTAGAGGTATATTACTCCCTTGTGGTTGGTCACTTTTTTCATTACAACAATACACGAACCTGTCAAAGAATATATCTTTCCAGCCAAAATATTTATCACTTAGCGTCATGAGCCTATTTCTTATCGTATAATGACATGACGTTAATAAGATCAGCCTTTCTGCACATCCCCTCAAGTTTATTAAAGCCATCCATATTATCTCCACTGACGATAATAGTAGGATATACCTCTATACCGTACTTGGATATCTCCTCATCCGTGGCTTTGTTCTCCGGGATCTGGTTTAACGTGACCTCACCCTCATACTCCTGTAACGTGTTGGCGATAATATATCGCATGTAATCGCTGTACTCAGCGTCTTTCTTCGTGAAAAAATCAATTCTTACCATTTTTAAATAGTTTTAATTTGTTAATAATTAAATCCGCTGTAAATATAGCGTTATCTACCTCATCTACACTCAACCTCCTCCCATCGAAATCGTTGGACAATAAATCTTTTACGATCTGATATCTTCTCAACTCCCAATCTATGTCTATATCAAAATTAAGATGCCTTACACAATCATAATTCAGCTCCTTACGATTCTTATCAAGGTACTTAACTATCGGGAATGAAGTACCATTGTCAATAGTACGTGCGATCACATTAATGTACCTACCAGTCCTTTTGTCAATAGCTTTTAATTTCTCGTCTACTATTATTTCTCCTGATCCTTCCATTCTATTAACCCTTTGTTATGTTTATCGTAATATAATAACGCTATGGCGTTCCAGCAAATTTGTGCCAAATGCATCAGCCCTGTCTCCTTATCATATCTCTCGCCTTTCATGTACGCCGTCATATGGCGAAGTAAAGCCGCTCTATATCTCTCAAATCCATCAGGTATATTCTGCCATGAATTGTCGGCGTATTTCTTAGCCCCCTCCGTATATACCCTCACGATATCCTCTATCTCAGCCAAAGGAAGGAGATCCCACCGAAGCTTGCCGTCGGCCCGGTCGTCCTTGCCGCTGCCGTCTTTCCCTACAAGCGGTCCGCTTTCCACCACCGCGTCTCCTATTTTTGGCTTCCCGAAATTCATCGCCTCATCTGCCGTCTCATCATCAATAAGCCTTAACTTGATAGCCCTGCTTAACGAGACAACCATCTCCTCATCAACCCAAATAAATTTATATGTCTCATCAAATAACGGTTCTATTTTCATTATCCCCGTATTGTCGGCGGTTTCAAGTACCTCAAATACCTCACCATCATAAACAACCTTGTCGTATTTGCTAAATTCCTCTTTCATTTCAAACTCCTTTTTGTTTTATTAATAAAATTCACTAAGATCCCTGCATTCCGGTGTCTCTCCTGTCATAGAATAAAGCTCACCAGATGATAGATATACGCAATGCGAGGTCTTCCCGTCTCTCCACTCGCTTTGCTTCGTAATTCCGCAAATAGCGCAGCGTTGGATCCCCGGCCCCGCCTTTACCCACGAGTGCCGTACGTTTTTCTTTCTTGTCCTGTTGGTGTCGTCAAGTTTTCTCATGATCAATCCTCCAAGGCCGTTACAATTTTATCTTTCCCGATAATAACCTCGTTCCCGCTTCTTACATCAAAGCATCTCTCACCCTCTGCCTCCTTGAAATAAAGAACGCCATTGTACTCGAATAAACCGAAGCCGTAATCATCTAGCTTCATTTCGTTAAGTTTCTTGAATTTGCATACGTTTTTCATATTCTCCATATTATATTGCATTACTGGAAATATCATTATGATACTTATACCTATCACAAGCAGCCCTGTGTAAAACTTTTGTGAATCATATTTTTCCCATCCCTCCATCATCATGACAAAGGAGATTACTATTATTATAATAATAGATATCAATCCTACCATATCACATCCTCCTCTCTTTCAAGAATCCCATCATATCCTCCACGCTAAGTTGGAAGCCGGCAGCCGCCTTATGACCGCCTCCACCGGGATAGGCCTTGCGTGCCAGCGCCGAGACATCCACCTCCTCTTTGGTGGTATAGAACGAGCATCTAAAGAATCTTCCGTTCCAGCAAAATGGCATCATCAGATCATGTCTTTTAGGGTTATACATAGATTCAAATGTAGTAGAGTTAAACTCCGTGGTATTCATACATATAGCCTTGTACCCAAATACATCAGCCTCGAATGAGAATATATTTATCTCGCCCCTGTTTTTCTCGACGATATACTCCAGTATCGCCTCCCCGTTCCTTATCATGTCATATATGAAGTCATGATCGCCATCCATGGCCCTTGCCGCCATATCCACGTCAAGACCACAATATCCTCTCATCCCGTATTGGAACGCCATGACATCACTCCATTCGAAGCGATCATGATCCCATACATCATAAGCGCTCAATAATTTTACCACGTCAGGGGTTTCGATATCATCGAAAAGATATTCCCACGTAAGCTCACAAGCCGCCGTTCCGATACGTCTCTTGCCCTTTACCTCGTAATCCCTCATATCGTCTATGGCGGTCTTATGATGGTCTATCCATACGACATCTATACCTTTCTCTTTCCACTCATCGAAAAGGAATCTTGTTCTGTTTCCAAATGACACGTCAACTGCAAACACCTTATCATATTTATTCACGTCAGGTATTTCCTTGCCGTAATTGTAAGGAAGAAGATCAATGTCCCCTTTGAAATACTTTTTTACTATAGCCGCTGACATTACTCCGTCAAGATCAGCCTCATGATATATACATCCTGTCATAATCTATTGTTTTTGATTAAAAAATCTATGTATTCTTTTATATCCTTGTTCCTATCATTATCCCAGTCAAATGTCTCGTTTATGAATTTGAAGTACGATACTGGGATCGAATGCAACATCCACCCACAATATTTCCCGAATGTCATTACCGTAGAGCCAAGGGGATGATCCGGTCTCCCGGGAACAGGGGCGGCGGTTACGCCCTGCGCCAGCCCCCTCCTACGATCTTTCTTGGCTGCTTTGATATCCAGATCTGTTTTCGTTACCTTATCCCCCATCGGAATATTGGTAATTAGTTTATCGCCGATAAACATCCCCCATCCATATCCTTTGTAGTTCTCTATACTAAGCTTCCTTATATCACCGAACCTTGACGAGTTGTTACAACAATCAACGACTAATGCGCTGCCCTTACCGTCCTTTATCCTGACCGCCCTGCCAAGCCACTGATAAAACGAAGAGAACGAAAATGTCGGTTTTCCTACTATCACGCAGTCCAGACCCGGATGATCGAATCCGGTTCCGAGGGCGGAATAGTTGAACACTACCTTCGTCTTACCTGACTTGAACCCCTCGACTATAGCCTCCCGCTGTTTCTTTGGCGTGCCTCCGTGAACCACTTCCGCCATGCCAGCGCATATCTTTGCGTTCATCCATTCGGCGGCGGTATTGCAGCTCTCAACAGAATCCATAAACACCAGTATAGATCTGCATACGTCTTTTAATACCATCAACCGACGTAAAATAAGGTTGTTTAAGCCGTTTTTTCTCACCGCCTCACTAATAGACTCGGCCGTATATTCGGAGCCGTTAGAATTAAGTTTAAGGGCATCTCCATTGAAATCCCATATCTCATATTTAAGAGGTGTCCAAAATCCTTGCCTTATCATCTCCTCCACCTGTATGACATGGATTAGGTTCTTGAAATATACCGGTCTCATACGAGTGATGAAATTAAGCTGGGAATATGACACCTGCCCTATCGACATCGTTTTAAGCCTGCATGGTGTAGCGGTAAACCCTATCACCTTTTTCGGTTTCAGTTCATTCATGAATGTCATGAACTCACTGCCGTCCTCCGGGCCATACCCGGCATGAGCCTCATCTATCAACACGTTCCTGATCCCCATCTCCTTAAGCTGACCAACAACCTTCTTGATAGACCCTAGCGTGGCGTATATCATGTTAGACAGCTCTTTCTTTCCACAGGAAGCGGAGTAGATGGTAGCCGGTATGCCATACGACGTTATCTTGTCGTGGTTCTGTTGCAGCAATTCTTTTGATGGTTGTAAGACCAGTGTCTTATCTCCCATCAATCTGGCCGCTTCCGCTATCAACAAGGATTTCCCGCAACCTACAGGACCTACGATCAATACCGGATCATTCCTATCGGAATTTATATAACTTGAAATGCTTTTAACGCATTCCTCTTGATATGATCTTAATTTATATGCCATCTTGATATGTGTTTATTCATGAGCCAGACTTTTGTTAAACTCCTCGATCTTGTCCCTATCCGTCTCATTAACCATCTCTGCCTCCTTACTGAACACGTCATACCCCTCACGGATATTATCCCCTACCATATTCTCTATCATCTCTCTCATTTCATCGCTTCTTACGGCGAAGGATATCTGGAACGATTTACTTGTGCCTTTCATCAGGTAATCAATCTGCTTCTTACATTCTGCCATTAACCGATCCAGATTATCGAACTTAACGAACTTGGAGTTGCCATTGGCTTTCCTTACCCCATCCTTAAAATCCTCCAATATCCCGTTAAATACATCCGCCATACACATCATGGAATGTAGCCATACCAGCATATTGAATTTATATTCATTATCAGCGTTATTCATCAAACTCACCAAAGACTCGCTTTTTGTCAACATGATCTTCGATTCCCGGTCTACGATATCCTTTATCTCCTGCCGGCATTTCATGGCACCAACGAAATCCATTTTAGAATAACATTCATTTGATTTCTCTACCAATTTCCTAATATCCTTTCTAGACATCAGAAGATCCAATACCTGTTTTTCTCTTTCGTTTTTATCCATAATCATTTATTTATTGACACAAATATAATTAAAGCCTAGATATTTACCTAGGCTTTTTAATAAAGTTAATCTTTTTTATTCTTTCTTTTTGACTCATCCCAATCCGATGAGTACCTGCATGTCCCTTGTTTGTGGATCGAGAAATCGCACCAAAAACACAAGGGCTTGGGGCGGGGTTCAAGGCAGGCCGGCTGGCGTCCCATGAGGTAGCGCTTCTCGTACTTATACCCCTGTTTGGCGTCGTCCCAAACGTGAGCTTGATAGCTATCTATTTTATTTGTCTCGAAATCATACATGTCAAGGAGAATATCGTTAAGTTCCTTGACCGATCTCTCTACTTTCTCCTTATCTACCTTCACGTTCTGATTGTCCAGCATGCGGGTAAAGAAATAGCTGCACATATCCGGTAATACCTTGTACTTTCTCAGTATGTAGAAGGCGTATATCGGATGCTGGAGATTGTGAAGCAGCTTATCCTCATCGAATAATTTTCTCCCGGACTTCCAGTCTATCGTATACATAGCTATCCTGTCTTTTGTCTTATACTCTCCACGCCAGTCCACCGATCCTATGATATGTACCTTATCGTACGTCACGCCATCCAAGGTAAGTGGCTTGGGTAGCTTATAAGGCAGGACGAAGCCCTCCTCCACGCCGGCCGGTCTCGACCCCCGGACCACCTTCTCCATTGGCGTAAGATCAGACCATGCCTTCTTATAATTGCCAGCAGCATCCTTCTCAAACAACCCCACAATCCATCTTATTAGCCTAGCCGCATGTTGCATAGACTCGATCTGGGATTTTACGCTATCAAAAGGAATCTTCTCTATATCCGCATAGTAATTGAAAGCCTTACTCATATCCTCATAAGAAGGTCTACATCCGTTCTTGAAGAAATACTCCATTGTCTGGTGGATAACCGTACCATATGACGTAGCCTCGTGCTTCTCCGTGGATCTGTGACCCTCCACGTAAGTCTTATACCACTTATATGGACATTGGACAAACGTGTCTATCTGCGAGTAAGAAGCGGCGAGAACCTTCTCCCCATTTATTATCTTACACAAGAGATGTGTCTCCGGGATAGTCATCATCGAATATATTTAAATCAAGTGATGTTTCGTATAAATCATATGCTATATTTTGAAGGTGATGGAATCCTTTGATATCCATTTTAACAACTGTGTTACCCCATAAACGCGTGATACTTAAAACGTAATCTTTTGTTATTGTTATATCTCCTTTATTGCGGTAATCATGATTATCATAATCGTTAAATCCAATCCAATCCAATATCCTCTCATTCAAGCTTATTGGATAAACATCACATTCGGAAGTATACCACTTTATTGTGCCATTATCAATTCTGCGTTCGAGAATCAAACTCCCTTTGTCCTTATGCATACCGGTAATACATCCTATCCTCCATATATTACCATCCTTATCTTTCACAATATTGCCTATTCTTAACTCCTTAACTGAAATCATATTCTTCCTCCTCATTATTATCGTCATCGCAATCATCGACAAGAGGGGTCTCTAGCCCCTCTTCCCAATCATCATATCCGAAGTCCATTACTTACTCTCAAGCCAATCGTACAACATATCCACAAAAATTCCTACAGTTAGTTCATCGACAGATTTATCGCCAAAGACATCATCCGGTATCCTTATATCCATCTTTTCTTCAATCCCTATCAATACCTCTAATAAATCAAATGGATCCATAGCTAGATCGGATGACAAATTACTGTCTTCTCTTACATCGTCAATTACCTCTATATTATTAATGTAATTGAACTCATGCATTTTCTCGAATATCTCTTCCCTCACTATCTCCAATAACTCATCTCTTTTCATAATCCTTTAAATAATCGTACAACATATTTGTAAGCTCTCCTACCGTCAATTCGTGATAAGGCTTGACATCAAGCACTTCATCAGGTATATATCTACCAGTTCTCTTCTCCATTTCCATTACGACTTCCACGAAATCAAGGGAATCCAAGGCCATATCCGCGCCCAGCTCATCATTATTGGTTATCGATTCAGGATGATTAAGCCCATTAAATTCACCTACCTTTTCGAATATCACCTCTTTTATCATTCTCAATAATTTATCCTTTTCCATAATCTAAATCGACATTTTTAATCTTCTACCTAATTCTTTTTTTATATCTGATATCCTTTCGATATCCATCTTAACATCGCCTGTGATAGCGTATTCCTTATCCATTCTCTTTGGGGGATCCGGAAGCCGGCTTATGGCGAACAACCATGCCAGCTCCTTGTTCTTGTTCTCCCTAAGATACAAGTCAGACGTCATGCCATACATTTTTATGATCGTATCGAATAACGTTGATTCCGACAAACTCATATGCACGCTATACACATTTGATGGTTTCCAGATCAAGTTATCCAATCTCATCGTATATTCACGTTTAAGATCTATGTGGGATATTACGGCTCTTACTATAGGTTCTTCCTTGAAGTTGGTATTAGCCACGAACCATACGAGCCGTTTCTCTACCTCCTTAATAGCCCCTGTATCCTTCCCCATATCGTTATATACCCCAACGATACGGTCCCGGATCCCCTCGACCTCCGGGGTCAGGCCGGGCGTCTCTATCAGCATCAGCAACGACCCTCCCCTTGGTGTTATCTTCCACTTCCCATTCTTCTGAAGCTCGATATAACCAGACGCTTTATAGCTGTCTATTTTTTCTTTTGGAATGACATCAGCCATCTCCTCTTTTTGCCGGATCATCAAAAGATATCCAACATCGGACATTGTTAATCCTGATGTCATCATCTGTTCAAAATTAATATACATAAGTTAATGAGTTAAAATATTGACCTAATCTTTCTAGCTATTTTCTCTACTATACCAGGATGATCGGTATCGTTGTATATGTTAATCAACGTGCGTAATATATATAGCCTTGTATACTTATCGGAAAGATTGAACCAAGCTTCCTCTATACGACTATTTATCGGCTTAAACATCCTCAACTCAGGTATAAGTTCATATGCTAAAACTTTTTTTCTATCCACTAATCCAAGCATATTAGCCGTTTCGGTTATAGCTGCACACATAGTTAACTCACGTCTACATTCTATAGCATTGTAAGCTCCTATCAATACCCTAAGGCCGTCTGCTTTCGATAATCTCTTTCCCTTTCTCATATTGTTTTACTGTATAAGATTCATTAGCCATACCAACCCTGCCAACTGATATGGATTGATTTATTGATTGATTAAGATGTCCTATAACCGACATCTTAGCCCTAACCGTATTGGCGCATCTTAGAAGGATGCGATAATCCTCTAACGCCCTCTCGTATCTTACGTCCACCCTAGCCCTTTTATCGGCGTCAGTCATGCTCTTACATGTCCCGTCCTCTCTAAGGCTTATAGCGATCTTGTCCCGTATGATCCTGATATCATCCTCGGCTATCACCAGCTCGGCGTCAAGAACCCCCTTGTATGAGCTAAGAAGATCCTCCACCGCCACAACTTCCCTTTTTAGGTTCTCCAATTCCAATATCATTGAGTTGTCATTTATCCTTTTATACTCCTGTACTTTATTGGATACCTCATCACAGATACTCATGATCTCCTTTTCCCGTTCCCGATTTATGATATATCTGATGCTGTATTTAGCCATTTCCTTCAACGAGGATATAATTTCCTTTATCCCCATCTTATCCTCAACCGACAATACGGTCTTCAAGAACATTTCCAGCACCTTTATCACTACAAGCAAGTAATTATGTCTCAATCTCATGTCAATAAGGTGTTTCGTCATGTACTATATTGAAATCATCACTAGGCGGTATATATTGTTGCTCCAACGGGATACTGGGAGGCGGGGGCGGCAGCGTCACCACAGTCGTGTCCGGCTTGCCGCTACCCACAGGGGCATCCGAGCCTCCCGGTCTTTCTTGGCGCACCACCCCTCCATCAGGATAATATCGCTCATATCCTTTCATGATATCTACATGTATAGCGTCAATTTCCTCCAATGATCTTTGACGGACCTTTACGATATGATGGAACAATAATCCATCCACACGGAAGGATCGTCTTGACTCGCTCTTGAAACGTTCCAGATTAGGATACCATCCTTGCGGAAATTGCATGTATGAGGAGTACCCGTATCTTTTCGGTATATTTAACGCTACCATAGCCGTACATAACTGTCCCAATGTATCTGATTGATAAAAATCAGATTGCTTTGGCATATGATCCTTTGGATCCCGCCGTCCTTCGATATCACGATTGAGTTGGGATATTATAAGAAAGAAAATATTAGGAAAAGTTCTTTTAGCGATATTACACATGGTTATCAACGAGTCGATATTTCTTTTGGCGTCTCCTGAACCTTGTACTAGAGCCGTATGATCTATAGACACGAATACCATTTTCTTATCCTTGTTTATTGGCATATACTCATTCCATAGAAAGTTTTGAAGCTCATCTACGGTTGATGGTTTAGGGATGTATGTTATTCTGCTAGAGTTCTCTTCCTTGAGGCATCTCTGCATTTCTTTTACCTCATCTTCTGACATCTCGTTAAGGAGTATATCTTGTATGTCTTTCCCCATTTTTTTTGATAGTGAACGTAACATCAAATCTTCTGGGTTCATCTCAAACTCACATCTTAACCATACATAATCATCTGCCTGTGGATTGATATTGACATTCATCACATTGCTCATGATCTTTTGCGCCAGATAAGATTTGCCAACTCCGGGCCTAGCGCCTATAGCCACCGCATGTTGTGGGTAGAACCCGCCCAGTAACGCCTTGTCAAGATAAGCGTATCCAGTACGAGCCGGGAGAAGCTCTCCCGACTGATACTTTCTTATCCTCTCATAGGCATCCATGATGATCTCCTTGGATGACCTCCATATCCTATCCTCACTCATCCTCTTGCGTTTCTATCGCCAGCCGTATCGGATTTAGATCCTCTGTTAGCTGATCTTGATTTATATCTTAACCCCTTAGCCGTATGGCATAGGTCCTTCCCTTTCCGATAAGCCTTCCCCTTCAACTTATCGGTCTTGTAGTTCTTGCGACCCAACTCCCGTCTCTTGGCTTTCTGTTCAGGACGAGCATTAATCTTCTTGTCCGTCTCAGCCTTCTTCTTTCTGGCTTCCGGATGTGTCCTATAATATTCAGTCGATTTCCCCATCCTCTTCGTCCTCCTCATCATAATCATAATTCTCTACGATAATATCCTCTCCATCCAGATACGAGGCTTTATCCCCGAGTCTATCTCTCATGCTCTCATAAGGATCGTCTCCATCCTTTATCTCCCACACACATACGTGTGGACCTATTATATCAATCAGCATATTAGCCTTATCCTCGCTTATGCCTTTTTCTATCATCTTATCCCTACATTTGTAAAAACCACATGTCTTGTTAAATACTGATCCTCCTACATAAAATCCTGTTGGCTTATGAATAAAAATTACTTTCATCTTTTATACAATTAATATTATCTATCAAATTTATTTATTTTCCTTTATCAAATCTCCATAACTCATATCCATATCACACACCACCGTATCGGTCGTGTTGTTTACCACATGGAACAGGAACTCCGGACATCCGTGGCAGGCGTTGCTTCCGATCACCACCGCTCCGTGCCTAGGGCAATCCTTCTTTACCATGGTTCTATCATATATCCGTATATGATTATCGCTATACTTTTCAATATATCTCATGGTATTAAGCAGTGATGGCAAAGACATCTTATATGGAGATACATGTTCTATTGGTATATCCAATTCACCAGATAGGCTTTTGTAAATATCCTGCACATCCCGTTTTGTCCTATACGCAAATATATTAATCTCAGTCATTACCATATCCATACTCCTAAGAAGATCCGGCTTAGCCAGCCTCCCCATCGGCTTCCCAAAAGGATCGGATCTCATCCAAGCTCCACACTTCTCGCACCCAACCTGCTTCCCCTCTACCGTATTTATTATAGTGGATGGGGTTTTACAGTACGGGCATATAGATCCGTTTAACATAGCTTTTTGAGCTAAAGACAGTTCTTTCATTCTGTTTCCTTTATTTCAACATTAAATAAGCTGCAATATCTATTGAAATTCCTGCTTTCTATTTCCATATCCTCCTCATACCTGTTAATTGATTTAATAAAATCATCGTAACAGTCCTTGCACATCCATTGATTGATTACCGCCACGTAATAGCCCACGGACGTAGGTCTGTTACACATATCGCAAATACCTAAGCACCCATATCTGGTGAGCTTATCCATCATCTCCTGTCTTGTTATTTCAAGCACCTTGAATTTCTTGTAATTGTCAACTACCTTTGCCATTGTAAATTTGTTTAATGATAAAATAATCCGCTATATCCATTCCCTCATCTATATTGGGTTTTGATTCTAGAAAATTACTTATCTCTATATTCATCCCCCTCATATCCTTGTCCACCTTCTTTCTCCATTCGTTGAAAGCGTCGCCCTTATCCGGGTACAGGACTATCCGCCTCCTACCCAATGTCTCTATCATCTCCCTCTTCAACATATGGATACCGCCACAGGCCATAAACAACCTACTAGGGTACACGATGTTGCAGATAACAGCCGTCTTCTCTGACTCTACTATATACACCGGAGCGTCATTGGGATAGAAGTTGATAAGAAACTCCCCGAACAGGCATTGCCTAAGCAGGTAATCCTGACCGTCCAGTATATGCACCCAACATACGTGATCCATGGGAACCTTTACTCTCTTCCCGTCAGGCCCGTAGTCCATTATCTTCCCGGTCCGCACTACCCAATTCTTATCCAGTTGCCAGAACACACAGCACTTACCCCAGTCCCCGAATCTCATCATCCCCACCTTATACAAGCTAAATGCTCTATTGGTATGATACGATCCGAAAATATTGGATAGATAATCCTGAAGATCGGATGTCTCGAAAGGATTAAGCGTCTCAAACATCTTGCTTACCGGAATGCAGTTGGCTATATCCGGATCCATAGGAGGTCTGTACCTCCTTAATACTTTGTTTGAATCGGTAAAAAGATCATTGTTCCCAAGCTCATTGCCTGTTGGATATTTAAAGTAACCACATTTATTTTTATGATCACACACCCCAAACTGCTCTCCAACGATCTGACCGGTGGTTACGTCCACGTACGGCGTAAAACACTTATCCTTGCCGCATTGCGGGCACGTCAGCTTCCTCCTTGGTTTGCTATGATCCAGCTCATACCGATGAACGCTCTTATTGAACTCCCTAAATTCCATCATCCTCTCCTCTCATTCATGACTCTATATATATAGTCCCTCAGTGGTTCTTTCCTTATCAACTTATTAACGTCAAACTCGCCTTCTATATCTAAGGATCCGATTCTTGATGTAACCATATAATTAGTTTTCTCGAACTTATACTTTCCTTGAAGATATACTACGGTAGCCATATTCAATATAGGGTTGTCAGTCTGTCTCTTCAACTTATATTGGCTGGTCTTTGCGGTAGGATCACCCGGAGCGAAGTTATATATCTCCTCTATCTCCAATATCTTTCCATAGTTCTCCAGTATCATTCTTCTATATAACTCAAGTTGGAAAGCATACTCGTCATAGAAATTGCCTTTCCTGTTTGATTTGAAGTCCAATATAGCGAATATCCTCCTGCATCTCTTTATCTTCTTTTTCTCCGTCTTAGGCTGACCTTTCTTGGCTCCCGTCTTATAGAACTCTCCTGTCTCGACCTCTATCTCCACCATCTCCGGCTCGCCATCCATCTCCACCACTGCGTCCACCGAAGAAGCTACTTTCAATCTCCTTGACCTCAACATCTTTTCGATCAATACAGGTTTTACATGTCTTTCCTTGCAGAATATGGCAAATGATATCAGATCCTCTATCAGCTCATCAATGTTGTCCACTAATATCCGCTCCATCCTATACTTGTCTATTCTTAGCTTAGCCTCCTTGACAGCCTTCCTTATCCATGTCGGGATCAGCTTTACGTTAACCCCGGTCAGATACAACCCAAATAGATAATGCATGATAGTGCCCAGATCAGCCCTATAGTTAGCGTACTCATCAGGGTCCTTGCCCTTGAGTCTCATCTCATTCTTCCATTTCTCCAAGGCTCCGGACGTATCACAATACCCATTGGCGATATTGTTAGTGGCTCCATCGTATATGATAGGATACCCATCAACATCCATCTCATAATACACACGTTTGCCGGCGACAGTCATTCTATATAACACAGGTGTCGGGATATCCTTTATCCATTCAGCGGCATAATACTGTTGCTCTGTCTCCAGATCATACTCAACCTCCATCTCCTCGTTAGGCTCGTTTTTAGGCTCTTCAACAGGCTTTTTCTCCTCGACCATATCTTTCTTTGGGACAGTTGATAAAACGTCTAATATGCCAAAGAAAGCGGTAAATTTAGGATCTGTATGATATGATCTTAATACTGGTAATGATGATCGCCAATAATATGACGACGCATTCTCGTCCTTTATCTTGCCTAAAATCTTGCCTAAAGCCGAACATCCTATCTCTCCATCATCCGCAATAGCCACATTGTGTCTCTCGGATAAACGAACTTTCATCTCATCAAACGATTCTTGATCGCTTATGACTTCCATGATCGTCCCATAACTATATACTGTGTCACTTATAGCCTTATATCCTAGGTCTAAAAGTAATCTTTGTTTTCTTCTATCCATGATAATAATCTGGTTTTTAATTTACCATCCTCCTCGACTTTAGGTGCGAGATCCCTCATCCTTCTAGCTGCCAACAGCCATACGTTGCCAAACTCGTCCAAGAGCCGGCTGAAATCCATCGTATCTAATAGATAATCGAATCTTGTATGCTCATCAGCCGTCAAGTAGATAATGTTATCATTATCCTCAGCAACTGATTTATATTTCCGTTTAGGGTATAAGTGGCATATGTTGCTTACCCCCGGGCATGGTATGTATGCGCCGGTAGCAGATCTCCTTGTCATACTCAATCTAGCCACATGGGCGCCAAAGAAAACGGCTAGGCTCTTCCCCTTCGGCTTGGCCTTCACCCGTATCGCCGCCCTTTCCTTTGGCGGTAGTTCCTTGGCTCTGCACGCGGGACACAACCCCTTACTCCTTATAGCTACCATCCTCCCACATCTCTCACACGGCAACATCCTACCTCTCATGCCTTTTTCTTTTTATAACTTTTATTGAACTCCATAAGGCTCATAGCCCTATATCTCTTAAGCCTATTAATCTTACCCTCAGTCCAATCTTGATCCTTGAAGTTGATGATCGTATCGAATATCTGAGCTAGCTCCCGGATATTAAAATTCCTGTTCTGTATCTTCTTATAGAATCCTGACCTACTATATCCTAGCTTGGATGCCAGATAAGTCTTATTAGATAATGTGAGGATACGATAAATCGTACCCTCCATCTTACTTATCTCCATCAACTTCTCGGCTATGGATGATGTGGTTTCATAGCTAGCTTTATTGCTTACTATTCTCATTTTTCTCCGGATTCCTGATCTTACCATCAAACTCGTAGAAGTCCATCAGTTTCTTCTCTTCCTTGATACAAGTGACAACGAAATCTGATATGGTTCCTTTCATGCCTTCCTCGAAATTCTTTTTGGCATGATCAAGGTCATTGGCCCGAACGATGTAGTTAAACGCCTTGCGTTTCTCATTGTTCGATTTCTCGTCTATCGTAATATAATCAGCCGTGACCTTATAGAACCGGTCTCCATCCATGGCAAACAATTCCGCTATCCTGAATCGTTTGATATCAACGCTAAACTCACCGGATATGAATGGCTTCATCTCCTCTATGATTCTAGCCTCACATTCGGTATAAGAAAAGGCATCTACTAAATACTCTTCCTTTACCTTCTTCTTCATGCCGTTCTCGGCATCGGTCTCATAAGAAACCGTACATTTAAACCAATTGTGCATTTTAATCTATATTATTGTTAAACAAAGGATAATCTTTTATTCCTTCACGAATATATCTTTCCGTATCATCATCCACGTCATAAGCCTTCTTGAAAAATATCATAGCCTTGTCCGTGTCGTGATCCACCAACGGAAGATATTCCTTTACGAAAAGAACTTTAAGATGATTCATGTGATCAATCTTGCGCCTTACATCAATTACTTTTGACCATATTTCGGCACGGATTTCACTCATCTTTTTTGTATTCTCCTTGTATTTATCTACCTGATCTTTATACTCCTCCTCAATCTTATCGTTCTTATCCTTGATAGACTTATAGGTCCCCTCATCTTTCGTATCAAACATCGGAGTATGTTTGATATTAATTATATCCAATTTGCTGTATAGCTTTTCATTGGATACGGTGAAATCATATCTAGTCCTATATAGATCAAAGCCACTTAAGAACTTAGCTATTTTAATAGCATCATCCTGATCAAGAACGGCTATATTCAAGCCCTCCAAATAGTAGAAGAAATGAGATGGAGAAATAGATTTATAGCCATACGTCTTCATGACTGGAGGCTCATCCATAAACCTGACACCTTCCTCCGCACATCTTATTACGATCAATTTCTCTACCTGCTCATCAGTAAGATCATATATCTCCTGATCGGTCATCTTATCAATTGTCTTCATCATCCTCATCCTCCGATATCGTTATAGCCTTTGTAAACTTTTGTTTATAGACCTCACTCATAAGACAGGCAAAAGTCCTATCATCCATACTAGCCATAGTATTGGCCTCTACCGTCAGATCCATCTCGATGTTCTTTACCGAGATTTCATAGTTATCATCATCTTCTTTATAGAAAATGACTTTACCACCATACTCGAAACCATCATCCTCGGCCTTAACCATATCGATGATCTTCTCTAACTCTTTTACAAATTTACTCTTTTTCATATGTGTAATTTTTATTTGTCTACAAAAGTAGACATTTTGTTTTTGAATTAAATTAAATAATGATTATTAATAGTTAATTTACTTTTTCATTCTATCAGCTTTTTTCTGAAGGCTTTCCGCTAAATCATAGAAAGCTATATTTACCAAATCATAATCTTTCGTGGTCCGTATCGATCTACTTACCTTATCCGATTCTATTAAAATATCAACGCTTTGAGCGAATACCTCTAACGCTAATATCATGGCCTCTCTTTTTGTCATATTTAAAATTTTGCATTTTTTATATCAAAATAATCTATGAATCTATCCCATAGCTCTCTATTCTTTTTATTAGGCTTGAATTTCCCGGATTGTACTCTTCTCACCAGTCCCTTAAAATCATCCACTGTTCTCTTTGATAAATACCACGCTAATACCATATTTGGATTTTCTCCTAACTCTTGATAGTGACCGTCTTTTACAAATATCTCTATCTCATTTAGGAACTTCTTTGTCTGATGAGGATAATCAAACGGATATTTCATCATCTCTCCGATACTTGACATTGGGCATAATATACATCCTATTCTTTTCATCCCTTTGTCATATAAGTCGCAATGCTTGATATTCATCTTATTCAAGAACTCCCATACATCCTTGTCCGTCCATGCTAATATTGGTGATATTATCACCTTATCCTTTCTACCAACACAAGAGACCATCTTTTCCTTATGCTCATCAAACTGATCGAATGATATATCATACTTTCTTTTACTGGTTCCGATCTCATTCCTTTTAGATCTTGTCTTGGATTCCTCCGCCCTTATCCCTACTAAAGTCACCGTACCTCCGCCTCCTCTCTCCTTGAGGACTTCACAGCAATATCTTTGCGTTTTTGATGGAAGACATTTCTTTTTTTCTTATAAGTTGGTAAAAATTAATATCCGGAACATGCCTTATCACGTCTGGGTAATTGTTCTTCACGAAAGATACTACGTTCGCCGGATCCACTGTAGTCATATTCATATGAGCCTCGAACTTAACGCCGGCTAATTTAGCTATATGGTAAAGAGCCTGACTATCCTTGCCTCCACTGAAAGCTAGATAATATCCCTTATCGTAAAATCTTAGGGCAAACTCCTCCCCCTTTCTTAATACCTCAATGGAGTGTTTTATTTTCTCCATCAACCCATCGGAAAAACTATACTTATTTTTAAGTTCCTCCATCTCCATATTATTATCCTCCATATATCTTAAACCCTTTTATGTTGTATTTACTTATGTCCGTACACAAATTACACCCTCCATGACAACAGCACCACGAGCAAAAGGCTAGTCGCTCCTGCTCCGGCCTACCTTGAAACTCCACTGCCGCCCTATACCATGCCGGGGATAATACCCTGACCTTCTCCGGTACGGGCGGTGTCATGAACACCGATCTCCGTCTTCCTTTGGCATCTTCCCTATTTCTCATTTGGGTTGTCCTTTAACAGCTCAGCTATCTTATCTTCCTTCAACATATTTTGCTTCCTCATATTATCCACGATAAAGGTAGCGAACGCCATATCATATCTCTTCCTTAACTCATCAACAAAAGATTTAGCTCTTGAGCTTATCATTGTCTCAACATTGCCATCCACGATCTTTTTGATCCTGCTCCTTATAAGCTCATCTACTGTTAGCTCCTCTTCCATATAATCTATCTTGAATTTATATTTCTTCTCGCTGGCGTTCTCAATGAGATCGCTCATTGATTCCCTCGCTATATCCTCAATTTTCTCTGATATCGGATTGGATATTTCTCTCATCAACTCATTCTTGAACTTTTCTTTAAGTTCACGTACTACAGCTAACCTGACCGAGCTGGTAAACTCCTCTTTCAACGTCGCTTCGTTGTACACAGCTTCCTCAAATACATCTTCTAAATTTAACTCTACTTGAATTTTCATATCATTATATTTTAGGTAATTATATACTTTCACATATTGCCTATCCATCAGCCACCCGTAAGGACTGCCACCAAACTCCCTGTCCATCCGCTCCGCCGCCCCGATGATCGCCTTTCGATTCCCGAACGAGAGCCACGAAGTAATGAACCCACTGACCTCCGCGTCCCTCCCGGAATACCGCCTTGGGAACTGGACGGGGTCACTGGAGATAAAGTCGGCGGTTTCGTATTTGTCCGCCATGCATTTCGGCATGTCTACAAATTTGTCATTCATTGTTTATCCCTTCATTTGTTCGCATGCCAATCTTTCAAGTTCCGGTGTAACGTTGGTATTCATTATGCCTTTCAAGCAAGGGCATTGTCGCCAGACTATATCATAAATCTTTGACAATTCAATCAAAGCCTCATTGTTTGATTCAACTGTCATAATCCAATTGTCCGGCGATATCTCTATCTCCCTGCATGGTATTTCTTTCTTGCCTTTTGGCATATATCCGTTCTGATAGTCTTTTACATTACATCTACCAAAATATCTTCCAGTGAGTATTCCGTTTTCGTCCGTCTCAAACAACCCTCCTATCCATCCTATCTTATGGATGTTCTCCGTCCACGTTCGAGTGGCGAATAAAAACTTTTTTACAGGAACTTTTGAAAATGCATCAACATCATGGATACTCCCGTCCGGCTCTTTGAATATCGATGATTTTCTTTTATTCTGGCAACTCCCGTCTAAGCCTATTTTTTTCCATTCTCCATCGTCAAATCTCAAAGGAGAGATTATATCAAAACTGCAAAGTTTCTTGACGAGATTGATTTCAAATGGTGCCGAGAACCCGCTGTTCCCATGAGAAGAGAACAGCGCGACAGCTTCTATTACCTGTTCGCGCATCCATTTGTTAGGACCGTCCTCTTCTTTGCCATATCCGGCTAATTCCAATTCTCTTATCGCATGTTTACATAAATTACTGTTTGCGATAATATACCGAAGAGCCTTCTTGTTGATAAGGCTCTTCTTGCTCATTTTCCTTACAATTCTTCTACTCTTTTTCATGTTTAATGTTATTTAATGTTTTAATCACCAATCTCCTCTATCATTCGTATTGCGCCATGACCATCTGTTTCGCGAAATCTTTGTACGCCACTATTTTTCGCAGGTTTGCTCGCATTCGTATTTCCCCGATACCGCCGACCGGAGACAAGGCGCCTGTATTAACACCTCTTCCCATGTTTATTCCTCCTTGTTATATAATTGCTTGTTTTTATATTCCAACATCCTTCCCATCCTCTTTAACCCAATTAACTGTATCGCAATACCAACAATACCCTGTCTTGGAATCCTTTTTATGAGAATGGGATCCACATGTGGCGCACCAATAATTATCATCCATATTGTATGTATAACTTTCATCCTCATGCATTTTGGCTATTCTAGCTACCCTATCCTCCAGCAGATCCTTTAGATAATGGCATTCGTAAGGTCTATCCTCTTCCTTTAATATATAAATATCGATATCCATCATGCTCCCCATCCTGTCCGTACACATACACTCGGCGGCATGGCGCACGTTCCCTTCCGGCATCCCCGGAACTATCTCCCGGATCACCGCCTCCATCTTCTCTTGGTATTCGGTGTCTACCTTAGCCACCAAGTCTTCTAGTTTATCTATTAAGCTCATAATTTTTATTGTATATAATTACTATTTGATATTTATACATGTTTATTCTGTATCATCTTCACCTTCACCTATCATATCCGTATGACCAAATACTATATCAATAAATTCAAGCATCTCATCATTAAACGATCCGCTTTCTTCTTGCAGCTTCCTACATTCATCCTCGGTCAATCCACAAGAAGATACCAGCTCCTCTGCGGCTTGCGTCCATCGCCCGTCGTGAGCCAGCTCCTGAACCGACAGCCATACCCCTTGGTTCATGCCTTCCATTCTTGCCTTATCTAAAATACCCTTATCCTCCATATCCTCGATCATTTAAATTCTTGTTTATTATAACAATCTCTATATCGTTTAACATTTTATCTTTTGATGTTTTTTCTACTGTTCTTGGAATGATATTAAAATCTTTATCGCTAAGTTTATTATCCACCATAATCTCAATCAACTGCTCTATGGTAAGCCCAAGCTCATTATGGATATAATTCTTTATCGCTTTATATTCTTTACTCATGGCTTTTTATTGTTACTATTTCTATTGGCTCATTGGCGAAAGTCAATAGACCACCTATTATTCTCTCGATTGTTCCGTTGGGTAATGTTACACCATAATCATCATCCCTTACCTCATCCTCATGAACACCCGCGCTATGATCATCTGGATCATCATAAACAAGTTCCCATCTAAGCATAGGTATTTTCCATGTGTCCTCTACCCTATCATAGATAGGACAATCATTAAACACAAGCTCCTCTCCGTCTCTGTTGACTGCTAAATATGCCATAAATATCCTCCTTAAATTACTATTTCCAAAAAACTATATATCCATCCTCTATATTGCTATGATATACAACATCATTGGTATCATTATCCAATATCTCATATACATCACCCGACTCATCCATTACCCCACGAAACACATTCTCTCTATCCAAGAAATAACATGGTTCCTGCACTTTTGGCAGCGAACCATCCAATGATATCCACTCCGGTCCCATCAAAGTTATTTTAGCTCCCATATGATTCTCCATTTAATATGATTACCTTAGTTTTATTAAATTGATCTGATCTTTCGATCTCTCATCTCATTCTTGTCCTTAAACATCATTATCCTATTTACAATCCCCTCCGATTCCATGTACGTCGAGAATCCATGTATTCTTAGATATTGGATGGCTGATAATGATTTTTCTAGCACATCTTTATATCCTACATCTATCTTAACTTCTTTACCCATAGTCCTCCTCCATTTCTCATATCCAACTTCTACTCATAACACTATTATAATCTATTCCATTATTCATAACCACTTTATTAAAGGCCTCCTCGGTATACGCCAAAGACTCGCCCCTATTAGCTCTCTCGATATTTTCGCTCATCATCCCCATAGCCTCGATCAAGGCCGCTGATGAGTTGGCTATTAACTTAGCCGCTTCCATTATCTTATTATCATCCATAATCATATTACTTTAACTTCCTCGTTCCACAAATGTCTTTCATATACCATGGTTGTTCCTATTAGGATTCCGGTATCTTCTCCCCAATATTCAAGTATTTGATTCCTGAATTTGTGACGCAATTTTTGTATTCCTCCCTTGTTTTTATCATAAGAAGAGTAATCTGATAATCTTACTGTCTCCATCGTTTACCTCCTTCATTTGTTCGTATGCCAATCTTTCAAGTTCCGGCATGGTGTTTGTTTCTTCTTATTTTCCCCCATACTTATTTCTCATTTCATTAATATAGCTCATATACCAATCTCTTATATCCTCTTCACTATCCATGCTATACTCTTTATTGAATGGATCGTATCTGATAAACTCCTCTGTTCGGCAGAATGGGCATGGGATCTCTTCCAATGGCTTGATTAGAACACCATCATCACCTACATTATCCAGATCATACAATATGCCATCTATGCAAGTCGCGTCTGGATAATTCGCACCGAAAAGCGGAAATTCTGGACATGTGTTTCTCATACTTGTACTATTCAAATTCGTTCTCATATTCCTTTCTCCTATCCACTTCCTTTAAATTCAAACCATCAGGTGTCAATATCTTCTTTTCCAACAAATCAAAGAGAAGCATCGCCCTTGACTCCACCTCTGTTTCCCCAAATCCGCTATATACTTCTGTTGGCGAATCGTAGGCATTGTAACGAACATAGGCAGCTTCGTAGTATTCGCTATCCTTATTCGGGAAATATTGTGTCAATTTCAACCAGTCATCCCATATTTTTGATTTACTGATATTTATCATACTTGGTAGTATCTCTCCAAGTTCATGACTCATATAAGCCGGTATGAGGTCGCCTTCTTTTCTATATGAATACCTCATTGTATTTTGTGTAACTGATTCTGTTTGGGATCCCCCTCCTTTCATCTCTTTCACAAAATAAAATTCCGACTCTGAATTTACACCCAACTCATGCAACTTTAATGCAAGCTCATAAGGGCACATAAAATTTTGATATTTCATGTTATTCTATATTTTCGTTTCTGTAATCCCCGGCATAGTCCAACCATACCCTGTAATCATTTCTGTACTTGGTCGCCTTTATTTTCATATTCCGGGATATACTCTTATTCACATTTTCACCAAGTACACTCCTTAGCTCCTTCTGTAAGACCGCCCCGATAAGAGGATAGACGTCCGAATAATTGCCTTCACACTTCTCGAAATCTATTACCTTGTTCCCTATTGCCCGTTCTAATGCCTTGTCCATTGCCTTTACAATGGATTCTTGCACATTTTTATATCGATTGATAAAATCCTGTTCTTTATTTTCCATTTTAATATGTTTTTTACAAAAAATGTTCATTACCTTCATAAGGAATACAATAGATCCATCCCGTCCCATTTAAGCATTCATATCTTTCTTCTTTATATTGAGCATCAGCAATTTTCCTAACAAACAAACTTACGTGCCAATCATCGTCTTCTGTATCTCTTACTAAAACTTTATCAAATGGCTTGAATTTATATTCTGGTTCTATTTCAATACCAAAGAATTGTTTCAAACACATTTTGGCTTTAGTCTCTTTGCTTGTTTTAAGAGCATCAATAAACTTTTGCCTTTCATCCTCAGTAACAAGTCTGTATTTTTCAATATTATTACAATCAGCATGTGCTTTTCTAGGAATCACGACTCCCCTCCCCTTCTTCCATGATGCATGAAAAGATGTAAGATATTCTCCGTTCGTATTTAATATAAACAGGTAATCACCCTGCTCATTACTCAATACATCTCCGTCCTTGAATGTGGTATATTCTGGAACTTTAAGCTTAAGTCTATAATTCTTTCCTCCGAATCCATTATTTGAGAACCAATCTGATATTATGCCGTGATCAGTATGGATAACTCCTAGGATTGGGAAAGACTCTTCCCTATGATACACAAACTCTACTCTGTAATTATCGCCATCCGTTACAATCATTCCATTGCGCTCACCATTGTTGATTTTCTTTGCCAACTCTAAATCAAATGGTATTGTTATCATTTTCTTTCCCATAATTTTACATGTATTTATATTGTTATTTTCACTTTAATTATATCACTACATTGTAGCTTTATCTGTTCAGCCAATCCAACGAACATGGGCGGACGCCTCGTTCCCTCGCCCACTTTACCCATACACGCCGGCTCCACCGGTAACGCTGCCCATGACGTCTTGGATGTCTCTCCCGTAAATCTGATAGTGATTATGTGTAGACTAAAAATTACTTTAACTCAAATTTAATTCCTTCCGGGAGTTGGGAGCGATCCACGTTATTCACGAAATCATCAAACTCTTCTCGTGTGATCTTTTCCCCATAATCACACCAGTTGAAAGATAAAGTGTTCGTGTGATTATAATATATCACATTATCGGTTGACAATCCATAATCAAACACACAGAGCATTATCTTTTTGTCTGTTTCCGCTTCCCTGATTACCTTATCGTATCGCTCACAAATTTCAGTACGCTTTTTCAACATCTTTGCCTTATGAGCCTCCTCCCTACGTTTTTCGATATTTTCTGCGGAATAATACCCGGCTTTAATACGCTCTTCAATAAGCAAACGTTCCTCGTCCGTTAGTGTCAGGGTAAATCTTTCTTCTTCTGGCTTATATGGATTAACCCATTTCTTTCCACACAGGTCTTCAAGTTCCGCAATAAGCTCGCCTGATTCATGTTTCCATCTATCCACAATTCCCAGATTGAAAAGCAGATACTTGAAATACATCTTATCATCCACCGCTTCAGATAATTTGGAATATTCCTTGTCTGATATACGTAAATATTCAATAGCCACAGACTTATCGCTATTCTTTATGTGATACATACCATTTTCCACCGGATACATAGGAGCGCCATAATGATTACAACAATGTAATGGTATAAACTTCGCCAATTCTGGAACATACTTCGCAATCTCATCGTGGCAGCAGCCTCCCATATACTCCTTATATCGTCCATATTTGTTTTTTTGTCTGATATCGGCCGTTATGCTCCAGTCACACATATTGTTATGACAATCATCATCTAAAGATACTGTGGCTGTTATTCTATATTCTTCCTCGTTTTCTGTAAAGAATTTTGTACTTGAATAAAATAGTCTGTTTGTAGTTTCCATATTATTTTAGTTTAATTATTACACTTGTGAAAAATAAAATCTACGCATTCCCCCGGTGTATTATTAGCGTTATTGTACCAATAAAAACCTTCTGTTTTCCAGTCTACACTTACGGGATCTGCTTTTACTCGTTTCAAGAAATTCCTTATTTCTTGTTCTTCATTATCTAACAAACCGGTATAATCATCATTTATCAGAGCACGAGCCCAATAAACCGGAAGCCTGTATCTTATTACCTCTATATTCATAATCTCATCAATTTACAAATTATCAATACTAAAAAAACTCCAACAATCTATTACAATAAACTCTCCTACCCCATATTCCGCAAGTGACTTAAGTGATTCTATCCCATTGCAGTAATAGAAAACATTATCATTATCATCATCATTGATGCTTAATGATAATTTTATTGTCGTTCTTCGATCATCCCCTGTGTCTTTCCATACGATCTGACATTCTACGTATTCAGGTTCTTCCCCATTCTTTTTAACGAACTCGAAAAACATAGAATCAATATCTTTCTTGACTCTATCTACATCCGTTATCACTACCTCTTCCTTGCAATCCCCACAATTAGCATGCATAAAAGATTCATCAAGATAATCTATTATTTCCCCGGTGTTTGGATTTACGATCGCTTCACAAGCAATATTTGTTCCGCCACACCTTGTACATATTACTTTCATACTATTTCATTTAATGGTTCAACATACACATCCCCATTCTCATAATAAAGTCGATCTTCATACTGATTATGATGAAGCTCCTCACGTATCGCATCTTCATTATCAGCCCAATACTCATACTCCTCATGCCATGACTTAAAGAAGTTATCATAACATTGTCTCATCAGATCCTCCAAAGAAAAATCTTCCGGATAAGTACACCATGCATTGTAATAATCAATTATTGGTTTAAGAAGATAATAATCATAACACATCCCTGTCAATGGGCAATTATCTCCATAGTCAAACATCACCCTACTATACTTGTGCCTGTATTTGTATTTCCCATCAATATATTTACCTGACGTGGAGAAATACTTGCCCTTGATAATATATGGCATAATATTGTTGTTGATATATCTGAACAGTAATTTACCGCATAGATTCTCAGGGAATATATCACGATGATAATCTGTAGGGTGTTCATAAATAGGATCCTTGTATTTAAACTCATAACTAAAATCATATCTCTCGTATCCAACTTCCCAATTATAAACCCTAGTATCTGTCATATCCTCAAAGGCTTTCATTGACTTTTTATAGTCTATGCCATAAGCATCCATACATTGCTCCATTACATTCCAGTGCTCACGCTCTATAATTTTCTTTTGTACGTTTTCTGATAGCTCATCAAAGCTAAACACGGTTAGATTTATTGTTTTCATATTATTGTTTATTGTTTTCTATTCAACCATTCTTTGTACCTGACCTCAAAAGCTATCGGGTATCAGCACGCTGTTTCATATTCTTCCATATATTTTATACGCAGTCTGAGACAAACTTCCTTTGCTGTGTAAGTCCGGTAACTGTTTCCAAATATCTCTTCCGCTCCATAATAGGAAACCAAATCATATATTCTTGTAGCAACCGGACGAAGCAACCAGTCATTCCAAGTATCACCGACATAGGAACAAAACGACTTCAAATCATCTTTTGCCCAACCTGTCAAAAACATCTCACGCATATCTTCCTCGCTTATCCAACTGTACGAAAACTTGTTTGATTCATGAGGGTTGCGGTATATACATTGCCAGCTTTTTTCTTTGGTAATATATCTCACTAATAACCCATACTCAAAAAGGCTGGTAACTTTGTCACAATCCGTACCATGCCACACGGTTCTATCAAATTTCTTTGTTGCCATATTTAATCCTCCATTTTTAGAAAAGTCATATCATATGGCAATTTTCCAACTTCTATACATACAAAATCACCACATTTAAAGGCTCTTTCCATATCATCGAATCCCTCAATTGCAGCTTCGGATTCATCATCAGTCCGCACCCAATACAATTCTAATTCATGACTTATAACAGAGTTCCAAAGTGCTTCTGCGACTTTTCTGGATAATCTTTTCCAAACAAATCCGTCACTAAATACTATCAAATCATCGGTTATCACTGTCTTTTTCATAATTCCTCCTCTTTTTAAATGTAATTGGATCCCTAATATTAATCGAATGACATACGTACCTCCTTATGTTCACGTTTAGAGATATGATTATGGCTATTCTCACGAACCACCACAATCCAGATTCAGATATCACTCACCCTTTATCTTTACGAATGGGTTTTTTACATAAAACTCCACTACATCCTTAGATTTTATAGATGTCACTATACCGGTGGTATCCACAAATCCGTCTGTCTCATCCATTGTCAAATCTTCTATTCTATCTCCCGGTAGAAAACAAAGATTATAGTCTTGATCAATATACATAATCATCTTTAACCTAACCATGTCATCAATGATGCCTTTTATTCTCTCCACGACATCCAATTGATCATCACTAAGCATTAATCTACTTTTTGATGATTTCACTAACCTTATGTCTCCATTCTTGTTAACTATAGTTAAGTCATTGAATTTATACACATCTTCACGTGTTCTGTAATATGTTTCCTTACAATAAATTTTTCCTTTATCATCTATTTCAACATCAAAATATTCCAACTTATCCTTGACAGCTCTTCCGTTTTTGTATTTCCACACATCACCTATTGGAATGAACCCATATAATGACTCAAAAACATCATATATTGATAGTCTTGTCTTAGGAATGCTCTCGCCCTTTTTAAAACATTCTTCGGACGAATAAAATAATTTCCCATCTAATGTCTTCTCAGTCCTACATCCTCCCCATGTTCCTACATATCTAACTACTCCATATGTAAAACTGATCAAGATCTTATCAATCTCAAACCACTTTAATCTTCCTGACATATCGTCAAAAAGATATCCACTCTCTAGATAAACCGATAAACATTCTCTAATTTCCATAACAATTTATTTTTTTTTAATTAAACAACATCATTTGCCTTGATCACTATCCGTCTCAATATTATGAACAAGCTCATATAGATCATAATCACTACACTCTGCTAAACATAAAGAGAAGACGTTCCTGTCGTTAATCAGGAAATAGCTATCTTCTAATATGAAGATAGATCTCCCTACCTCTAAAAAACAGTCCCATAACTCATTGCCTCTTTTATTGCCAAACACTTTCTGAAAAGTATGACGATCTGCCTTATTCTCGAATTTACGCATCCGTCTAATCCACTCATATCCGTGCCTCACTAAATCCAATCCGCCGGCTTCATCGAAGCTCCCGTTTTTATCAATCCATTTATTTACATCTATCAACATACTCCCTTATAATATTACATTAAACAACTCGTTTAACCTATCTATCTCACTTAGGTATTCATCTTCTTTATCAAATCCAATTTGCGTCCCTCCCTCCAATCCAAAGGACAGGGTAAAGGATATGACCCAGCCCGATCCGTCCACGGCCTGCCCCTTGGGAACCCAAGACATCACCGTCTTCTTGGATATCCACCATCTCCCTATCTGAACGAAATCAGGATAGTTGTCTATTAAATACACCATCTGACTAACCATCTTATTAACATCATCAAAAGGCACTATATGATACTTGTTTCTTATCCTGACCTTCAAGAAGGGGTTATCCATATTATATGCCGCAAATGCTGATATCACGGAACTAGGATATCTAACTCCTTTTATTATCACCCATTTCATATATCACCCCCTCTTTATATAACATAAATTCATTGGATAAAATTTATCCGCGCTCTCTTTCCCTTCTCCGCGAAAGTTAGCCAGCCCGCATGTCAGGATGCTCACAAGGTTATCCACCACCTCCAACTCGCTCGATTTGAACCACGCCAACTGACTATAAGTTTCACCTATCCATATTATACTCATTCTCCCGTCCCGACTGACCTCCTTGACCAGCCCTATATGGTTTTTAGTGTCCTTAATTACATTTGATTCGTCAATATTTGTAAGCCGAACAAAATCCATCGGCCGTATCACTTTATTCTCGTCCATGTCTTTATCCTCCTATATTCTTTTTATTCTCTCAATTTACGCTTAACCTCTTTAACATATTTAGTAGAATGTAGTCCCCTATGCAATCTTATAGCCCGATCTATATCCTTATTCGGATTATGATGAGATTGATATATCTCGAACATCTCCCTAGCCTTGACAGGATTTGTCCTATCATCGTATCTATACCGCTTTTTCTCCCGTTTAAGACACAATATCCTATTAACCTCATCTACATACACCTTTTTCATCTGCCACCTCCCTAAAGCCCCGGATGAGGCGTTATACGCCCGATCGTCATTCCTTGACTCCACGAAAGACAAGGCGGCCGCCAGCCTATCCCACACCCGTGCCTCGATCACGGCCGGCTTCGGGGCGAGGGGCATGCCTCCGCTTCCTTTTGGCGGTGTTAATATTATCATCGCCATCACAAGTAAGTATCTTATCATGTTTACTTGTTTTTATAAAACTCCTCCCCAAATTTCACGTTATCCACATAATCCTCCATGCACTCATGAACAACTATATGAATATCCCCCTCCACATATGTTACCTCGGACATCAGCCTCTCATTAGTCACCCACCAAGAATAACTATCAATATGCCGTGTCTCGAATCCATGATCATGTAACAGACACATAACATTATGTTCTAAATTCTTAACCATCATCACACAATCATACACGATATATCCGTTGATACTTTCATGAAACCATCCGAATGCGCAAATGTATCTACTCATTAGCTTATACAACTTCCTCGCTACTGGATTAGGTATTACCTCATCCATATCAAAATCCATACTCTCCTCGATAAGCTTATCCACATCCCGCTCCTCAATACAAGCCCTAGGCATGCCTTTCGCCCTCACATGAAGGCGTGATCGACTATCCCGGCTTAATACCGTCCCGACATACTTCTTCCCTTTGGTATATCCCATATTATGATTACCAGTAATATGGAACATAATTTTATCACCTATGTTAATCTCTTCCATATCCAAGATATTTATGTTATTTGTTATCCTTTTTTATACAAAAAGAGGATATAATGGCATAATATTATGATATCAAGACACGAATACGTTATCTATCATATTATCATACATATCCTCCATATAACGTTATTTATGGCATTATATCGTATATGATGCTGCATACCATAAATACGTCCAATCAATCCTCTTTTAAGCTCTTATCGCTATTTAGACTATCAGCTATACTCAATATCTTCGAAATAAGAGCCTTTTTAGGCTTGTAGTCATCATTTACGCTTATAACCGAGTAATTATATACCACGCCTTCTTTCGACACCTCCACACCCACGTATTTAGGCGCAACAGCATCCCTATGCAACACGATAAACGGGTTTTTACCGTCCAGTTTATTTATCAACTGGTTAAACTGTCGCCTCGTCATCTGATAGTGATATTATTTCCATGTTATAAATACGATCTCTCTTTACCCTTATCTTCTCGCATAGCTCATCGAAGCACTTATCTTCTTCTAACTTATCAACATAATATGATACACTTGATTTAGAGCTTCCTTGAAGATATATATTCCCTCTTATATTCTTTGAGAAAAAATTAGGCAAGACCATCTTTTGTCTCTTATCTTTATTATCCATGTAAGATATAACAACAACCCACAACTCTGGCTCCCGTTCTTTTACCGATAACATAAGATCGAGACCCGATTGACTATTGATATTCCTTCTGCCAGTTTCGTTATAACGTAGAATAATATAATCATCTGCGTTATCATTCTCAACCATCACGACTATGGGGCGATCGCCCTTCCCATTATCACATAATACTCTTGGCTCTTCCCCGTTGCGGAGATATACCTTATCGTAATCTCCGTTTTTGTATATCTCAAAATCAAATTCTATTACCATCTTATTTCCTCCTATTGATATATTGTTGTGTACGACCTTCCTCTATCTTCTCGAAATAAAATTTATTCCCATATAACCGGGTGAAACAGATATTATATCCGAAATGTTCCGCGCGTCTGATCTGCGCGTAACCTCTACTGATGTCATTATTATCAATCAGCGTAACAAAACAATGTGATCCTACTTCTGTATTCAAAACCAGATTTTCCCAATCTTTTACCTCCATATCAAATCTCCTTAAATAATTTTTTGTTATGATTATCGCTATTATACCATTTATCAATATTATCGTACTGCTTTGGATAAACCCCATAAGACCTACACCACCTAGGTAACGGCCCGTTCAGCACGTCTAACGCCGTCTCAAGGTCAAACGTAGCTTCCTCCTTGACACAACACCCCGATCCACTTCCACAGCTCGGTATATAAGCTCTACTATACGCTACGCTCATCCCATATTCCCCATGACTCAGATACCCGATGTTGGGTGAATCAGGGAAGGCGTAATACAACATCGTATAATCACCCTTACTCCAACCTCTATTATAAGTATCATCCTGCCATGCGAAAACCCTGCAACCGGCCTTCTTTAACTCATCAGCCGCTTTTCTTAAAATATTATCTCCCATATCATTTATATTTAAATTATGCCAAGGCGCCGGGAACCGACCCCGGACCATATCCGCACACGTACGATCATGGTATTCCTTCCGCCCCGCCAAGGCTTGGTTCAACATTAACAAACTTTCATATCCTCACACATCTTAAAAAAGACCTCTCTTATGATCCTCTTATACAAGATGTATATCTCATCATCATCCTCATCGAACTCCACGCCCCATGAACGTAATAAATATCTAATGTCGCAATCCGCTATATGAATCCTAAATATGGATGGAACGCTCATTATGTAATCCTCAAAAGCTTTCTTAATCCCATCCCTTTTGATATGTTCTTTATACTCATCCTTGAACACGTCAAGCATAAAAGATAGATATTCCCTATCATATTTAAACTGCTTCCCATAATTATCTGTATCTATATGATCCAGTATATATATTTCTATAGCGTCTCTATCGTATTTTGACATACTTCTTCCTCCTCCTTTTGATATTTTATAACCTTTTTCTCCCCATACGCTTTCGCTAACTGGATAAGTTGACCGGTAAACACCTTGGTACGGTGTTTTACGATCTTATCCACCAGCTCCGGGCATCTGGTTCTCCACCTATAATTAACCTCACCTTTAGCTTTCTTCTTGTAATACCTGTAGAATGTTACGGCTACTACCACTTCTCCATTCTGCTCGAAAGCAACCAAATCGTAATTGTTGTAAACTATTTCGTTCATGTTGTTATTATTTTTATGTACTTAATCACTTCTTCTGGCAAGGATGCTAAATCCCTAACCCTTTTACCAAAATTGTATGTTTTTCTCTTCCACGGGTAATAATCCCCTACATACATCGCTATTCCTTGAGGATGGAACGGGTTCGAGCTACAACTAAATATCGGATAATATAGGGCATTATTATGATTATTACTCTTACCACTTATACACACAATAGTATATCTATCAGACGTTTTATCGCCAAAATCATATACTCTTACCTTCACTTTCATGCCATTGGCATTTGTTATAATATTATCCATATATACCTCCTTTATTGTTTGTTGTTCAATCCGACTAATCTATTTCCTTCCCATATAAGGTATATGAGCCACACCATCCACGACTCTCATTTGATACCCGAATATGATTCACAGGTTTATTCCCCGCCATACAATTAGCGTAAGATAATACCGCCGACATGCTTCTAAACCCAGAATCCATTGCTGATTTAATAAGCTTCCTATCACATCCAAATACCAATATCTTTATAACATCCTTCTCTTTTACAGTTCTTCTTACACGCATAATCTTGCCATAAAATAAATAAACATAAAATCTATTCTCTCTTTGTTATCATCCATCCTATGCCCGGTAATTTCAAAAACAACCCTACGCTTTTCTACAGTCTGTATATTATCTAACTGAATAGCTATGTAAGGATATTTTATAACTTTCTCTCTATTGATGTTATTCAAAATAGCGTTGACATCTTGCCTGCGAAAATACATATTTACCCCTATGTAGCTGGCAACCAAAAGACATTCGTCTATTATCCTATCAGTATCGAATAACAATAACATATCATCCTTCTCGACAGTATATTCCATATCAAGAATCTTGATACGTTTGCTTCCGTCCTTCTTATCAGCTATAAGAATCCCTATTATATCCTTATCGGTCGTAAGGATATAATACGCCTCATCCTTTGTAATATTATCACGAAGGTAAGATAGCGCTTCATCCTGTAATCTTAGTAGTTCTATTTCGTCCATATTTATTTCTATTGTTGCCAAGGGAAAAGGGACGGCGCTGGCGACAAGGCCTGTCCAGCCTCCCCGCAGCCGCCCGCATTCCCCTTGGTGGTATTAACTTCCTCCAATACTCTCATCAATGTTTAATTCTTTCTTCATCCCAAATACAGTCTCCCTTACCGTATCAAAATCCGATAATTGATCTTCGGGATTATTCACAAGCTCTCTCCGGTTATTCTTCCTAGGTTTTCTAGATGTAAGAATATATTCCGCACAACAGCTTCCTTCAAATGTCCTCACTCTGGAATACCATAGATCACCGGTCCCGTACTCAACACATATATTCATGTTTATGATGGTATTATCCCACGCTTTTTCCGGTAAATGTTTGAAAATCCTGTTAACCCACCCCGTGTCAATATCTATATAAGGACAATCTAAATCCGATGTCCCCTTAATATCCAGATATAGCATAACCTGTCTATTATTCTTAAACATTCGAGCTTTCACATTCATTTTCTTCCGTCCCCATACCACTATTCTATTATTTCCAACTTCCCGTAATAAGGATAAAAACAACCGTCTCGATAAACCGAATATCTGAGCGTTTTATCCTTTGCTTCATAGATGGTAACACAACCGCTGTTATAAGCGTTGGATAGTTCTTTTGCTACAAATCCACCTATTCGTTTATAGGTTTTAGGCGTATCCGCCAACGGCCTGCCTACATATATTTTTACCCTCTTGCACTTTTTGTCGCCTACGCATATATCCTTTCCTCTAAGCTCTGTTAAATACATGAATCTCATATCAACCGATTTTAAATCCAACATTCCTCTACCTCTATCTCCATACGATCCTCCCAATTACATAAATCAGGGTTCTCTCCTTCATAAAAGTAATAGTAAGCCCATACCTCAATATCGCCCACTTTTATGCATCCATCACTGCACCATTCCACAATATCGTCATTCCTGCATACGTTTGTCGGTTCAGCACCAAGCGACAATAGTTTGTTTATTATATTGTCACCGAACCTTTCTTTCGCTTCCTCTTTCGTCATATCACTATCAGATTTTTAATATTACACTACCGCCAAAGGAGAACAGGGAACGGGCGACCAGCGGGGCCGACCCCACGCCATCGCCGCCCCTCGTTTCCCTTGGTTCCCTCCGTATCACTCCCACGCCAACAGACAATATCTACCACCAATAACACTATACCCACCATCACTCGCAACCGCTTTGCGTTTCCACTTAACGGTAAAGTATTACCCCCGTTTAGAAAGGAATCCCATTGATTGGAAAGTATTTCTTTTGTTGATTGAAGGGGGTCCCCTTGTTTTTCTTTGTTTTTCTTTGTTTTCCTTGGGTTTCATTGGGTTTCATTGGGTTCCCTTGGGTTCCCTTGGGTTCCCTTGGTTTCCCTTGTTTCCCTTGGTTTCCCTTGGTTTCCCTTGGTTTCCCTTGGTTTCCCTTGGTTTCCCTTGGTTGGAGGTGTCCCCTCCCGCAAAACAAATCAACCCCACCAACTCCCAGCATAAAACCCGAGACCTTCCTCCCGATTGTTCCACGTGGAACGCCCGATTAGTCTAGGATGTCGAGATCCTTGTTCTTGATTGCCTTATATATCTGCTTTATGCAATGTATTGATAATAAAGCCAATAAAAGAACTATGATTAAAGGCAGGGCGTCGCCCATAGCTATAACATACCGCCCTAACTCAAACGCCATGTACCCACAAAACAAAGTAAGCACGAAATATATAACTAATCCCATAAAATATACAATAAGTAAACACGATTTTAAAATTACGCCAAAATAATATAATCAATTGAGTATCAATAATATAATATATATCAATCCCTAGAGCTTCCTCTAAGGAAAGATAAGCCCAAACATAGATAAAAAATATACAATAAGTACCGCCTATTATATACCTTTTAGGATCGATTCACGCACGAAACCATACATAAGGGCACAATATACCCGCCTGCATGGATATAAATATATACAGAATGATACATAATAAAGTATTTTACTTACACATTTTAGATCAGGGCTTAAAATTTGCCGCCTTAACACTTTTATGTGTAAGCAAAACATATGAATATGCTATCATTCTGTAAAATATAGGCACAAAAAAGCCCTTCCGTCTTATATCACTACAATACGGAAGGGCAAAACTTTAAAATCAAATAAAAACAAACGGCTACTGCCTCAATTTGTTTGCCATGTAACTAACACGCTTACGCCTGCACTTATCCGACTCCCTACTACAATCTAATTTATTAGAATTGTACAGCTCTTTGGTAAGCTCAGCATAAAACTCAATTTGAGGCTTTCTTGCAGCCTCTAAAGTCTTTTCTTTTTGAATAGATAGTTTCCTATTCAAATTAGCAAACTTTCTCCTATACATAATTTATTAGTTTTAAATGGCACCAATAAGAAACGGTAAGCCGGAGACAATACGGCCGGCGTTATCGATACTACCAGCCGCACGCCCGCACGTCCCCCTATTCCCTTTGGACTAGTCCCTTTGCCCCGAACGAACGAGACCAAATACGCACATACGTCACCCGTGATACGTACCGACAAGGCGCACTTTGTCCGTCAATTTAACCGCACAAAATACCCTTGTAAGGGTTGTTATTTTGCTGCTACATATAGCGCATAAGTATTTAAGCCACCTTAAACGCTATTGTTTTGATACATTAGCACGGTTATAACACCGTTATGCACTCCATACGTGTTACTCTAGCAACGTATGGACATACGCCCTATACATGCGTATATACACCAACGTACCCCGTGATTCTACACGGCCTACTAGGCTACCTAGTGTACTTACCGGATTGATATAAACCTAAAGATAATAGTACTATTATAGACTATAATAGTACTTAAACCACATTGTTAAGCGGCGGCCTATCTACTGCTAATTCTCTATACCATAACAATATGCAGTATGTTTATATCAATATGTTAAATATCGTGTCCATTTAGTCTAGATCAGTGGCACGGCGTGAACGTATGGACATTACCACCATAACGCTCCTATACATAAATAATATAGGAGCTAAATACTTGTTATCTTTCGTTTTTTGGGTGTGTTAAATAGTATGTAACACATTTAGCTATTAAAGCAAATGTATACCGTTTAATAGGTACGGCGCACTTTACAATACGTTTGTCTTGTCCGTTAAATACGTCATAATATATACCCCCATCATATTCCACAGGCTCATTATATCCAAATCTTTTATGATTAGTGCCTAAAATTGCAATGTTTTCTATTTTGTCAACTGCTGTTTTAATATTCTTGTCTTGTTCTAATTTATCAAAATATTCTTTCTCAATCTCTTTATAGGCGCAAAAAGTATTATCAATGCGTGGGAGTATCTCCTTACAAAGTTGTATCACAATTTCTTTATCTTTAGCCAAAGCAACTAAAGCAGGTACAATAGCTTTATCTACTTTAATATCGTTATCCTTCAATATTTCGTTGATCTCTTTTCCGGACTTAAATAGGTTACACCATGCTTTGACAGCACCAGTTAACGTTTTCTCACTTGCTTTTTTTACCTCGTTTTGTACTTTGTTAAGATCTTTACTTGTCATTAGATTTGCCCTTGCCCTAGGGACTTGTATAGGCATCTAGCACGCCTCGTTTGTTAATATTGTTATCTCACATTGCAAATATAATACATGTTTTATTTTCAAACAAATATTTTACAATAAAAATTCGACGATTATATGTAATAAATCTAATCAAATGTAAATGTGTATTAAAATATTGGTTTATATCATTGATAATCAACAATTTAAACGAAAAATAAGCATTCTTTTTTCGGTTCTCTGATCGTTGCCGTTTCTATTTTTTGATTTCTGAGGGTTGGGGGGGTGACCCTAAAAACGGCAGCCCGGCCGGGCCGATTTCGGGGAGGTGGTCCGTCCCGCACCTAGCCCCGCACCTAGCCCCGCACCCCACCCAATCCATATCCTCCCCCATCCTAACACATCTTCCACCCATTTCCATTATCTTTACCTCCATTCGGCATAATTTGTTATATTTGTACACAACTTAAATTATTTAATTATGTATCAATATATTATATATAGTAGGGGGGGGGTATTTTAGACCCTCAAGAAAGGAGGGGATATGTTTAGACGCAGGACTTTTTCCCCTAACGGTATTCACTACCGTGTTAGTATAAACAAGAACATGTGCCCTAATCCTGTAGACATATATATAGACAACAATATATATCAATATGGTTTCAATAGCGCTTATCTTGATATATATCGTGATAAGAAGATAAGTATCATAAGCATAAGTGGGCAGGTAGTTTACAGGAATCCGCAAAATGAGTACAATATTCTTCTTGGTGTAAGCGATGGCGTTATAGAAGGATCTTTTACGTACGAATATAATTCTGGTAATCAATGTATTTTAGCTAGTAATGTTATATACGGTAATAGGATAACTAATTTTACCCCTATAACTCGTATAACCGAACCTAATGAAATTATTAACTTCACTTACGATCCTAGGGTATCTTTAGATAGTATAGAAAATAATTATATAGATTGGGGTGATAACAGTTATGTGATAAACGGTAATTGTATAAGGACAGATCTTTGTGAGAAATGCAAATTTGAGGTTACCGGGAAAAGCAAATATAGATCATATCGAGTAAATGTAACCATAATATGATCATAAGGAATAGCTATTCCCTCTCGCGTCATGTTACAGGATCCAAGGGGATGGGCTGGCCTTCGTCCTTCCGTCCCTGCCCCATCCTACCACCGCCTCCCGTTCTTTTTGGCTTCTCCCTGTCTTATCTTTGACCGGATATCAAAAATTCATATCTTTGGAACAAAACTACAATCATGTTTAGAGACATACTTCATAAGATCAAGATCTTCTTCTGCGATGAAGATATCGAGAAGATATATGTAAGGGATAGTACGGTTATCTGCAACAACGAGACACATAAGATGTATGATGAGATACTTAATGAGCTAGGTGATTTGGCTACGGTCGTATCCAGAAGCTACGTGTATGGTAAGATTAAGGACGCTACTGGGTTAAGCGTCCGTCATATAAGTAGGATAATTAACCATACCAAGGCAGTAGATGTAAGGTAATTAAGGAAGCTACCTGACATAGGAATTACCTACCTCATATAGTTCGTTAAATGTATGATACCCGTCGGATATATTACCCATCTCATCTTCATGTAAATATGTTTTCTCGAATATATCAGACCTACAAGGATAAAACTCTCCATTTACCCCTTTTATGATATAATCACCTACATTGGCTGTCATAACACCTTCAAGGGTTTTTATACTGCAATCAATACAAGGAGGTATACCTCTATCCGCATCACCTTCACGAATAACTTCTATTTTAACGCTATCACCAGCGAAATCCTTGATCTCATCATTATTAAAGCCTTTCCATTTTACGGCTTCTATCGCAATTGGTTTCTTTACATATCTATTCATAATTTTACGATTTAATATATTATTATCTTTTGATATACCTTTCTATAAGATCTATGGATAATTTAGCGCCCAGCTCTTCCTCCAACAGGTTAAGGTAGTTCCGGTGCAGGCATCCGCCCCGCTCCACCTCCCTAAAGCCGGCCCCGTCCCGGATCCTGACCAGCCCTTTCCCTGGATCCATGTCGATCAGATCCCGAAGCTCGTTCATATTCTTAAACCGGTTTTCTATTATCTTAAATACATCGATATCAGGTTTCTTATCCTTATTCTTAGGCTTTATCTTAATTCTCCCGCTCATAAGACATTAATCACTTTCCAGTACTACCAAACCCTCCATTTCCTCTCTCTGATTCTCCAAGGTCTTCTAACGACCCTACTTGATCCCATACGATGCGTTCCCGTCTACGGATAAGCAATTGAGCTACCTTATCCCCTGCCGAATAAGAAGGGTCTCCATAGTGATCTACACGTCTAGTCACTACCATAATCTCCCCTCTGTATCCCTCATCTACGGTACCCGGAGCGTTTTGGATAATTGACTTAGTTTTTGTAATGCTACTACGTGGACGGATTTCCATCTCATAATCCTCAGGTAAAGCTACATGCACACCAGTATGGTATATAATCCTACCCCCGTCAAGTTCTATGTTTTTAACGAACAGATCCATGCAAGCGTCCTCCTTATGGGCGTACTTAGGCAATATCGCTCCTTTTTCCAGCCATATCTTGACCTTACAAGCATCTATATCTTCAAGTAATGATTCTACCTCATTATAACTCATTGGTTGTTCTGACGCCAATGAAATGGCTCTTGCCAATACATCTTTAATCTTGCTCATCGTATTTTATTTTTAAATTCTTTCCCTTTCGGGCATTGTAATTTACATTCCTCGCCACAAGCGGAACAGTTGGGTCTCATTCCGGGCACCCCTCTTCCCCCGTACGGCCAGTAGGCGTAATCGCAGACGCTCCAGAATGCCTCCATCGCCTTGATCTTGGCATCGACGGTTATCTTCTCCTTCACCTTTTTCATGCTTTTCCTGAACTCGTCTTTCATATCCTTCCCCTCTATCTGTCTAGCCTTACGTCTCTCGTTCCACCAATTGTAGTAGAATTTATCTGCCATCTTATAAGCTTCGGGGTCAAATTTATCACGATGCAGGATAGGGGCGTCCTTGATCTTTCTCAAATTCCTGCCACAAACATAAGCAAGCCCGGCGTACGGAGGTATGTCCTTAGGATCAACCAACCCATCAGGAACGCAGTAGTAGAAGTAATTGGGGCGGCCGTACCTAGTCCAGCCTCCGGCATCGTACAGGGCTTGCCTTCGAGCCTCGAACCAGCCTTGCATTACTTGGTGCTTTTCCTGTTTCTCGAAATCCTTGTTATAGTCAGCCAACGAGATCTTTACCTCAATCTCATAAGCGTACATGGATCTGGTTATAGCCAGATAATCGGACTCCCAATTATAGACATACAAGTTGTTTATAATCCATCTAGGAGATACCAAGAACTGTCTGTTAAGGATATCCAATATCCCTCTTTCAGTGTATTCAGCACCTTTATTTGATCGCCGTGTTCCCATCTCCATTAAGAGGATTATTCCTATATCCTACCGCCATTATAGCATTACCTATCAACATCCTCAACTTATCCATATCTTTATCATGGAACGAGAAAGTGGTTAAGATATGACCATTGGTCTTATCATAAGATTTTATCATCAACACAGCCACATACTCACCCATCATCTTTCCGTTCATAATATCAAGATCGATTATGCCGTGATCTATTAGATCAACCACATCCCATCCTGCTGGTAGATACTTTTTTATTTGATTTATATCCATATGATTAAATTATTAAATTTTGTATAAATATATTTTATACATTTATTATCGCTCATTCATATATGAGCGATTTATTAAATACAATATTCATTGTGATAAAAATAAATTCGTTTTAACAGATACCAAGCCATGGCTGACATATTTTAATTTCTTGCAAGATACATCTTTCTTATTCTCTCCATTAATATCCCGAATATTAAATTGCCCAGAAAGCCTTCTTGCGTAAATAAAATGCTCTTCTCCTTGAAACATCACTTTATCAAATAACCTAAATCCAAAAACTTTAAAAGGAGCCTGGTTTCGCTTTCTAATTCCTCCTTTCAATATTTTCATCTTATGAATCTGACGGTTATGGCGACGAACTAATTTACGTTTGTAATAATATCCAAGCCTACATGAATTAAAATTCCTTGAAATCACAAAAGCGTCGGATACATGGGATTTTTCAATTCCATGGTTTATACGATTATATTTTGTTATGTATCCGAACGTCATCGAAACGTTATCGTATCTGGATTTTAACTCCTCGTACAACTTCCATTTCATGATTCCCATGACGGCTGCGTCACGAAGTGACTTGCCTCTGCTTACTTTCAATTTGATATTTCCTTTATGAAATTCCTTATGACAAGTCTCACAAAGAGTAATTAAATTGGATGGTGAATCTCCTCCTATCTTCCTTGACTCAATATGATGGATATTAAGGATAGGATCTTTTGACTTACCCTTACAATGCTGGCATTTATGCCCGTCTCTTGCTAAGACATACTCCCTAACATTCCAAAATCCTAATTGCTCACCTTCCTGATACTCTTTACCTGATATCTCTGGATTCTTGATCTTTTGAGTATCAAATTGGGCTACCTCAACAATCAATTTTGAGACAGGTAGTATAGAATATACAAAACTGATAATTCTAACATGAGAATCAATCTTATGGCGGACAGATGGAGCAATCCATCCATCCTTCTTGGATTTTACCCTATTATTGAATCTTTGCTTTCTATACCTAAGCCTGCTTCTTCTAGTCCTCCTTAATCCCCTTCTTGTTGATAGAAGATCAACAACATCACTTCTTAGAATAACCTCACTTGCGTAAAGCTCCTTGCTTTTCGTCGTAGCTGACAAACCAACATGCTTGGTTCCCGAGTCGACGCCTAACACAATCTCTTGTTTGTAATCGGATGTCTTGTACGTTAATTTGATGGTAAAAGGACATGTGTTCACAACGACCGCTTTGTTTTCTTTTAGCAATCGCCTAACCTTTCCATGCCTTGTCGTAGGCATCATCGGTTTTCCATCTATGTCCTGTACATACACCATTTTACAAACTAATTCAATGTTTATTCAACATAAGTCAGGGCAAAACCCTGTTAGTACCCATCGCCAATGTTATTGAAGGTTTTGTACAGGCAACACTGGAACCCAAATACAATCCCTGTTTAATCACCTACCTTAGAGCTACGGACTTGGATAAACATCCATAGGTAACTATATATTCTTCAATAACGTAGCCTTTATTTCAAGACTTAAGCTAATAACCTGATCCTATATAGATATATATAAAATATTAAATGAATTTCAACACCTTATATATTATTTGAGGTTATTAATTACCGACCTACAGGAATATGTTTAAGAAAACACCATGTACCCCAACCACGACTCGAACGTGGATCCCATCTTTAGGGGAGATGTGCTACTTTCCTCTTGAGCTATTGGGGCGTATACCCTGATCCTCACGGACAAGGGTATCAAACAAAATCTAAACTCTAAATCTAATGACAAACTCTATTAATCCAACTGTGGACCCGGCCGGGCTTGAACCGACAACCTTCTGGTTATGAGCCAGTTGCTCTTACCAATTGAGCTACGGGTCCTAAATACACCACATCGTCTTTCACAAGAGGATGTGGAAAGGAATTTCTCGAAGTTTATATAGTAATATCATGAAACTATTGTCCAACATTCTAGCATATAGCACCAATCCTCAAACGGGAACGTCTCTATACCAGACCTACCCCATCCCGTCCCCCAACTGTTCTGTAGGACGAAGCCGGCCTTGTCCCAGCCGGTGAGGATAACGGCATGACCTCCCAAGTTCTGTCCTTGGCCTTGCCAGAATCGATTACCATAATTATAGCAATACAGACCTATAACCAGAGGCCCATTCAGCATCAAAGCCACCTTAGCTGATACCGGATCTATGATCCTAGCGTAACTGTTTATTTTCTCCCCATCTACGCCTACGTTCTTGATAGACTTGATAGCGTCACGAAGAACCATCCCGTCTTGATCCTTATCCTCTCTCAGATCATATATATCGTAGGGAGAGATCTTAGCCGGTCTTTTAATAGCCCTTATACTCTTTCTCCAGTTAAGTATCTCAGCTAAGCTTACCGCAGCGCAAATAGGAGAAGATCCTTGATCCACTACGCTATCAACGTTATTGACCTTATACTCATCAGGAACAGCCTCATGCTGCATATTCATAATAGCGTCCCTGTCATCCGCTGGTGAAGGTATGTAACCTAGTCCGTATTTCATTATCTATCTTTTTTATGGTAATCAATTATCTTAATATTAAACGTATCGGATCTTTGCCTTACCTGTATAGACCCTCTAGCCTTTCCCTTGGCGTCGTATAGGGCGGTGAAGCCAAAGTTATCGACCCGGCCGTCGTCCAGCGTAAACCGCCACTCCTTCCATTGGCCCATCACGGTCCCGGAAGACACTATAGAATCCACTACATAAGATATGTCAGTAGTATCATATTCCGTATAATAGGTTCTTGACGTACTGCATCCGACAACCGCTAAGGTAAATAACGTTAACAAGAAAAACAAGATCTTATTCACTTTTCTTAGATTTTTTACGTTTCTTAGATTTCTTCTTATCCTCCGCCTTATTCTCGACATTTACGTCAATACCGGCATCAGCGACCTCAGGGGCGTTATTTTCAGGTATATCAATATGACCTGAGTTAGGATCCATCTTATCCTCATCAACAACAACCTCATTAGGAACATCGATGTCTAAAATCTCTGCCTCCAGATACTTGATACGATCTGACATGATTTTATTCTGGTCCTCAAGTTCCTTATATCTTCTTCTAGCCTCATCGAGTAATTTGGATGATAGTTTATGTTTCTTCTCGATATCCATATAAGCCCGTTTAAGAGTCTCTTTATCTTTTACCGACTCATTATATATCTCTCTTGATTTACTAAGCTCATTACCCATCTTAATTATAATAGAATCCTTTTGTTCTATATCCATATTAAGGGAATCGGAAAGAGTTTCAAGATACCCTACTTTCTCTTCTAATTCCGTTATCTTCTTGCGGGAATCCTCATAATCTCTTTTTAATCTACTTGAATAGCTAATAGCCTCATCAAGATCCTGATTTAGAGTATTTATATAACTACTCTTTACTATCTTCAATCCGAACATGTTCATTACTTTTATAAGTTCTAAAAATATCGGCTTTTATCTTGCCGACTATAATTAACTCAGCTATATGTTTGTCTTTCTCGACTATAGCCATATCCTTACGGATATTAGTGACCCTGATCATGATATTCCCGTTATTAGACGAGACGAACGGTGATCCTACCAAAGTAAGTCCCGTATCTCCGGTAAACGACGGCAGCATCATCAACACCCCTATGGTATTATCCGGAAACGACGCCCATACCCCTGTGTCTATATCAAGGACATCACCCTGTCCTAATGAGAAAGCATTACCCTGCTTGATAGGAATATCCTTACCCAACGAGTTCCATGCTTTCGAGAATCTTACGGAGTTAAGGAAGATCTTCCCCTCTTCCTCCATCATCCCTACCATAGGGTCGCAATTCAATCTAACCTCGTTTTGTTTATCATCCGGCTTCTCCTCAAGCTCATCAAGGTCTCTGGCTGATGTAAACGACTTGCTTTCCAGAAGCTTTTTAATATCCTCAATACTGGCCATTATAATTTGATTATTAAATAAACGATCTTCAATCCTAACTTCAAATCAGATGTCTTCTCGAACATCTCCCTAAGAGGTAAGATAGTAGCGTCAAGATCTGACGCTACCCATTCTCCATCCTTATAATACATATCCTTTTCCTCGGAATACGCTATACAAGATCGATGCCCTAGGTTCTTCATAACCGTATCTACCTTATTTTGGGTAGGCATCGAGACACGATTTACTTTAGTAGATATATTGAAATTACTCTCCATTAACTTTCTTATTTTTAATTAGTTAATTAAAATGGAAGATCACTGTCATCTCCAAAAGGAGGATATTGAGGAGGTTGTTGTTGACCTCCAAACAAAGGGGCTTGCGCTTGCTGCGGGGCCTGCTGGTATGATGGAGGAGGCGTTTGCGATGGAGCCTGCGTAGCGTATGACGGTGGGGGCGTTTGCGTTATAGCCTCACCAGCGTTGTTTTGGCTTGGAGACTGAACCGGTCTCACGCCATCCGCTTTAATACTTTGGATATATTTATTAAGTACCTGATAAGCGAAAGCGTCTTGGGTCGTATAATCAAACTTCTTATTCCCCATTATATCAGTACTCTCAACCCTGTCAGGCCATCCATTCTGCCCGTTCTTATAATATTGCTGGATAAGCTCGTCCTTACCGTCAGGAGTCTCCCTTGCGTATGAGATAAAGAAATTACCGGGAGCATATTGATCCCCTTTCTTAGCATGAGCAGGATTGATCACTACCTTACGTTTCAGGTCGATATTAGGCAAGTACCTTACCAGTGACTTCACGTAATTATTAATACCTCCTTTTTGAGTCACCAAAGGAACGTTTATAAAGTAATTACCATCCTCATCACTTATCTTTATGGATAAGTATTTGGCGTTTATTCCATTGAACTCCACTTCTCTTACGCTAATATCAGACAAATAACCTTCGATACCGTTCCAGAACACCCTCCAATAAGAAACGGCTCCGGTCTTCTCGTTTATATGCTCCTCGAAACCTTCCTTTGGTTCTCTTGATGACTGATATAATAATCCGCTACCACTTACTTTAAAGTAATGGTTATTACCACCTGATGAATTTTCTCTAACTCCCATTTTATGTATTTTTAAATATTAAACAATAACTGATGATGACAAGAAATATTCATTCTTATTATCCTCCCCATAAATCTTGTTGAAATGAGATTTATGATCATGTTCGATAACGACCCTATTACATGATATGCTTTTAACTATACCAAGATACCTACCACATAGCACATCGCATATAATATCATTGCCGTTATGCGATAAAGCCGTAAGCCTTTCCTTACAAGATCTTCCAGACATAGGGTTCTCTGACATAATACCGCATCCTTTTTCCGTAAATATCAATTTACAATGATCAAATTCATTTATCTTGATATTATTCTGGAGAGCATGGACGAGTAGATCCTTATCAAAGACATAGGTACTTGTTTTGACAAAATGCTCGTCCACGAACCTCCAGTTAGGATAATTACCGTCAAAGTGAATCTCATACATATCCATATCAGGGGTAGAGAAGTAAGTCCTAGTATCATCTACTTTGATAGACAACGTATCTAATGACTTATTTATATGCTTATCAAGTAATATAGAGGAGGCGTTTGATACCGGGATAAATACCTTCTCTACCTTATCCTGATTAGGAACAAAATACCTGTAAATAGTATTCCTGTCAGTACTTACTATATTAATATTAATATCGTCAATATCAATAACCACATTCTCGATGCAAGGATAAAGCTCGTTGATCTCCGTATAGTTACTGGCCTTGTTAAGTATCGATACATAATCATTCATCTTAACATTAATACCTCCTTCAGGAATATTATATACCATAGGGAAGGTATTTACGTCAAACGCCGGACAACTATACTCGCCAGAGGCATAGTATATGGTAATACTGTCCTTCTTATCAGAAAGCGTGATCTTAATCTCGCCATTCTTCTGCTTTTTTATAAACCTGATAAAAGAGCTTGCCTCGACCAAGAAGGAGAAGTTAGAGTCAGTCTCGACCTCCAATCGCTCTATAACACATACCTTGGCATTTACGGAAGTGATATAAGCCAGATTATTGACAACATCTATCTTAAGATCCTTATAAAGGGAGTTGGGACCGGCATTCTTAACAACCGTCTCCAATTTGCCCAACTTCTCATTTAATGACTTCGACAAGCACTTTATCAACATAATAAACAACTTTTACATGACATTGCAAATGTAATCATAATTATATTAATACAAATATAATAAATACTTAATAGTATTAAAATAATTTAAACTTACGTCTAATATACTCGGCTATAAGCGTAGCGTCACACATTCCGTCTTGTATCTTAGTAGGTTGTACTCCTTTCCCTGACCATGGTTTCACGAAAGAGACCAAAGGGAAAAGGCGCATGGCGCATCGGATGGAGGTAGCCTTCGTGTCTAACTTCGCCGCCGTATACACCCGATCGGCTGTCGTATGAAGCTCCTTCTGCCAGGTCTTTGGTTGCACCTCCTCGAACATGAACCTGACATCAGGGTGCGATCCGTATCGTTCCATCATCTCCACCATCATCGCAAAAAGTGCGTTTGGTTCCCGACGTCTCCCGCCAAAGGTGAAGTTGCTGGCTGCCGAGCTGTTGTGGATGCTATGGACGTCCTCGACGGCGATCGCCAGCGTCCCGCCTCCCTTTTCTTGGATCTTGTCAGCGGCATCGAGGAAGAAGCTTGATATAGCCCTAAGATCTATATCCCCCTTAACCGATATCCTTGGAGTCATAATTACCTTAATATCCCCGTTCTCCGGGATCATGGACAATCCTCCGGTGTCTATACCCGGATCTATACCTATTGATATATTCATAACTTCAACGTATATAATGAATGGAAATCCTCCGGTCTAAACACCTGTATTGAGTTATCCGGATACATACCTATATAATAACCGTAAAAAGCCCGTAGAATGCCATTTTCTAGGATTATATCCAAAGCCTTTACCTTGTGACCGTCAACCATCACATCAAGCTCCTTGGTTCTTTGGGATATCTTGTCAAACCATTCAGGTATAGGATCAATCCCGTACCTGAATGCGTTTACCGTTGATTTTATCGATATATATGTTCCCATACACTACATATGATTAATAACATCATTTATCTCGTCTTGATCTAAACACGGTCCACCAACTACTTCCTCGGTATTTTTCCTCTGATTAAGAAACTCATTGGCCTGATCTATATTAGACGCATATATCCATCCAATATATTCTTCTCCGTTTATTTTATATTTTGTAACAAATTTCTTCTCAGCATCCATAATCAAATTAAATTACAATCATCACGTTTAACAACCTTAAAATCTCCCTCTCTAAATAATAGAACTACGTCAGTTCTATTATACTTACACTTCTTGATATCCACCAAATGGTAAGAAGACTCCCCTATGGCGGGGCGAACCGGTCTCAATACGGCTACGGCTATATCACCGCCAAGCTCAACCCCACCGGTTACACCTTGTAAGCACATGAATATATATCCCTCAAACTCATGTTTCTTGCCGATAAACTCGCTCATAGGAATACCTACGAATAGATAGGTCTTTACATCTTCTTTTTTTACCTCTATAGCGTTCTCAACACTAGAAGGTATTACGTCTACAAATTTTGCTCCGATTGCCATATAATTAAATATTTAATTTAGTCCTTAACTCTTGACACAATTCTTGATTGTCTCTCATGATACTTAACGTATTATCCACTCCATTGCCTACCCGGACCTCTCCGTACCAGTACCATGATCCTTTACGGGTAAAGATACCGGTTTCCTCACATAACTTCAAAAGTTCAAGTTCCTTGTCGAACCCAACTCCATAATATAAGGCCGTCTCGGCTATCTGGAACGGTACGGCTGTCTTATTCTTCAGCACCTTTATCCTGACCTCATGACCTACTGAAGATCCGTCCTCGCCTACTATAACCTTCTTTCTCGCCATCTCCATACGGATAGAGGCATAGAACTTAAGAGCGTTACCTCCGGTCGTTACCTTAGGATCGCCGTATATAACACCGATCTTCTCCCGATACTGATTGATGAATACCAGAACACAGTCGCTTTTGTTTACGATTCCTGTAAGAACCCTCATGGCTTTGGACATCAAACGAGCCTGCAATCCCATGTTGCTGTCTTCCATATCGCCCTCTATCTCCTTCTTCGGTACCAGATTGGCTACAGAATCTACGACAATAAATCCGACCTTCCCGGACTCGACTAACTTGGCTGTGATGTCAATAGCCAGCTCCCCGTAGCTTGGCTGGGAAATAAGGAACCGGTTCACGTCCAATCCCATCTTCTTAGCGTATTCGATATCAAAAGCGTTCTCCACGTCTATTATAGCTACCAGCTTATCGGGGTGCTTTTTCTGGAACTCGATCATACTTAACGTACACATCATGGTCTTGCCACAAGATTCCATCCCGACCAGCTCATGGATCCGGCCTACCGCCCATCCGCCGCCGAGGGCCTTGTCCACCACCAGAGAACCAGTGCTTTCCCTTGGTATGGATATTATAGGCTTATCATCGCCGAAGTTCATTATCGAGCCTTCTCCAAGCTCTTTATTTAAAGATGATACTAACTCATCTACGTCTGAAAAAAGTTCTTTCTTAGCCATTATAATCCGTATTCCTCGAAATTAAACAAATCCTGTTGTTTCTTGATCATATCCTTCCCGATATCAGATATCTTTTCCGGATTCAAAACACCCTCATTCTCATCTACCTTATCCATAAAGTCAGATATCTTATCGCTTAGCAGTACCATATCTTCCTTAGGAACTGATTTTAGATAAAGACCGTCTATAGACCTACATCTTGAAAGAGCGGTATATATCTGTCCTATCTCGAAGGCTCTGCTGATGTCTACAAATATATTATCTAAAGTCATTCCCTGGGATTTATGGACAGTTATGGCGTATCCTAACCTCAATGGATATTGTATTATATAGCCGCAAGAAATGCCTTCAAGGGAATCATCTACCTGCTTGTACTTCATCTTCTCCCACTTCTCTTTGGTTATCTCCACCTCAGTATCGTTGTCTAGATGAACATATATCGTCTCATCAACAGTATCTATGCTGGTTATGATACCCATCGAGCCATTGACATACCCGTTGCCGTTTCTGGTTATTATGACCTTAGCCCCTACCTTTACTATAAGCTCATCCTCGCAAGGCGCTACAGGCTTCTCCCCGAATACAGTAGCATCGAACTTAAATACCTTATTATTGATCTTATCAAGATTAGTCTTATTTATCTCATAAGCTTCTTTGTTAGTTGAGCATATAATTATAGTATTATCCATATTATCTGGATACTTGACCCTACTATCCAATATCTGTCTTGACTCGTCGGTAATAACCCCACATCTTATATCCTCAAGTACGGAAAGAAGCTGAGGATCTTTTTGACGGAATACGTTCTCGAAGGTAATGACCGAGAATCCTGACGCTCTTAATGCCTTTGATGAGAAAAAGAACCGGCTCTCATAATATTTGTCGATAAAATCATCCGCCGTCACCACAGGAGGTAGTTGTGATAGATCTCCAAACATAATCAACCTAACGCCACCGAAAGGCTCCTTGCTACGCCTGCATTGTCTAAGTATGTCAGCCACCTCATCAAGCAAATCAGGTCTTACCATACTGATCTCGTCAATGACAATAGTATCAAGATTCTTGATCTTCTTCTTCATAAACGGACTTACATCCACCTTATTCGACAACATACCTCTCTCGATAGAAGGAATGTAAGGATCGTTCTTTATAGAGAAGAACGAATGAATGGTCTGTCCACCGGCATTCAACGCCGCTACTCCAGTCGGTGCTATGATAACGCACTTACCCAAGAACTTTACGATACGTCTCATGAACGTACTTTTACCACTACCAGCTCTACCGGTAATGAACAGATTCTCCCTAGTGGTGAAAATCTTCTTCAAGGCACGACCCTGCTCCAGGTTTTTATCCACCGTCATAATATGACGAAGGAGGTCGTTTTCATTTCTAAAATCCTCTTTTACCATATCTTTTTAAGTTTATGGTACAAAGATACGAATAGTTATAATTAACTAATTGAAATAAATGTAAATAATATATAAATATTAAATTTTGTATCTGATACTCAAATCATCCAGCCTTACTCATCTCAACCCCTTTTACCCCTAAGAAAACGTCTTTTATAAAATATTCGGCGATAATTATATGCATTATCGTTCCTCTGTATGATAGTCTTAGGTGTCCGATAGTTACGTTTTTCCTGTCTTTGGTATTGACTATTCCATTGTTTTTCTTTACCTCATCATATAAATCGGATATAGTCTTACAGCACATACTAAGAACTTCTTTTATCATCCGATATACCGTTCTTTGGGATATTAGCATCATACCTTCTTTTGATAACTTTATATTCAATCTATCCATAAGATATGACACATTGAATTTGATAGTTCTTTTTTTAGTTACCTTATATATCTTATTTATATTTCTGTTTCTAGCTGAGAATATTATTTTTGATAACATCTTGACTCTATTTAATTTACGACTTTTGTTAGCCATCCTTCTTCTGGTATTCGAATCAAGATTTTTATCAAGGCAGGTATATACAGATTCTCCTTTCTTTACAAACATATCCTTTATCCTTGGGGTCTTACTAGCCTTATGCTTGTATTTTATGATATCCGATAAAGCTATCATAATCTCTCCTTCAGCCCAAGCCTTTAAGCTTATAAGCTGGTAGTTCATATCCTCATGAGAATCCCTTAATACATGTCGGTAGCAGAAATAAGCGCATCCATCCGATAGGATATCAATAAAATCATTGGTGTTAATCTCTATCTGATCTCTGTTTCCATCTTGCATCCTTTTTCTTAGAAACACATGTTTGGATACGTTTATGATAATAAGATATATCATTGCCATCTTACATTCATCGCTGATCTGGATTCCCGATCCATGATACTCCTCATGTTTCAATGAATATTTTATGGCTGTCACTTTCTTGCCTTCCTTATTGGTAACAGGCTTAAAATCAACTGGACATATAAGTGATCCGGCTGGAAGTTTTACACATCCTAGCTCATCTTTCTTGGTCTGAATATTACGTGGAATATATCTTTCGGTAAGAATCTTATCGAAATTTGATTTCATTATATGTAAAAATCTTATCTTTGTTCCCATAGGATATTTTATTTGCTGCGAATATACGAGTTTCGTAAATACGAAACAAGTTATTCGGATGGATGGGTAGCCTGTGAAGGTCGCCCATTTGTTGTTTATACGAAATTGTCGTAATAAAATGGGGGGGGTAAATATCTGTGTTTCTGTATGATCATTTTTGACATCATACTTGTTACGCGCGCATTAATAGGTATATTTATTAATTATAATTAACTATATTAATATATCCTACTTCCTAATCCTCCATGTTTTGTGTAGGGTATATCATGAAGTCAAATGTCTATATAGCTAATTAATATTTTTACTGCCAAGGTGTAGTGCCGTCAGGCAGGACACCGCAGGCTTATAATAACAATGCCATATGATGTTACCGGAGTCCGGGACCCGGAAGGGGATCGGGCGGAGCAGAAGCCAAAGGAGAAAAGGTGAGGTCTTGTGCGGTCGCTCACGCTCCGGCCGCCCGTATCCTCTACGGCAGGCTCCATCGCCCCAAGACTTCCCATTTCCTTTGGATTTATATCCCATAGCACGGCAGGAAGGCATCCAAAGGGAAAAGGTGTGGTCATGTCCCATGAGGCAGGATAGAGCTGTCCACCGCCGCTCGGAGGCATGTATGGCCGGTGCTCAACTGGCCTCGTTGCCGTGGCTTACGGTGGACTTATCTGGCTTTCCTCCTCCATTTCCACCACCTTTTCCCTTTGGATGTTCGTAAATACATGCTAATCAGCATATATTATGTTGATTATGGCATAATTTCTTGACAACGATATTTTTTTTAAGTAGTTTTGCCTAAAACTAATTTTATATGGCCGAACAGAGGAAAGCTTTCGTATTTGCGTTGCCTTATGATACTAGGTTGGATATGATCCAGCAGTTCTTAAGGATATACAACGGCTATCTGGATTCCAAGGGTAGGAGCTTGATTACTGAAAGGACGATAAACTTACTTTCTTTCTACATCAACTACGGATACTCGGATGATACCAGGGCTAAGTACATGGATTGTTATGGACAGAAGGAATCTTATATCGCTGTCCTTAACAATGAGCTAAAGCGTGGCGGTTTTTTAGTAGACAAGAATAACGGAAATTTCCGTACCCGTGAGCTGTCTATTGAGATGAGAAGCCTACGTAATTATTTTGTTCTTGACGGAGAGGGTGATGACACCCGTGTAATGGGATTCGTATTCAAGAGAAACAAATTGAATATCGATGGATAGGAGTCTTATTTCGTTCGACAGGGATATTGTCGATGAGGTGGTGAGAAGATCTGGAGGGAAGTTTACCAAGCAACAGGTCGAGTGGTGCATGAAAGCATCCGTATCTTATATCCATCATCTCGCCAGATATACTGATAATATATCTATCAGGATCCCGTTTATCGGATACGTTATCTGCAATCTCCGTGAGATGCGGGTAAGGCGTGATAAGATACGCCGGATATTTGTCAAGGAAGGTAATCGTTATCCGGATGAAAGGATGCCTATTGAGCTTGATTGTCTTGATAAGAAGATTAATGCGATAGAGGATATGGAGGGGTTGAAGAACGGAGATCCTCTTATACGTGATAACCATGAGGCCATGTATCAATGTCGGTATGGAATGACATGGGAACAATTACAGGATTTTCAACAAAAACAATTTAAGAAATAATATGCAAACAATCGGTAAAGCCCAAGTAATAGCCCAAGCTTGGGAAGACAGTTTATTGGGCAGGATTCCTAAGGATGAGAAGGATTATCCGGAGTGGTACAAGAATCGTCTTTATTTATGCAAGAAATGTCCTAAGAACTCTTCTAATATAGCTTTCTTTAAGTTACCAGCTAAGGTATTGCTGCAAAGATTGATGGGAAGACAGGCATGCTCGCTGTGCGGTTGCTTTATCAAGGAAAAGGCTTGGATGAAGACAGAGGTATGCCCGTTGAAGTTCGTGGAGGGTGAGAAAGCTAAATGGAATGCTATGGAGGTGATAACAGCCGATCATAACGATTTTAATATTGAGTGCCCTAACGATTTCTTTGATATAGGACTGACGGATGATGAGAGCGAGTTTTATCTAAATATTTTTGATCAGAAAATAGGTGATAAGATAGAAATCGTGTTATTTATCACCCATAATGATGGTTTCCATGTCAAGGAGCATCATCTCGGATGTGGATGTATGGGAGATGTATCATATAACAAACATCCTGACAATGAGAATAGAATTATATTTAGGATGACGTTAGATACCTCAAAATATACGGAAGGTCATTTTGAGAAACATCTATCTCTTATGGGTTATACTAAGGACGATCCTGAACGTAATTTCAAACATTTCCCGCTACGTATTATAGGGGAAGCTTATAAGTAAATACTATGCGAAGTCCTGTAAGAAGTAAGATAGATGATCGTATCCATGCTCTTATTGTCATGGAAGTCGGTTGCCGTGAGTTACCCGAATATTCGCTGGGTGATATACTTTACTCCGCTTTAAGGAGAGTTGCTAAGGCTAATGGTGGTAACGTACGCTTCTTGCGGGATATTAGCACCAGAGATTTATTAAGAATAATAGATCAGAGTATCAGTGATGAGATTGAGTTAAACAACAATGATTATAATGCGTAATATGGAAGATAAAGATATAAAAACAGAGATTAGAGATTATCTTAAAGAAGAGGCGGATACCCATATAAGGCATTGGATAGCCATAAAGCGTGAGAGCAAGCGTCTGTATAGCGATATTGAAGATAGGACTAAGAAGATAGCCCTTAAATCATCTTCGTTGATAAAAGAGGAGGATTTTGTCGTTCTTCATGAGATGACCCATAAGATACAGATGTTGAATATAGAGGCTGTAAAAGTCAATTCTAGGTTGATGTTCATAATCCAGTTGGCTACCAGCTTCGGTATGGATCTGGATTTAGATACGACATATGCGTCCACCGCCAAGAGTATTATAGAAGACAGAACGTCTGGATTCGTGTTTTATGATGACAAGGAACGTCTTAGATATGCTGACAAGGAGCTTGAGGATATGTTCCATGACATGAGCGTGACGGAAGTAAGTAAGATCGGGGTTGTTCAATCTTATGAGCTTCTTATGAAACAGTATAACGAGTTTAAGGATATGAAAGCCAATGCCACAGGGAAGACGAAAGCCGACGAGTAAGGATGTTGATCGGGTTAATGATAATCTTGAGGTCATATCCAAGGCCGTGGATGACGCCAAGACGTATATCGCCAAGCATCCATGGGATAAGGAGAAGCCTGAGGATATGGCTAGGGCGTTCGATTTCATATCCAAGCTGATCGATAAGATCAACGTATGGAATGACTCGTATATGGAGAAGAGTGGGATCATGGATGTATACAGGAGTGTCAGCAATGTCCAGAAGAAGGAACGTAAGGGACAAGTGTCTGGAGGTATAGAGTCCGTATTAAAAAATATGCGATCATGAGTTTAAGCACGAGTCCAGAATTTTATGTAAATATGAAGAATCCCCCTGTATGGAACGATCTGTTCGGATGGGAGGATCAGGATGATGATGTTAAGCAGTTCTTCACGGAGGAGGCTTATAAGGTCAAGAACGGGATAACTATCAACGGTACGTTCATCCCTCCATGGCTTTATTGGCATGTTAATTTCTTTCCCGTATTTCAAGACCTTCCAAATGGAGAGCGTGTTCCGGCTATCAGCCGGTTACGTGATAATGAATGGTTTTTCGCCGAGATGTATCAACGTGCCCGTCAGGAGAAGAAAGGGTTAGGGATGTTCGGTACCCGTCGTTTTGGGAAGGCCCTTCTGGACTCGGAGCTGATATATACTCCTTATGGGCCTAAGAAGATAGGGTTCGCTGATATCGGGGATATCATATATGGCGATGATGGTAAGCTTACGACTGTAGTAGGCGTATATCCTCAAGGGTTCGTTGATATGTATAAGGTTACGTTTGAGGACGGGCGCAGTATAGTATGTTGCGGTCAACATCAGTGGAAGGTTAAATATCATGGTGATTATAAAGTCATGAGCACTATGGGTATCATCCACTCTGACTTCCAGAAGATGACTATAGACATAGGGGAGGCCGTGGATTTCCCCGAGCGGCGGTGGCTGATGTCGCCCCAGCTCCTTGGGTCTCTGACCGCCTCTTTCCTTTGTGGATCTACCGACAGGATCTTCGAGTTAAGCAATAAGGAGATGGATGATATTATTTATTCATCCAAAAAACAGAAAGAGTTGTTTATAAGCTCATTCATGAAGATAGCTTGCGGCATAAGTACTGGTGACGATCGTTTTAAGGTCGTTTACAAAAGTGAGTATATTATATCCTTCGTAAGAAGAATATTCTGGTCTATGGGATATTATTGCGTCATGGATGGTGATGATATGTATATATCTAAGACCCATAACAGGCTTAGGATATCCGATATAGATTATTACGGGAAGTATAAAGCTACTTGTATTGAGGTCGATAACAAGTCCCATCAGTTCCTTACCACTAATTTTGTCGTATCCCATAATACGACTATCATGTCATCCCTTCTTCAGATGAACGCTACCATGACGATCGGGCTTAGTCATTCCGTGGTAGGTTTCAGCGATAGCGATTTATCTAATATAGGTGAGTATTGTGAGTATGGGCTTGATCATGTGCATCCTTTTTTCAGAATTAACAGGACCAAGACCGATTGGAGTTCTGGTGTCACCTTAGGCAAGCGTATGTCCAACGGGGTTCGTGATGTTCATGCCATAATATCCATAGCCAATATCAACATGGGTAGGAAGACATCCACGCAGAAGACTGCCGGTCTGACCCCAGCCACGGCTATTTTCGACGAGGTAGGTAAGGGACCTATCAAGAAGCCGTACACTGCCGCCATGCCGTCCTACGACACTCCTTATGGCTGGCGTCTCAGTCCTATCTTGGCTGGTACCGGTGGTGAGGTGGAACTATCCAAGGACGCTCAGGAGATGTTCTCTGATCCTGATACATACAATCTCATGGTCATGGACTGGGATATTTTAAATCGGAGAGCCATGAAAGGAAAAACATGGAAAGAACGGAAATGGGCGATGTTTGTCCCCGGTCAGATGGCTAACTCCGGTGTCAAGAGAACTATAGGTCTGGGTGATTATTTGGGGAAACCTGATGATAAGAAGCTTAATAAGATCAAGATTGATGCCACGGATTTTGAAGCCAGTACCAATAAGCTTAACGAGGAACGGAAGAAGTTATCTACGAAAGATAGGGTAGCTTATACCTCTCATACCATGTTCTATCCATTTACGATCGACGACTGTTTTTTAAGCTCATCCCAGAACCTATTCCCGGTCGAGTACGCTATCAAGCATAAGAATGATCTTCTTGAGTCAGGTCAATATAGCGGCATGCTGTGTGATGTTTTCCTTGAATCGGGCAATAAGCTTGGTACTACGAAATCTAATAAACAGCTAGCTGGTTTTCCGTTTAGTGGAGGTGTTATTGATGCTCCTGTCCAGATATTCGAGATGCCTCAATCCAATAGGTTTGATGATTTTATATATGTGAGTGGTAGCGATCCCTACAAACAGGCTAAGTCGGATACGCCCTCATTAGGTGCTTTTTATGTATTCAAGAGACGTGTTGGTATTCGAGATCCTTATGCCTATAGAATAGTTGCCTCTTATGTATCTCGTCCATCATCCATAGATCAGTTTTGCCGTACGTGCGAGGTGCTTCAGAAGGGATATGGTGCTATATGCCTTATGGAGAACGCTGACCAGATGTATGAGCAGTATCTTAACCGTAAAAGCGGTATGCCAGCGTCTTTCTTTCTGTTTGCTGGTGAGGCAATAGCCAATAAGTATGTGAAGGCAGGCTCCCGGCAGAACAGCAAGCTGGGGCTATACCCGACCCCCGGCAATCAGAACCTGCTATTCTCGTGCGTAGTGGATTATTGCTGGCAGGATTTCGTTATTGGTTATGATGATCAGACTGGTCTTGATATAACTGTCAAGGGTATTGAGCTGATCGATGATATAGCCCTATTGGATGAGATAATACAGTATAAGCCCGGATTGAACGTCGATAGGATAATAGCGTTCGGGCATGCGTTGGTTCTCGCCAGATATTTTGACGATAACAATTACATGCCTAAATCGAAGATCGAGGAGATGAATAATGCCCGCAAGGAAGACGCTTATAAACACCATGAGGTATATGCCTCTGCCTTTGGATCGGTATCTATAGGAGCTTTTAGGTAAATGAATGTCAATTAAACGCCTATCTTTGTTGTAAATAAAATTGAATAATCATGGAAGTGTTTAATAGAGATCATTCGTTTCCAGCAAAAGGAGCGTTATTAGGATTACCTCCTCAGGCTATTTCCACGAAGAAAAAGAACAGGAAATGGAAGGAGGATTGTATGGACGCTCTTGAGACGATAGGGTTGAAACAGTATGATCGCAACCAGATGTACCGTGACTATTATCTGATGGCGGATGGTAAGTTATCTTTTATGGAGATGGCGGATGTTATCCCTCAGTTAAGGAACGTACAGAAGCTAAGGAGCGATATAAGGATACCTTCTTTCTTGAAGCATTATGATATAATAGGTGGTATCGTAAATGCCTTTGAGGGATGGCTGACAAACCTACAGGATAAGTATACGGTTAACGAGGTAGGGGATATGGCTATAAGTGAGTATGAGGATACGATGTCAAACTTACTTCATCGTCATATACAAGAACAGTGGGATATTATCGTTAATCAGCGTCTTGTGGAGGCCGGTCTTGATCCTACGTACAATGAGTTTAATTCCGAGGAGGAGCGTCAGGCTTATGTTCAGCAAATCCAACAGGCCAAAGCGTCTATGACCCCTGATGATATCCAGAGGTTCATGAGTACAAGATGGAAGACGCAGGCGGCGGTATGGGGGGATCATACGATCGAGGCTGACCGTAGCCGGTTTTATATGGATGAGCTTGACAGGGAGAATTTCCGGGACCGTCTTCTTAGCGGAAAGATGTTCCGTAATCATTTCGTTGGCTTCGACTACTATCGTCCGGAGGTATGGAGCCCGATGGAGGTATTCCATCCTGACGTGAAATGCCCGCAATACGGATCTTATGTGGGCCGTATTCATTATTACGAGGGTGTTGAGTTGATATCAAGATACGGCCATAAGATGACGGCTAAGGATAAGCGTCGGATTATGGGAGGTGATGATGATTATGAGGGATGGGTATCTAATGACGGTACTAGGTATGACTGGAAGAAAAAGAAGCCGTCTATTACCGGTATGTATGAGAATGAGGTTATTCCATGGAAAGGATACCATGACTATGAGTCTATAGTTGCCGCTGAGGACTATTATGGTGTTCCGATGGGCGAGTACCACACCTTCGGGCCGGACGGGGAGGAACACACCCAGCCCCGCTTCTTGCCCCGCTTCCATCCCTTTGGATATTTCAACTCCGGAATGGCCGATGGCAAGAGATATGAGATAGACTCTCGCCTTTTTAGGGTCATGGAGGGATATTGGGTATCCATGAAACCGGTATTCTTAATAACTTACATGACGGAGACCGGGATGGTGGATCAGGAGCTTGTTACCGACGAGCTATTGCCTGAGTTTTTGGAGAAGAACGGGATAAAGAAGGTGAAGAGGGTGATGGCAGAAGCCGTTGGTGATCCTGAGGTTAATACCTATATCTTGGAGTATGTGCCTGAGGTTAGGTTTGGAGTTAAGATCACCGGAGGTAATTTAATGGATAAGCCTATATATATTGGCGGGGATCCAATACCTCATCAGATACATGGTGACAGTAGTCTGTATGATTATGTCATTCCGGTTTCGGGATTTATAGGGGCCAGTCTCGCTGATCGCATACAACCGTTCCAGATGATGTATAACCTTGCTATGAACCAGCTATACAATAACGCCGAGAAGGAGATCGGTAAGTTCTTCTTAGGCGACCTGGGATTCTTGCCTACGGAATATAAGGATATGATGGACAAGAAGGGTGCTTTAGCTACTTTTATGCAGATCGTTAAGTCTGTATCGTTTATGGGTGTAGGTGGTAATGATACGAATAATCCTTACCAGAACCCACAGATGAGTAGCATATATAACCAGTTCGGTGTATATGATCTTACTAATACGGATCAGATAAGATCCCGTATGGAAATGGCTTCTTACGCCTATATGATGGCTTATAGGATGATAGGTATATCTGAGCAGGCTATGGGTCAGTCAACTAGATACGAGAGTTCTACGGGCGTAAAACAGGGAGTTAACGCTACTATGCTACAGACTCAGACTTACTTTAATGATTTCGATGACTTCAAGAAACGGACATTGGATATTCATCTAGCCGTGGCTCAAGTATGTCAGAAGGAAGGATACGATTGGACCGTGATGTACAGAAACAGCGATCTTTCCTTGGCTTACATCAGTCTTACGGATAATAGCTTGTCGTTACGTCATCTTAATGTTATGGCTGTCTCTAATTCCAAGAAACGTCTGGAATTGGAGAATTTGAAACAATATATATTACAGACAAATACGTTAGGTAATGACTTACTTGATATCACTAGGATGATGAGCGCCAACTCAACGGCTGAGATGAATCAGATCGGAAGGGACGCTAGATCTTACGCCGATCGTGTAAGGCAAGAAGAATACCAGAATCAACAGCGACTTGTCCAGCAGCAAGCCGAGGCCGAGCAACAGGCACGTAATGATGAGCATGAGAAGGATAAGGAACTGGCTTATATCAAGGGCAACTTCGACTTACGAGGTAAGAGCATAATGGCCGCCGGTCAAGCGGCTAGGACCGAGAACAACTCGGAAGGCATGGATTATGTCGAGGCTATGGCTGATAGGGCTTTAAGGGGAAGAGATCTTGATATCAAGGAAGAGGATATGAGAACCAGACAGGCTAACGCCGAGGCTGAGCGAAGATCTCGTGAGGAGATAGAGAAAAGGAAGTTGGAATTAAAAGAAAAGGAGATAGACGCTAGAAACAAACGTTCTGATACAGATAGGTTTACGTCGATAATAAACAAGAATTGATTACAAGTTTTGTAAATATTTTTACAAAATCTGTAATCATTTTGGCGTAAAATTCTGTCATATACTATAATGGGTTTGATTTAATTGGTAATTGGATTAATAATACTTTTGTAAAAAGCAAAAAAGGGAATTGTATGAATGACATGGGTGATTTCGCTAAGGGTTTTAAGACCATGAGTGTCGAGGAACTTTTTTACCGTGGTGACGGTGATGGCGATAAGAATAATATCGAGGGTAAATATGATAAGGATGGTAATCCTATAGGTGATACCAAGGAAGAGCCTGCCGACGGCGGAGCGGCTGACGGTGGCGGGGATAAGGGCGGCGACGCTACCAACCCAGACCCGGATTCCTTTGGCGAAGGCGGTACTGATAATAATAACGTGGTATCAGTGTTTAACGGGAAATCTTTCTTGGAAAAGATGGCCGCCAGAGGTATCATCGACAGTATCGATAACCTTGATATTATGGTAGATGATAAGCCAGTCGATCTTTCTACTATCACAAAAGAAGATGATTTACTTGATATAGTGGAGGGGTTGATCAAGGATAAGGCCGATGAGTTGTTGAAGGATAAGGTTGATATCGGTTCTATGTCTGACTTTATGAAGAAGATGATAGAGGTGGATAAGGCTGGAGGTAACGTAGGTCAGCTTTTAAACCAATATCAGAACATTCAGGCGCCGTTGGACAACCTTGATATGAGCAACAAGAATGATCAGCTTGCGGTCATCCAACATTATTATAAGATGTTGGGTATGCCGGAAGACGAGATAAAGGATAATATGGAGATGATGATTGGCAAGGGCGATGAGTTCATTGAGTCCAAGGCAAATAAATTCCATGATATCCTGAAAAAGGAGATGGATAACCTTATCGAGGAGGAGAAGAAAAAATCCGAGAAAAAGAAACAGGAGTTTATTGAGCAGATGAAGATCTATAAGAAAGGTCTTAAGACGTCTATAAGCTCAGGATTCCAGTTGACTGACACGATGATAGGTAAGGCTGTCGATTTCGTTACCAAGCCGATAGACAATCAAGGTCATACGGCTATAGATAAAGCTTATTCGGAGGCTATCAAGAATCCGGACATGGCCGCTGATCTGGCTTTGTTCTTGATGAATAAGGACGAGTTCCTTAAACAGAAGACTAACAAGGCTAAGATGGAGGTCAATAAGAAGACCATCACTCTTCTTTCTGGCAATAAGGGAGGAAAGCAAAATAAGAATAATATCGATAATGATACTATAGAGGCTAACTTCCTTGATCTAAGTGGATCAAAGAGTGTATAACATTAAAAGATAGATAATTATGAATCCTTTTTTGACAAAAAGTTTTCCGGCTACTGTGAATGGTGATAATGTAATCGCCTTCACCGATGCCAAGAACTATAAGACTTCGCTCGTAGAGCATAACTTAGGCTCATTGGCGAGCTGGTATTATGAGGATCCGGACAAGAATCATTTGGGTCTGTTGAATCTGTTCTCTAATATCGCTAATTACCCCGTTCCGATGTATATGGGTATGATTAATAACGGCGCTACGATCTCCGTTAACGGTATTGGAGCTTCTTTCCGTTATGATTTACCTGTTACAAAGACATTCGCTGTCGTTACGGCTGAGGATACTTCAGGTCATCATCTAAAACCGGGTATTGACGGTAGTTTGTTTGATATCGTTTTGAACACTTCTGAGTTTACGGCTTATGATGTCATCACCTATGACGCCGCTAACGGCTGTAATATCCTTATCTCAGGTGAGATCCCGTCTAAGACAGAAGGAGATTTGACACGTTATTGGGGTCGTGTTATTGGCGGTAAGGCTAAATACTTCCCTAAAGAGAAATTACGTCCGGGTATCCGTTATTGGAAGATCGGTCATGCCCTTGGTGAGTACAGTACCCAGTTCTCTAAGGTATCTGGAGCTGACAAGGCCGGTTCCATGACTTGTGAGTTCCGTTTAGGAAACCACCGTGGTGTTGAGGGTGAGACAACTATGTACGCTGGTATGAAGTCCATGCAGGCCGCCCAGAATAGCACTTCAGAGTTCGTGGAGACTGCCCTTCGTCGTATGAATGCCATGAGAAGCGAGTATGAGGGTAATATTCCTGATTTGGCTATTATCGGCAAGACTGTTAATGGTAGACTTGATTTACGTACGGCTAAGGTAGCGTCCACGCTGGAGGTATTCTGTATGGCTGAGTTGGTTAAGCTGGAAGCTAGACAGTTGATGTGGCAAGAAGGTGGTATTATTATGGATCAAAATGGTCCTATCCATTTGAATGAGGGTATCTACCGTCAGCTTCGCCGTGGTTACACTATCTACTATAGCCGTCCGATGGGTATTACTAAGGATACGCTTATGGCTGCCGCAGCTTATATTTTCCGTGGACGTCAGGATCTTCCTATTACGGAACGTAAGATTAAGTTCAAGGTAGGAGCTATGGCTATGATCAATTTAGAGAAGTTGATCAGGGAATCGTTCTTCACTACCTTGCAGAACTTAAGCTGGGGTATGGGAAGCGATAGGATGTTGCCTTCTAATCCTATTTCAGGTACTAACGACGCCATGATCTTAGGTCCGGTTCAGGTTAAGGGAGCTTTCATCCCGGGCATCGGTAATGTTGAGTTCGAGCACGATCCTTCTTTGGATTACGCTGACATGACAGATCGTAGCGAGTTAGTGAATGGCATGTATCCTAGATCATCTTATTCTTGTATTATCGAGAATATCACTGACGCTGGATCAACTAACGCATATTCCGCTATTCCTAATACGGCTAACGCTAAGTTAGGTAATATGAATAACAACGTATTCTATATCAAACCAGAAGGCGTAAGCATGTGGTGGGGTTATGAGTACGGTCGTTGGGCGCACAAAGCTAACGGTAATGAGATCGTATCATCCTTGCCGGGCATGAAAGAGCAATTCTGGTGTCATTCTGCTTCCGCAGCATGGGTTATGGATAATAGTAAGTTCTTGATTATCGAGCTTCAACCGAACTACTTCGGCTAAGTTTTTTCATATATGTAATTTGGTTTTTAGAGGGGAGGATATTCCTCTCCTCTTTTTTTTAAAGTAACGCAAAAAGGAAATGAAAGAAATTTTAAAATCAAGGAAGGTATTGGCCGAGGTAAACGGTTTCAATATCATGTCAGATACCTTATATGAGGTTGTAGGCAAACACGATGGAAGTGCTCCTCAGGCCTTTCAAGACGCTAATATAGCTAAAGCTCCGTTCCCGGAGAACGCCACTCACGTATGTTGCCCTTGGGATGATTTCTCCAAGGCCTATAACACCGGTTTTTATCCAAGATCAAGATGCTATAATGGTCTTGACAAGAATGAGATCGATAAGCTCGTCAAACAGCGGGTAGATAATATCATGAAGCCTTTCGAGGAAATGTCGCAGATGGATCTATCTCAAACCAATTTAGAATTTTGGGATGACGCTAAAGATAAGATCTTCATGGGTAAGGTTTATAATACGGCTAATACCGTAGATCTATTTTATTTATATCTGGCTGTATTTTCCGGCATGTTGACTCCTCAGGAAATGGATGGCGATCCTGTCTTCATGAACTCCATGTTCTGTTTCGTGGAGAAAGACAATATGAAGGATTTCGTTCAGCAGCGTGAGATCAATAAGATGAACATCAGCTATAAGTTTATCAGCGCCCTCAAGAAAGGCGGCGACGATCGTCAGGCTGTCATCGATCTTCTTCTTTACATCGGTATCGTAACTCGCCCGGATTTCACGGAGGATGAGTATTATACAGGATCTCTATCAAACTGGATGAATGAGAAGAAGACCAATGTTGATTATCTGCTTGATATCTGGGATCGGTCATTGGAAGGTGATTTCAAGGAAGTTCTTGAGTTTTACCGTATCGTAAATGTCCTTCAACGAAATGGTCGTATCAATATGACTCCATCCGGATTACAATATAATGGCCAGATCATAGGGCCTGACGTTCGGACATCCGCTGAGTTCTTGGCTACCAAGAAAGACTTTATTAACATAAAGGCTAATGTATTGGATGAGTATGAGGAGATCATATCTATGTCTAATATCGATGATAAGTCCAAGACCAAGAAGGTTAAGGATATTAAGAAGAAGGATGACGTAGAGGAAGGTGATAAGGTTAAGGAGGAATAACGATGACAATCCAAGAAGCATATTTAAGGTCTTTGCAGAAGAACGAGCAGAATCTGGCCAATGGCGGGATTAAGCTGGATCCGGGAAGGTTCGTGCTGTTGTTCAACGAGGCCCAAGACCGGTTAGTTAAGTACTATCTAAATAGGAAGGATGACGAGACTATACGCTCCATCCAAAACCTTCTTGTTTATTGGATGTCGTTGGATAATGCGGGTAGGATGGATGACCCTGAGTCTACGTCCTTTAACTTACCTGACGACTATCTATGGTTTTCTAACATAAAAGGCGTTTTCTCGTACAAAGGATGTGAGGCCGCTGATTTCGTTATGTGGGAGGCTAAGAACGAGAATATCCATGAGCTTCTTGGAGACGAGAATAACCGCCCTTCTTACGACTATCGGGAGACATTCTATTCCATAGGGAACGGGAAGGTCGTGGTCTACGAGTCAGGCTTCCGTACCGAGGAGGTTAAGATGACGTACTACCGCCGTCCTGTCAGGGTAGACCTATCGGGGTATATCAACGCCGCCGGTATCCAATCCACGGACATCGACCCGGAGCTGCCCGATTATCTTGTGGAGGAGATTCTGGATATGGTAGCTAAACAATTCAACCTTAATGAGAATGAATTGTATAGATATAGAATGGATAAGGATAATGTGGCTTCTTTTAAATAAACAACGTTAGTTTGATAGAAAGACCTGCCTAGAAATAGGCGGGTCTTTTTTTTATTTCATGGTATGTGTGTTTTTGCTTTTTTATTCCTATATTTGCATAATATTTAATTGTGTAAAATATTATGATATGATTTCAAGTAGTAAAATTTTATTCGGTGTACCTATTAGATGTGATGAAGAAACATCATTTATGTCTTTGACTGACTTGCAAGAGGCTTATTTAAGAAAGAGGATCGTAGAAGGATGGAGTGATAAGAGGATAGAGGGAATTTTATCCAATAGGAATAGTTCTGAGCGTATATATTATGTTATAAAAGACAAGTATATAAGAGGTATATCTTTATCAAGTTTTATTAATGACGTAAACAATACCTCTCTTGTCAAGACATTAAAATCGCTTGGGGTGTATAAATCTACCGGTAGAGGATCGAATAGGTTGGTTATGTGTGCTAAAGAGATATGGATGATGGTCGCCATGGAATTACATCCATCTATATATAATGAATGTATAAAAATGTTTGGAAGATCAGATATAAGCAATGACGCTATTATATATATAAGGGGAGGAAACGAGTATAGTGATATGTATAGGTATCTGTCTTCATTTTTTAGCTCCGATGATATTGAGAGAATAATTTTTGCTATAAATAAGACTGTTACCGGTGAATGTGATAAGTTTTTATACACCAAGCAAGAATCGGAAAGGATTGTTTGTATTCAAAAGGATATATGTAAGTTTATAAAAATGGGTATATTCGAATCTGTCGATGATATAATTGATATATTGGTAAATGATGTAGATGATGATCATGATTGTAATATATTCACCTATTTGGCTGTCGATGGTTTAAGTAAGGATATTAAAATAGGTAAGACGTTTAATGTAAAGAAGAGAGAGAGGGATTTAAGATGCGCTAATCCAAGGTTAAGTATCATAGCTTGTGTAAAAGGTGATATAGAGAGATGTTTGCATGATAAGTTTTCCGACAAGAGGATTTCAGGAGAGTGGTTTTCATTGTCATCTAATGATGTTGATAATATTATAAATGAATATGGATTTGTTTTAATAGAGTAGCTTTACAAAAAATGTAATCCGCATTAATATATATACACTCATGACCGTACTTTATTGTCGTAAACTCGTTTATTGTTATGTTTGCGTTAGGTAAATGATTTTTAAACTAAAATATTAATTATATGTTGCACAGACCGCAAGATCGGGTACTTTTCGTATCCCCACACGCTAAGATGGTGGATGTTGATTCCATCTTCTTGAAGGAAGGACAGATCGGTATTTACGATACTAAAGATACTTCCGAGAACGGTTGTAAGGCCGTGATTGATTTTACCGGTAAGCCTCGTAATGATAAGCGTTATGAGATTCGTATCGGTCGTAATGAACAAGCGGCTTCCCGCTCTATATATGATAAGGATTTTTCCACGCCATTGTTCTCGTTGAATGAGATCACCGAGATTTACGCTTCTTGGCCGAAGAAAGATCATGCTTATGTCGATGATGTTATCTTAGGATACAATGGTGTTTCTGATGACACTGCGTTCTCCGTTTCCAAAGGAGACCGTATCGCTATTCGCTTGGTCCTCGCTGGTCGTGCCTTCGAGCTTCTTGGCTATGAGGAGGGTCGTGTAGAGATCAATGACGCCATTCTTTTGGATGATTGTGATAATACGCCAAATCAATGCGAGGAGTGTGATCCTTGCGAGGAGGTTGATTTGTTGCCCGCCGTATTGAAGTGTATTGAGCGGATGAAGAACCAGCCTATCGCTGGTGGTGGTAAGGTGTCCGATTATATTGATATCACTCCGGTCACAAGATGTACTAACGAGGCTACTGAGCCTGATACGGAGGATGTCAATTTCTATTGCATGGAGGTATGCGATACTGGTGATGATCTGGCATTGGCTGAGGTTCGTGCCCAATATCCAGGATTGAAGATCGTACGTGAGACTATCGAGGGTAGCATGTCACGTTATAAGGTGATGAAGAAAGGCGCTAAACCGGCTGATTATACTCAACGTCTGATCTCTATCATGAAAGGATGTACGGATTGTCCTCCTAACTATACCGAGGTTAAGGGTGGTTATCTGTATTCTATCTCCTTGGAGGATGACGGTGTTGATATGTCTACTACGGTGGAGTCATTGCCTAACGTTGTAGCCGATACGGTTAATAAGATGAGTCAGATCAAGGGATCAGGTTTGTATATTGCCGCCACTTCCAAGAAATTGACGGATGAGGAGATATCTACTTTCGTGGAGGCCAATCCTACGGCTATTATCTACTATGTGGCTAAGACATCCGATATGTGTGAGAATCCTACGGTTCGTACCGCTTCTTGGTCAGCTTGTGGTTCTTGCAAGGTATCCACCGAGAAGTATTATATCACGATCCCGGATGATGAGTGTGGAAACAGTGCTTTGGAGGAAATCAAACAGGCTTTCCCGGAACTGGAGATCACTGACTACGGTACTCCGGCGGCTTGCCAGCATAGCTTCCAGACAACGGTATATACTAACATGTTGTGTGATGAGTGCGACAAGGTGTTCGAGGGATTCTTCACCAGCAAGGCTCCGGCGTCTTACCGCAACCGTATGTGGAAGAAATTGGAGTCGGCTCAGGAGCTTGGTACTAACTGCAAGTGCGGTATCCGTTTCCGTGGCAAGGAAATGTTGTTATCTCCATCAGAGTGCTTGATGGATAAAATGACTTATATCGAGGATAGCGTTGAGATCGTTGGCGCTAGCGGTGGTTATCCTGATTCTCTTGACGAGGGGTCTCCTATCTGGTGGGATCAACTTCATTTCGAGAGACTGTCTAGCAAAGCGCCACGTACTCATGTCGGCGGTAATATGATGGATGACGAGTTGAAGGGCTACGCTCATTTCAATGGATTCCCGAAACATCAGGATTTCATGGGGCGGACGTTCATGAACGAATATAGTCGTGTAGAGCAAACGGCTCAGTACGTTGACTTCCAGATTACGCTCAATCCTCATAGATACGCTCAGGGATTCGGAAAGGTTATCGCTGATGATCCTATCAACTTGATCTTACGTGTACGTTACGGCGCTCATGAGGGCGTTCAGGAGATGATTAACATGATCGGTGCTGCCGCTGGTCTTGGCCCGGCCATCGTAACTGAGCCGAAATAAAGAACCTTTTTTGCGTTCATATATTTCCTAAAGGGGAGAGATTCAATTCTTTCCCCTTTTTTTATTACCTTTGAAGCATAAGAATTAAAATGTTGTAATATGTCAGCTATTAATGAGTATCTAAAGAGACTTGCTTCCATATTTGGTAGCATGGGTTTCTCCGTTCCGCCAGATGACTTCTCAGGTGTTGTCATAGACGGAAAGACGTATCCGGTCATGATGAGGAATGACGGGTGTTACGTTTACTTCGATGATAAAGGAGTAAAGAGACTTGTAAGCGATGTCCCTAGAAAGGACTATCAGTTCATTAACATCAAAGACGCCCGTGTGTCGATCGTCAACCAATGCTATCGTACGCCGGGTGGTCAGGTAGAGGCCCGTATCCATACCTATATGAATAATAAGGGAGAGATACTGGCCGAGAAGATATTTATCATCAACTCATCTGATATCGATATTCCTATCGGCAGTGAGTTTGATAAGATTCCTGATGGGTGGGTGGCTATAGATTGCAGTATAGCCGAAATGACCGATCGGGAGTTGATATTCGTAAGTAAATGTTATGCCACGGAAGGGGGGAAGGTCCAGATCGAGGGCGTTGAGTCGGTAGATCCCCGCTTGAACCCGGAGGTGTCCCATTATGAGGTGGTGAATACGACTGACGATAGTAATCCTATCGGTACGGAGTATGATAAGATACCTGATACATGGAATCGTATAGTATGTGATTTCCCTGATATGACTCAAAGGGAGATAATACCGGTTCTTAAATGCTTTGATACCGGGACCGGGAGAGTACAGATAGAGGGATATAAGATATTTGATTATGAGATGGGTACCAGAAAGGAATGGTATCGCGTCAAGCAAAGTACCGATCCTGAGAATCCGGTAGGTAAGTTCATTACCAGCATAAGTGATGACTGGGTTGAGGTCGTTTGTGACTTCACGGATATGGAGGACCGGGATATTGAGGTAACTGTAGAATGTTATAAGACACCGGCCGGTAAGGTGAAGCTGGAGGTTCTCACGTCATGGGACGGGAATATAGGAGTTAGGGATAAGAGCTATAAAGTCCTGGAGACTACCGATCCGTCACAACCTGAGGGCGCCAGCTTCAGTTCCTTGCCAGATACGTGGGTAAGGACTGTCTGTGATTTCGACGATATGGAGGAGCGTGACATCCGGTCTTATGTCGAGTGTTATGACGGAGGCAATGGCAATGTCAAGCTTCGTAGGCTGGTTTCTTATGACTCCAAGATAAAGGCAAGATACGTCCGCTTCGAGGTGCTTGAATCGGATGACGCCGGCTTCGTTCCGGGGGCCGAACTGGCTACCCTCCCGGACGGATTCTCTTTGGTGTCTTGTGATTTCACGGATATGGAAGATAGGATGCCTATTGATATCGAGGAGTGTTACAAGACATCAGCCGGAAGCGTGCGTATGAGACATGTGGTGTCTTATGACGGTGATCTTGGGAAAAGAAACCAGTTCTGGGAGATTGTGGACTCGTCTGATAATAAGTATGGGCTAGGAAATAGGATAAATAATATCCCTGCGGATTTTATCCGTGAAAGGTGTGCTCTAGAAAGGTTGGATGATCGTATTACCAGAAATGCGGTAGAATGTTACTCGACACAGGGAGGATCGGTAAGGATTAAATCCACTTACGTTATCAACCCTTTAAATCATGTTAGGTCGTATAATCATCATGTATTGAGTTCTACAGACAATGATATCCATGTTGGTACTCAATATACCTCTTTGCCATCTAATTTCACTCGTATCGAATGCGAGGAGCCGGATTATATGGATCGACTTATAGATACCACTGAGACTTGTTATGATACCGGAAAGGGTACGGTGAAGATCAGGAGACAGGAGTCGTTGAACGGAAATCTGGATGTAAAGACTTTCGACTATAAGATCGTTGAGTCTACCGACCCCGATCATCCTATCAATACTACCCCTACGCAGACGGTTATTAACGGCTGGACGGTTATCAGTTGTGATCTTAATATCATGGACGTGGATGATTGTTATGAGATCGGTGGTCATAAGATACATTTGAAGGGATTCAGGACAGTCAATCCGGCATTGCAGGATATTAAGTCTATATTGTATGTCGTGTACTCTGATCATCCTGATTATAATGTAGGTGATGAGCTTACGTCTATACCGGATGGGGCTAAGGTGACGATCTGCGATTACGCGGATAAGAGCCAAAGACATATGGTTCCGGTGCGAGAGTGCTATGAGGTGGCCGATGGCCGGTTCTATGTGGAGGGAAGTCGGTTGATTGATAACAATATGGTCGTAGAGCGGATGTCGTTGATGGTGATGGAGTCATCCTCCCCGACCTACCCGGTAGGGACTACGCTGACCTCCATCCCCGATGGCGCTACTATCGTGGCTTGTTTATGTCAAACCTGTTAATATCAAGGTCATGGTTAAGGTATGTAATGATTATTATATGATTGACGCCCTAGCCGGCGGTGAGGTCATAAGGAAAAGGAAATATCGTCGTGAGAATACGATGATAGGATATAAGTGGTATGATTATAATGGGGTCGAGGTAACTGACCCCATTGAGATATCACGTCTTGACGGATTGGCTACTAAGCATCAACGTGTTGATGAGGCTTATGATGATCATGCCATTTTCATGTCGTCAACCAATTACGTTAACAGCGTTTCCGGTATACCTATGGATAAGCATATGGTTGTCGTTGAATGGAGGCCGGATAGCGAGCAGGGCTTTGTAACCATGGCTCATGATGAGGGTCTTGATGGGGACAGCTATTATATAGTTGTTATCAATGCCGGAGATAAGCAGGCTACGATCTACACCCCCGTGGACCCTGAGGATCCAAAGGATGGGACTTCCCGTGCGGTTGATGGCGATAACGTCTCTGTTGGTGGATCATATGTCTCTATATCTCCCAAGCAAGTAGAGAGGATAAGGGCTACTTTCCGTGATGGTAAATGGTATTATGAGTTGGTCACGAAGACATATCCTAGTAATACCGGAGGCATTAAGATCGGGGATGTCGATTATGTTACTTTCAGGTATTTATGGGATGAGAGTTCGGGAAGGGACTTGGATACGATGACGGAGGCTCTCAACTCGAATGTCCCGACTATCGACAATCTTGGTGTTGGTTATAATGGCCCCGGTAACGGTGATGAGTCCGTAAGGAGCGTGCTTAAATGGGGTGGTGATAACACCGGGTCTGGTAAGGAGTGCGTTTGGATGTCGGTAAAGGATTTAAGGGCGCAGTATTATTCCACATTGCCGGATGAGACGCAATTCATGGCTTATGCTACATGGTTTGCTTCTATAGGTACAGGTAAATGTTCTTTTGAACTTGTTGGATACAAGGGAGGTACGATGAGCCAAGATGGATATAATTTCATCAATACCGGTGGATCTGTGGTGTATCAAAATACGTATGATTTTGTTTGTCATACTGGTAAGGGTTCATCTACGTATAAGACATCCTACGAGAAGGTGGCTCGTGTTACCTACAATAAGCTCACTAACGAGGTTTATATGTCCATCGGTGACGCTATAGATCAGGAGGATAATTATGATAAGTTAGAGCGAGAGATCAATAATATAAAGGAAAGACTTAGCGATGTCGAGAGCGAGTTGGCTGTCGTAAGACGTATAGCTGAGGGCAAGAACACGGCGTATATCTTTGATACGGTCGATGCCATGAATGAGTGGCTGGCGGTCCCGGAGAACACGGCTAAGCTCCGTGTGGGGGACAGCTTCTGGATCAGGGAGCAGGAGGTACCTGATTATTGGTGGGATGGAACTCAGGCTTTAGAGCAGGAAGGTCCGAAGGTTGATTTATCCCCTTATTATACGAAAGACGAGATTAATAATATTGTCAATGATATCAATCAGAAGATAGAGGATAAGAGTACGTCTATTATCTTCGATACTTATATCCAGATGAAGTCTTTCGTGGATGATCCAACTAACGCCGATAAGCTTAAGGAAGGTACCATCTTGTTGATACGAGAGAAGAACGTACCTGATTATTATTACGATGGTGCTGGGATAGTTAAGATGGAGGCCGATGTAGAGCAATGTCTTTACGTTACTTTGGCTAACAAGCCTACGGAAAGCACTATAAGTTATACTCAAGATCGGGAGGTGACTAATTTCGCCCCGGGTGCTATAGCTAGATGGGTTGACGCTGACGGCAATAACGTTTTTTATAAACTTGTAGAGGTAGTAGGTGGTAAGGCTAAGTGGATTACGTTGATTGATACAAGATATGGTAATGTTACGTTGCAAAGCACTTATGACAAGAACTATGAGATCGTGAATATCGTATCTGGATCACGTTTACAAGCTATAAATAGCGATAAGGATGAGATCAAGTTCGTTAATAGCGCTACCGGTAATGTTACTGTCGTGTTTAACGCTACGGTATCAGGAGGAGCCAAGAAACTTACGAGCCTGTTGGCCGTGAATGAGGTGGTCCTTACGCCTGGGGCGGCGGCGTCCTTCACCCGTACCGGCGAGACCTTCACCCTCTCCGATCTTTTTGGCGTTACGATCTTCCCGGATCTGGCGGATGCCAACCGTGAGGGAGAATGGGTGATGAGCGTAGGAGTAACCGGTAAACCGATCCTTATGGAGGTAAAGGAGATGAGGAAATGGGATGAGAGTATTGTCAGGGAACTTACTATTGATGAGCTTAACGAGAAGTTCCCTAACGTGGATATCGGATTCGCTGTCGTATGTAAGACCATCAACAAAGTATATGAGATGGTTAATGGATATAAGGAATGGGTGTCTTATGATATAACCTCAATAAATTAATGGTATGGCTTTTTTGGCAGGATACGACACGGTAGCGTCCTATGTCACGTTTATAGTGAATGAGGACAGGTTCCCTTGTTATGATGGTAAGGGTGCTGATTATATACCCGATCCGATAATATCAGCGGATGCTTTTAATCGCAGTCTTAGGTTCTCGACAAGAAAGCCAGGATTCGTGGACGTTGATTGGGGAGACGGGACAAAGGATCAATATCCTTTAGTTAAGGTATCTGATGGTAGTTATAGGATTATATTCAGGTCTCTTGACATTGAGTATAAGAAGAATCCGGATGATACCGTATGGTGGTATAAGAAAGAGGATGGCTCACAATACATACCGGTTCCCCCACATAAGTATAGCGATATCAGGCGTAGGGAGGTTACGATGAGGTTCTCTAACTTAATTGATGGGGAATTTAATATGGATGGTATTGTCCTTCATGAGTTCCCTATAACTAATCTTCCTGATATAACTTATTTTGCTGTGGTTAGATCCGTTTTAAAAAATGGAGATATTCCATATGACAGGATAAGCAAGAGCGTTAATCTTCGTAATATACAGATGGGAGCTTTTTCTCATTCTGGTGTATGGAGTAATTGGCCAGAAGGTTTTTTAAATATGAAAAATCTGAGGTATTTCGGATGCAATAACGTTTTTAACTTTGGGGATGATCCTGATTCTAATTGGAGAAGATTCTCTGAATGGAAGAATCTTACTAATTTTAACTTCAACTGGTGTAATATTCCTTCTTATGATCCGGCTTTTAATTCTATCCCGGCAAAAGGTATAAGCATTATAAGCGATCGGAATAATATACCTGTATTTGATGAGGTGGATAAGGTTGTAGATGATAAGACAGGCGTTACCTTTATGGGTGGTGGTAGCTCATGGAAACAAGATCTGGTAGGAGGTAAGTTGAATAAGATTCAGGGCATGTATTGTAATTCAGGCACGGTGCCGGTAGATGATCTTCCGGATTGGTTGTATGAGGTAAGGGAATTTAGGATATGGACTTTGTATGATGGTAAATTTATAAATACGCAGGAGAGGGCTGATACGTTCGTTAACACGTTTTATGATAAGATAATGTCGTGGAGTTATATAACGATGTCACAGACGGCTTCTGACGGTAATAGGAATCAGTTTTATAAACTCACCTTAGATTTATATACTTCCGCAGCTCCTACCAACAAGAGACCATCTGGCGTTTATCAAGCCCCTGAGGGGTTTGTTAAGGGTGTTAGCAACGGTAATCCTACGACGCCTATGGAGAAGGTGTATGTGCTTACCAATAACTACGGGCAGACATGGGTCTTGGCCCCTGCCCCGGCTTCTAAGGCCGCCCTTACGAGGGCAAGGCGGGCTGGGAAGGCTAGGATCACCCCTTTCGTCCTTGGCGTAAAGGACGGCCATGTATCCGTGTTCGGCGGAGATGTATTGGATGATAATATGAGTAAGTATAATTTCGCCGACAAATACGAGGCTATGGATATCTGTAACGATCTGGGATTGGACAGCTCACCGGTTGTCGAGTATTTCAGGAGAATAGAGGAGGGAGAGGTATGAAGTTGATATGTAAGGATACGAATAAAGGGTCTATAACCTTTTTTACTAAAGGCAAATACGCTTTTAGGGGAGTTGACAGGAATGATACTACTGATGATGTGCCTGATCCTATATTGGATGTTAATAATTATAATGAGAGTATACAGTTTTATTCCAAGACCCCCGGCATGTGCGAGGTCGATTGGGGTGACGGGAATAAAGAGCAATTTCCTTTCGTGAAGGATAGGAGCGAATCCATATACGGGCGATATAGGTTGATGTTCAGGAGAAGGGATATAAGTTATCGTAAGAATCCGGATAGCCATCCATGGTGGTTTTATAAGGAAGATGGGAGTGAGTATATTCCCGCCCCCAATCATGCTTACGCTGATGGGCTAGATAAAGATCGGGTCATTACCATGACTTTTACGAATGATATTACATTCGTTCAAACAATCAGGATAATGATGGTAGGATTCCCGATATTAGACGCCCCAAGTATTATCAACTTAACCTTATCCATTACCGGCGATGGGAATATAACCGATATCCCTAAAGACAGGATACGTAGATCGGTAAATATAGAGTATATAATACTTAACGAATTGGGTGTAGGGACATTGACATCCATACCGGATGATTGGGATAGGTTGACTAAGTTGAAAGGCATTAATTTAAGTCGAACGGCTGATTTTAATGATACGGAGTCTTCTAATATAAGGAAATTCCCCTCTATGTGGCCTAATCTTGTAACATTATCTTTGGGAGGTTGCAGGGTTAGGGTATATCCAAGGGAATGGCTGTCTTTTAGCAAGCTAAAAGAATTATATATATCCCCGGGAGTGGCTATGCCATCGTTTGATCCTAATACATGCCCGGCTATGGATGAGGTGGATAAGATAAATCCTAGCTTAAGGACCTTCGATCATATAAACAGATGGTATGGGTCTGTCGTGAGCTGGCATCCGTATATGATCGGCAAGGGGCTGGAAAATATCACTAGCCTTAATGCCTCATATGGCTATAGTAATATAGATGTAAGTAATCTACCGGATTATATATATGAGATGAGATCTATGAGTAGTTTTTATATGTATATCTCCTTGTCAACCCAAAGTCGATGTGATACGTTTATATCAACATTATATGAGAAGGTGATGGGGTTTGATTATCTCACTATGTCTTCCTCTGCTTCCGATGGCAAAAGGAATCAGTTTTATGGATTGTATCTAAGTATGTATTTGGCTGCCGAACCTGTTGATAAAAGGCCTAGTGGCGTATTACAGGCACCTTCTGGTTTTATAAAGGGTCAGTCTAATGGCTCTCCATCGACTCCTATGGAGATGGTTTATGTGCTTATGAATAATTATGGATGGAGGTTTAGTATGGCGCCAGAGGCTTCGGTGTTAAGGTCAATACGATCTTCTGATATTGACACGAGGTCATATAAGCCATATAGGCTTATCGTATTTGACGATGGGCGTACCTTTGTAGGCAATGGAGATGTTTTAGCTCATGATACGGATAAGGTATTATCGTTTGGGGGTCAACCAGAAGGGGAGTATTTATGTGATTCTATGGGATTGGACAGGAATGTTATTGTAGAATATTTTAATAAGATAGGTAATGGCTAAGACATTATATAAATATGAGGCTTCATCAAATAAGTTCGTGTGGTTCACTACATGGGATAGGGCACTTAGGAATTATTATACTGATGATTATAATTATGTACCCGATCCTGTGGTTGGTAATCCTTATAATACGTTTGTTGAGTTTAGATCCAGAAAGCCCGGTATGGCTAATGTGGATTGGGGGGATGGAATAAAGGAACAGTTTCCTATGACCAAGGTACAAGGGCAGGATAATTATCGTATCATATTCCGTTCTTTGGCAATACAACACAAGAAAAATCCCAATACTACGTGGTGGTTCAGGAAGGAGGATGGATCGCAATACGTACCTGTGGATAATCATGCTTACGCTGATGGGAGGAGGGACGTACAACGGGCTGTGTCGATAGATTTTACTTGTGATATTTATTATGCCAATATCCAAGTTTGCAAGATGACATCTTTCCCGATTGTGGATATACCAGGACTTGAGTTTTTGGTCGTATCCCATACGCTGTATGTTAATGACGGTATACCTGTAGACAAGTTGTCAAGATCCAAAAAGTTAATTTATATCGATCTTCAAAATATAGGGCAAAGAATGACCGTAATTCCTGAGGCTATAACCAGCAAGACAGAGGTATATTATTTAAATATGTTTAATATGCTTGATCTTAGGGATATAGAATCTAGCGGAATAAGGAATATAAAGAATATGAAAAATCTTCAAACCCTTGAATTGTCTTCATGTTATTTGGATAGGTATATAAAGGAGTTTAATGATCTTCCTAAATTAACTTCGTTGAGAATACATCCTGGCCCTTCTGATATGTGGAATTATTTTGATATAAATGCCCTTCCTTTTTTCGAGGTAGATAAGATAAATCCTAACATTACTAATTTTGATTTTTTAAATGACTTGGTAAGTGGAGAAAGGAGGACGGGTTGGAATGATGATAATATGTCGGGTAGAGGATTGGATCATCTTACAGGTTTTTTCGTCTATCATAGTAATAGTATTAGAGTGGATAAGCTGCCAGATTATATTTATGAGATGAGGTCTATTACATGGTTTGTGATGGATTATTCTACTCATAGCCAAAAAAGATCAGATGATTTCGTAAACTCCTTCTACGACCTTGTTGTAGGATGGGATCAGATTACCATGGCATCCGTGGCCAAAGATGGGGAAAGAAATCAGTTTTATGGACTTGCGGTTTCTATGTATGGTAGTCAATATCCTGACGAGAACCAGCGTCCTTCCGGCACGGAGCAGGCCCCAGAGGGATTCGTGAAAGGCTCGTCCAACGGGTCTCCCGCTACACCTATGGAGAAGATATATGTGCTAAAAAATAACTACGCCCAGAGATGGACGATAAAACCGGCTTAATATGGATAGAAATGATATCATAAAAGAACTTGGATTGTATTTTGATATAGTAGAATTGGTGTGTCCTCATACGTACAATAAGTGGAAGGACAGATCGTGGCAGTTTCTTGATACAGCGTTTCTCCATAATCTTCTTATATTACGGAGGGATATAATTAAACAGCCTATGTATTGTAATAATTGGGACAAGCAGGGGCAGTTTTCCCAACGTGGTCTTAGATGCAACATCTGCCAGATAGTTAAGGATAAGAAAGATGTTTATCTATCCGCTCATGTGTTGGGTAAGGCTGGGGATTTCGATGTCAAGTCGATGACGGCGGAACAGGCTAGAGGCTTGATCTTGGATCATCAAGATATGTTACCATATCCTTTCCGGCTTGAAGGGAAGGTGGGTTGGTTGCATTTTGATAGCCTTGATACTAGGAACGGTATACATGCTGTGGTGTTTTAGGTACTTAATGGTATAGTAGTTAACTTTGCGAGTGGGGTATAAAATGAAAGACAAAGACATGATAGAGCGAGTAGGGGCTTTGTGGAATATTGCGCTTGCGTATGGTGCCTCTTGTTGGGCTTACTTCCAGCCAGTGCATCATTTATTGACCGTATTACTTATAGTATTAATAGCGAATTTTTTGGCTAGGTTAGCGCAAAGCGTAAGGGGCTGGAAGCTCCGTAGAAGCCGTAGGAGGAGGTTTAGTTTCAAGAGATGGTTTAGGGAGGTCAGGTTTACTGATATTCTTAAGGAGTTCGCTTTGTCTTGTTTTATAGTAATGACATTATGTGTTATATATAAGACGTTATACCCGATCGAGGAGGAGGCTAGCATGATACTTGCCGTTACCAAATATGGGGTGTATATAGCCCTTGTTGGATATGTGATGCTTTTCTTGAATACGATAGGGGATGCTTTCGCTGACGCTTATCTGGTTAAGGTGTTCAAGGCTGTATTCAAGAGAATAAACGTATTCAAGATGTTTGGCTTCTCTAAAAACATACCTGACGAGATGTTTGACGATATAAAGAAGATTGCTGATGATAAGGTTAAGGATAAGTCTTAAGGCTGTTTTTTGTTTAGGTCTGTCGCTATTCCTGTCCTCTTGTGGAAGCAGGAGGCAGGTTAGCGACACGTCTATAGATAATCGTTTGATAAGCAGGATAGAGACGATGATAGATGAGGTCATGGACCGGAAGATCGTAGAGATCAGGACATCTGATCTTAATGCTGATATTGTCATAACTGAGAGGAAATTCGATACTACGAAGGAGGTGGATCCATCCACTGGGGAGCGACCCGTGTCCTCCCAGACGGACGCCCATATCGTCATCGGCCGGCGGGATAGCACGGTGACGACCGATTCCCTTGGCGTTGATAAGACGATCACCGGTATTGAGGATATTGATAAGAAGACAGACATCAAGCATAAGGATATAGACGATAAGGAGGAATCAAGGTGGCCGATGGCTATCATCTTTATGTCGATCTTAGGTATATTGGTTGTATTATTCGTGTTGTTGAAAAGATTCAGATTGATAAAATAATAGGTGTACAAGAAACCCCATACACCTATTGGTTATTACCCTAGAAAAGAATTGCAAATGCGAGGTCAGTCCCGGATTCGAACCGGGGTATATGGTTTTGCAGACCACCGACTAAACCACTCATCCAACCGACCGAATATGTCGCAAATGTAGTCAATTATCCTTTCATAGAAAATTTATTCATTGTTTTTTTAGGCTTAATCCAAGGGAATGGGGTGTGTGGCTCTGTGCGTGGCTTGGTTCTCGTCCCCGACGGCGGTGGATTCCGTGGGGCCTGCCTCACGCCTACCCCACCTCCCGATTCTCCTTGGCATTTCCCCGGTAGGGGTTAAACAAGAAAGGATTGTCAATAAGGTTGCTTTTAGGGCAACAACGTTTTCATCTGGATGACACCCGTCTTCGACGGCCATCATCCTCATTCTGATAATTTCCTTTTGGTGAAAATTTAGACGATTAAAATTATGTCAGACATCATCCTTTTAACCCGGTTGCTCCTTCCAGTCGCAACCTCCTACTAAAATTGTCATGCTTAGGAAAAATGCTTTGATGGGGTCTTTTATCAAAAAGTTGATTAGTAAAAAGAATAGAGGTGAAAAACAAATTACTTCTTTAGAGATTATCGGCACGATAGCCTCCCTACGCAGTGTCTAAGTTCAATTTCGACCATGGGATGGTTAGGAAAATCAAGGGTATGGGCAAAAAAAAATAAGTACTTTCACAAGCACTTATTTTGAAATGACAAATATTATAGTACCTTTGTACTATAATTAATTATTTTTGATCATGGCAAAGTTAGGCATTATTTTTGATCAATCAGCATCTTTCTCAGAAAAAAAGAGGATGTCAGAAGGAAATAGGGCTTTTAGGAGGGATTCTGGCAAGGTTATCCTGCCTTATTTGCTTAATGACAACGCTGATCCCAGATGCGATAACCCTAGGATAAAGCGTCAATCATCATCCAAATCAGAGATACTAGAGAAGCCGATATCGGAGACACTGATAGGTCTTCTTATTATATGCCTTGATCCTATAAGGTTCAGGGTGTTAGGAGTACAGTACAATATCAAATGGTTTTACTATTTTGTTGATGAGATAGTGCGCTATTATATCAAGCATCAACGTCTTGGTGGCGATAATCTCGCCTATCAGGTAAGGCTTGTCAGGTGGCTTCTGCTTAGTTACGTGAACGTGGCTATCGTCCATGGCTATTATGCTATGGTGAGAAAGGCAAAGAAAGAGCATCCTGATCTCTTCGTGCATAGCAATAAGGCTAGGTATTATTATTGGGATAGGTGTCCTTTAGACTACCACAAGCTAGAGGACGAGCAAAATATAAACAATCCGACCTATAAGGCTCATGAGTGTAACAGGAAGCGCTCGGAGGACATCAAGCGTGTTGTTTATGATTCTATGGATTCGATCAGGAAACGTGACCTTAAGGATTTTGTGTCTTCCAAGAACAATGGGGTGAGCATTTATTTTAAGGAAAAGGTTCAGAACAAGGTCAGGAAGAAGGGCTTTGGTAATGTCAGTATCAAGACCATAGAGAGGGCTATAAAGAGCTATTTAGATGAGCGTTGTGTCACTTTCTCCGAGTTCGTCGATGGGGTGAGGAAGTTGGATAGGAAGATAAAGGAAGTCAAGTCCGCTTTTGGCAAGGTTAAAAGGATTAAGATCTTTGGCGTCAAGGCTTATGATTATGTGTCTGGAGATGAGATAGTTGATGAGTTTGGTATGGCTGCGTTGTCTGATGAGGTGTGGATTCCTGATAATAGCACACCGTTCCTTGACGATTATATTGAATCGCAGTATTTGTCTAACAATTTTAATTTCTAATATTATGGTTAATATAAAATCACATGACTTTTATACGGTGTTTGATGATAAGAAGCAACTTTTTAAAGTATCATCATTATTTGATTCTTTAGATGAATCTGAAGACATAGTAAAAGATTTGATGGATTCTGGCACATTCATGTATGTTGTTGACGAACGACTGTCTATGATATGGGTGGATATATTTATGATGATAGAGCTTCTTGGGGAATATGATGGTGGGGATGTTAAGGATTTGGCTATTAAATGCTCTTCTCTCTATTTGAGAGATAAGGTGATGCGTTTAATTGTCGATTATGTCAATTGCGATTCTGATGATTATGATGATAGCGTTGATCCTATATTGAGTTATTGTAGCAATCTTATTCATAGTGGTGATGGGAATATTGATTATCTGCCATTGTCCGACATGGTAAGTTTGAATGTAGGGAATTATATGTCAGATGACATGCTGAAGCTATTTGATATTGCCAAGGAAGACACTCGCATAATATCTATATTGTTTGTTTTGTTAAGTAGACCGTATGTTGACGATTATGGTTTTTTTACTCTTACTGATTTGCTTTCTATGATGATTGACAAAGGTTTTATTGGTGATCGTGATGATATAGTGAATGCCTTAGGGTTTATCTTAAAGTAGATTTATTGTATTGGTATGACCCTATTTTGTATCTTTGCTTAAAAGTAGTAAAGATGAATCAGATAAATATCATACCGAAGATAATTCATGATAAGTTTGCCGCAAGGATTATCATGGATGATTATGATATAGAGAAACCTATCGTTATTACTGTCGTGGCCAGACGTAACGATGGTGAGTATAATACCCAGATATTGACATACCCGACATCTGGCGTTGATTATGAGGGTAATGTAAGGATGGTGTTTTTCGATGTCGCTAGGTCTCATGTTTGCCAGATAACATCGGTGTTTATCAACGGTCATGAGGTCAAGACATATTATACCGATATCCCGGATCTTGATATGCAAGCCCGTTATGACGATAGCTTGTGCCGGTACGACAAGAAGGTTAATATGAATGATATTAGGCTGTCGTTTCAGGTGCTAGAGACACGTGATCCAAAGGTGTTGCAGGTTCTGGATGAGTCGGAGTGGGGGCTGCTGGAGGACAGGAAGGCGATCATCGAGATCACTACGCCGGGCATGTCCGACCCCGTTACGTTGTTTCTTGGCAAGAATCAGGTCAATACCTTTACCAGCCTAACACTAGGTCTCAATTGCTTTAATTACGATGATTGTAATGTCAAGTATCTTGATCTTCCAGACGGTATATATGATATTAAGATCATAGGTAGCCCTTCCACTTACAATTTCAGTCGCAAGTATCTTAAGACGGATCTTATACGCAGACGTCTCGACCGGCTATGGATCAAGACTGATGTCTTATGCGAGGATATGGATAAGGACCTTATAGGCAAGATACAGGAGATGGAGACACTTATGGTCGTAGCCGAGGCGAATGTCAGGTTGGATAACATAAGGGCCGCCCATGAGATTATTGATCGTGTCGGAGAGCTTCTTGAGATGGCTACCAATTGCGTGGATTGTTAAACATAAAAATATTTAGTCGTGGGTTGTAATACTTGTAAGGAAAAGGCGTTAAGGGCCGAGAGAGAAAGGATTGAGAGAAGTATGATGAATCATTCTTCTTCTACCGCTGTTAGCGATATGGAGTACGCTTCTAGAAGCACCGCTGGTTGTATGGTTATGCAAGATCCGTTGCAGACCATGGAACGTGACGTGGTTAGTATATATAAGCAAGTTCGTACCAAGGGTGATGGCGTGGGTGTATCTTATCTTAATATGCAGAAAAAGATCCGTGAATGGATCAAGAACCTGCCGTATGGATGCCCGCCTGACGAGGAGGTACAGGAAATGAGAAAGGAGATTCTGAATGGGCGCGCAGAGCATATCAAACCTTGATAGGACGGATTTATGTAAGTCCGTAGACGAATGGCTGTCCTGCCAATGGGGTAGATATATGAGATACCATAGGTATAGGATCGGGAATAAGCCCGATATATCCTATTGGGGTAAGATAATTCGTCTGCAAAGGTCATTATGTGATAATGATTGCGGGTTATGCCCGGATGAGGTGAGATCGTTAAAGGAACGTGTTAATAAGTTACTGGCATGAAAAAATACAGTTGTTTACATATAACTCCGTCCACTTGCGTACCTTATGAGGGTGATCTACCAGAGTGGTCAAAGCATAAGGACTCTGATGAGTGTGTTATGATCTCTGATGTGATAGAGGAGATATATGACGAGCTTACCCGTATCAGGGAGGCTATAGATGTCCGGGATCTTGGTGAGTCTTGCGTGAAGGTAAGTGGCGATAAGACCGTAGCGAAAGTTCTTTATGCTTTGGAGGATAAGATTTGTAATGAGTAACGAGCCATAGTCCAAAAATGGACGATGGTGATAATCAGATGTATAGATATTGATTTATGAGGATTGCTAGATGTTAAGCTACTGTAAATCAAGTATCCAATTTGTAAGGAGTCTTCTAAATAAGTAGGTTAGATAGATACTCTTGTAAGTTGTAAAATATCTTTATGTGTTAGATATAAAAAATAGCCAATTGATTTGTCATAGACGATTCGATTGGCTATTTTTGTATGTCCATCATATCTCACGATGTAATGGACATAGGTTATTTATTATGAGTGCAAATATAATTATTTTCAATGATTCTATGAATAATAGTAGTAGGATTTTGGCGTCTAAATCCAACGAAAACGGATTATCTACAATATTTAGCTACAATGGTAATGATATAACTTTCAAAACAGAGAACGGTATCACTTATGTGAATGCTACCGAAATGGCGAAGCCGTTTAAAAAGAGACCAAATGATTATTTATCGTTATCTTCTGTAAATGAGTTAATTAATGCCATTACCAGAAAATATGGTAATGCTGATTTTCAGCCTGTTACGATTATCAGGGGTACGGTTAATCCTGGCACATGGATGTGTGAGGATCTGGCTTTGGATTTCGCTCAGTGGCTTAGCGTTGATTTTAGGTTATGGTGTTTGGACAGAATTAAAGAGCTTCTCACTACAGGCAAATGCGTGATTCCTGATTTTAATGATCCTCCCGCCGCTGCTGAGGCTTGGGCTAAGGAATATCGTGGCAGGGTAGCCGCCGAGAAGCTGGCGTTAGAGGAGAGGGCCAAAGCCGAGGAGATGGCTAAGGTTCTTGAGTCGAAGAAAGAGGATATAAAATTTTCAGAGTCGTTTATCATGTCTGGAGAGTCAGATTTGCTGGTAAGGGATTTAGCCAAGAAGCTTGAGCAGAATGATATAATTATAAGCGATAAATGTTTACGAGATTTTCTTGTTAAGATAAAGATAATAGTCAAAAGGGTTAAGGTTAATGGAGATTGGGAGATTACGGCTAACGCCGTAAAGAAAGGATTTGCTCATTATCGGGATAAGAATATATGTACGGAATCCGGAAAGGTTGTATATGCAAGGACTATCTATATAACAGGAAAGGGTTACCGGTATATATTGTCATCTATAAACGGTAGTAAGAAAAGCGATTTCATATTATGTGGAGGCATGTTCAGGGATTATGGCGTTTTTGCCGGATCGGAGTCATTTAGTCATTGGGATAATTAATTCCATTTTTGCCCAAAAACTGATAATCAGGTAACTGCATATTTGCATTTACGGTTATGTGTCTCATATCGGTAAAATATCTATATTTGCGACAAAGTGAATCACAATGATATACGGTAACAAAGAAATAGTTCGGACGTTCACCAGAAACAACCCGCCTGCCGGGTACGTGGGCGGTTCTGTTGACTACCGGGTCCCGGCCAACGTCTATTTTGGCGATACGCAGGAGGAGGCTGACAACAAGGCTGAAGATGATATCAAAGCCAACGGTCAGGACTACGCCAATACATATGCCGACATAATACCGGCTGTATGGTATAATGATCAGGTATGCGATGAGTTTATCAAGAACAATTGCGTAAGCGGTAAGGGATCCAAGGAGCAGGTATGTATAGAGGAAGGCAGGTTTGTCTCTTACGTATCCAAGAAAGATGCCAATGATAAGGCTAGGGTGGAGCTTGGACGGATCGGGCAGGGGGAGGCCAACTCCGTCGGGGCTTGCTGCGAGGACTGGGCCTCACAGCCTCTTCGTGGCTTGTTTTACAAGAACGATTGTGAGGCTGGCACATCAGGCAAGGGAGGTATTGTATATGAATTACCAGCCGGAGCCGTCATATCCGATATATCCCAGATAGACGCCGATACGTTAGCTTATAGGAAGTTTATGAAAGAAGGTCAGGAGAAGGCTAATGCCGAGGGTAGTTGCTCACCTGTATTCTATAATACTATGATCGGTGATTGGTTCGAGAAGATATGTCCATTCGGATATAAGTCCGGTAAAGTATATTACTCTATCAAAGCCAACAGGTTTAGGTCATGGATATCGGTTGAGGATGCCAACGCCAAGGCTCGTGAGGTCTTGATGGTAGAGGGACAGGAACATGCTGACCTTAATCTTGAGTGCGAGAAATGGATTGAGAATATCGATCAAGAAGATCAGTGTTATTGGTGATAATACCTTTTTTTGTTTTTCCATAATTTATAGATTAGTGCTTGGAGGGGATCGTGTATCTCCTCCATTTTTTTTGTATATATATCAATGGTATTAAGTTTATATACTGTGATTCACTTGTTTGTATGTTGAATATATTTTATATTTGCATACCTATCTATTCATCTCGAACCGATAGGTATTATGTTTAATTTAAAATATTGTTCAAAGTTATGAAAAGTAGGGTTGAAATCAAGTCTTCCGACAGGAAATTGATGGGCGTTGTCATACCGGCGCTTAGTGATAATGGTTTTGTTAATATCACTTTAGCCATGAAGGTTTTGTCTGATGATAGGCTTAAAAAGGGGCTGTCTCCCAAGAAGCTTAATGATATCATTAAGTATGATGGGTTTCAGGAAAAATGCAGGGAGATAATTAGTAGGCTGGAAAACAGGGATTTATGTAAGCGGATAAATATCAGCCTACAAAATAAGGCTCTAAATCTTAGCGATTTAAATAAAATGGGATTAGCATGTCGAAAAGGTAAGGGGGATGGTCAAATGTGGTATATGAATCCATATCTTTTTCTCGTGGTAGCCATGGAGATGAGTCCTGAGGTTTGCGCTGATGTTGTAATGTGGTTTGTTGATAATGTTGTAGGGACAAGAAATGCCGCTGGTGATGCTTATATAGAGATGTGCAGTAGTGTATCTTCACTTATAAGTGATAAAAGTAATTTAAAGGAGTTGTTATCAAGGATAGCCAAGGGTATAAATTTCGTCGTGTTTGGCGTGCATGAGGAAGGGATAAGGAATAGAGCTTCTTTTGAAGAATTGGATATGATAGTATCAATAGAAAGGAATATATCTTATGCTATTAAGGCTGGATATATAAAAGATTACAATGGTGTTATAAATGATTTGGGAAGGCAATGGAAAGAAAGATGGGGTAATCCTGTTCTTAAATTGAAGTCTTGATTTTATTTCGTTGTTATAATTCGCAGATATAGGGGATACGAATGTCGTATTCCCTATATTGTTTAATGGAGTGTGTTATCTTGTTATTAAATCAAATCTGTATCTTTGTTGAAAACAATAACATTATTAATATGTGTAGTACAAATGGTTGTTGCCATGATCATTCAAGGGAACGTCCCGAAGAGTGTTGTCATGGCGTTAAGATAGACAGGTTTCTTAACAAATGCCCTAACGATCCTTGTGATCCTTGCGATCGGGATTGTCAGGACGAACCTTGTGTTGGTTATGGATGTCCTATAACCTTGTATGATAAATGCGTCTTGTACTCAGGCGATGAGTTGGTGGTGGATGGTATAGAGAAAGGTACTGATATCTCTGTCGTTATAGACTCATTGAGGCGTATTATAGCGTCTAGGGATAAGCAGATAGATTTATACCATCGTGAGGTTCTGGATTTGAAGAAGATTATAAACGAGCTTGTCAACGCCGGTGGTAGCTGCGGGGATAACGATACGGAAGAGGAGACGTGGTAATGAATGGTTGCAACAAAAAACAATACAGGCCTACTGTAGACGATACGAAAGTACCGTGCTCTACGTACATGAGTACCGATTGTATTTATCCTGGTGATAAGGTACGTGTGGAATCATTGGGATTATCCCCTAATTGCGATATGTCCGATACCCTTAACGCTATGATAAAGGCTATACGGGATAGGGATGCCGAGATACTTGAATTAAGAAGAATGATCAACAAATTGATTTGATATGAGAAGTAATTGTAATCCATGTAAGCCGGAATATAGACCTGGGGACGAGTGTAGTATCTACAGTTCCCAGATCGTATATGACGGTCAGTCGTTCCCTGAGGCAGATATCAGGAACGGTGATAGCATGAATAGCGTAATCGAGTCTCTGGTAAGGAAGCTGGTTGCCGTATCTGGCGCCACGGCGTCCATCCAGCGTGACTCGTTCAAGGGTGTTCAAGCTGTCAGATTAAGATACGAGCCGTTGAATGTGCTCAGTGTTACCTATTGTGGTACTATCGTCCCTAATGACGGATATGTCGTTTCTGGCAGGTCCGTTAAGTTTAAGAAGAAATATTGCATGGGTGATGAGTTCACTGATGTTAATATCGTATATACTACATTGAATAGTAATATTTTAAATACCTCATGTTATGGCTAAAAGAGTGTACGATACGGTCTTGGCTTCCGAGTGTGACGGCTGGGTATGTGGTGAGACCCTCAAGAAGGGATCTCTTCCCGTAGACAGGTTAGAGCTTGACTCTTTTTCAGAGGCTGTCAGGGAGCTTATAGAACGGTTTTTCGAGGAGGGATGGTTGCCGGACATGATCTGCGATCTTGGTTGTGGTGGCGCCAGCGTGTTTGAGATTAAGCCTACTAACTTCGAGTATCCTCCTGAGGGTGGCGAGCAGATTCTGGAGATTATCGTAGGTAAGAGTGATAAATGGACTATAACTCAAGCGGAATGATATGAATAATTTAAAAGATATTCTTGCTAAGATCGAGCAAGGTTCCTCATGGGTGTCCTACGACAAGATTTCCGGTACCGGGCCAGACAAGGTCGCTATTAAGGTAGAGCCGGGATGGATGGGTAGGTTGCCTAGGGAGACTTACGTGGCGGTCGAGAAAGGCAAGGTTACGAAGCTCGCTACTATAACCCAGAAGGGTATAGAGCGGGTAAGCGTGGATCCTACCAGTGTCATGTTCGACATGGAGGGCGGGACGGCGACCATCAACGCCAAGCTCAACTCCGCCTCGGTCAAGGCTTCCTGCCTTACCCTTGGTGGCTCGGTGAGCAAGTCCTATATAGTATCCATGAACGTGAACGGCTTATCCATGAAAGTCCCGGAAGAGGATAGCAGATATATAGTGTATGCCGATCCTGAGGATCCCGGAGCCACTGATTTGTATGAGGCTAGCTTTGTCATAGCTATGCCTAAGAATATGGATAACGAACAGCATCATGAGATGTTTGTCTTGAACGGTAAGGTTGTTAATATCAATCAACAGCCTAATGATATACCTTATATCATACTTGATCATGACTTCGATAACGTGACTAGCGAGAACGGTCAGGTTGTCATCGATATCAAGTCCAATACCGAGTATGATATCGAGCTGGTATGTTGCACTTGCGGTGATGGTAGTGAGCCGGAACCGGAACCACCCTTCAACGTGGATCCGCAAAGGTTGACGCTTAATAAGGATGGTGATACCCAAATCGTGAGGGTAGAGGCCGGAGATGATGTTTCATGGAGAATAGAGGAGAATTGACATGATTGAATAAATTGTTTATTTCATACACAATGTTTATATTTATAGTATAAGATATTAAAATGAAATTAGTTGAGAGACATATAGTAAAAGACAACCGGTTTGAGGATATCTGCCTCAAATCCGGGTTGTTGTACAATTATGTTCTTTTCAACGTCAGGCAAGGGATATTCGATGGTAACTATCTAAAGGAATATGAGTTCTCAACCAAACTTTGTAAGGAGAATCAGATTGATTTCAGAAATTTACCTGCTGCTGTGTCCCAGCAAGTCATAGCCCAAGTTTTCTCGTCGATAAGGTCTTGGATCAGGTTAAAGAAGGAATATGAAAAGAATCCTTCAAAGTTTAAGTCCAAACCTAAATTGCCGAAGTACAAACGAGGCAAGAAGCAGAATATGGTAGTCTTTACGACTACTGCTTGCAGATTGAAAAACGATGGTTGCATCCATTTTGTCAAAAACATAATTCAACCAATTAAAACAAATATTGGAGATAGCAAATTATGTCAGGTTAGGATAGTCCCTCAAGCTACATGCTATGTGGTTGAGGTTATTTATGAGAAGAAGGAACAGGATATTAATCTTGATAAGGATAATGTTCTTTCGATTGATTTGGGATTGAATAATTTATGTACATGTATAAGCAATGTAGGTATCAATCCTTTCATTGTAAACGGAAAGATTATAAAATCCTTCAATCGGTGGTATAATAAGAAGGGAGCTAGATTGATGTCATATATTGGCGATAAGGGAACTTCAAAGAGATTAAGACAGTTAAACAATTACAGGAATTTTTGGATTGATGACAAGATTCACAAGGTTAGTAGATATATTGTTAACTATTGTATTGATAACAATATCGGAAGTCTTGTGATAGGTTTGAACAAAGGCTGGAAAAACGATATCAATCTCGGTAAGAAAATAAACCAGAAATTCGTTGAGATCCCATTTTCGAGACTTATAGACAAAATTTCCTACAAATGTAAATTAGTTGGAATCATCCTTCAGGTTCACGAGGAGTCCTATACTTCTAAAGTAGATCATCTGGCTTTTGAAAAGTTAGGTAAGCATGATGTTTATCTTGGCAAAAGAAAGAAACGTGGATTATTCCAAAGCTCTATCGGAAAGCTTATTAACGCTGATATCAATGGAGCTATTGGAATTGGAAGAAAAGTATTCGGTGATTCTTACGTCAGTAGGATAATCGATAGTGGGTTTGCGTTTAACCCGGTTAGAGTAAACATTTTGTGATATAAATATTAATCTAATTAATAAGATGAATAATTTTAATAACGTGGCAAGGGAAATAGATAAGAATTGCGTTGAGGGTAATTGCTTTGCCATTAACGACAAGAGCCATGGGGTAGGCGATAATAAGCTTAATATCGTATACAAGGCTAATTATACCGGTCAGATCTGTACGGCTAAGTTCCGTATAACGTCAAAGGACGGTAATATTGTCAAGGAGTATATGATAGCTCAGGACGCCAAGCCCGTTTATTATAATATCAAGATGGTTCAGCCGTTCACCAAGGACGACTGTCTGGCCAACCAGCATGGATCGGTGGTGTTGTATACGGTCGAGGAAAGGACTTACAAGTCGTTTATCTCGCAGGAGGACGCAGACGCCAAGGCTATGGAGGATATAGCCCTGAACGGTCAGAAATACGCCAACGAGCATGGTGAGTGTATAACCGATATCTGGTATAACGAGGAGCAGAGGAAGACGTTTATACGTAATAATTGCGATAAGTTCAGTGACGGTCAGGAATATGTTTATATCATTCCTGAGGGCAAGTACGTATCTTCCATCTCTCAGGAGGACGCCGATAGGAAGGCTCTTGAGGATATTGAGAAGAACGGTCAACAACAAGCCAATTTGGAGGGTGAGTGTAAGCCTAAGGAGAATATCTATTATGGTAAGTTTAGTAAGACCTTTACCCGTAACAACTGCGACTCCACGCAATATGGTACTGATGTGGTTGTCGATGAGACGATGGTTACAGGGGACTTCAGATCCATCGTGTCTCAGGAAGACGCTAATAGCCTAGCAAGGGCTGCTGTCGAGGCTCAAGGTCAGGATATAGCGAATATCAAGGGTAACTGTGAGAAGATACCGGTATTTACCGGATCGTACTCCAAGGTATTCCAGAGAACCAACTGCCCTGAGGGTTCTACTCCTGTTGACTTCACTGTGGACGAGAAGATGTGTTCTGGATATCCGTTCACTTCTACGGTATCGCAGGATGCCGCCAACAAGCTGGCGCAGGACGCTGTCGAGGCGCAAGGTCAGGCTATCACCAACGAGCGTGGCGACTGTCAGACTAACGTCTACTATAACGTAAGGATGGAGAAGACAGTCACTAGAAACAATTGCGATGAGTTCCATATCGGTCAACCTTATACTTATGTTGTAGCCGCTGGTAAGTACTTCTCTATTATCTCTCAGGAGGATGCTGACAATAAGGCTAAGGCCGATCTTGAGGCTAACGCCCAGCAACAAGCCAACCTAGAAGGTGAGTGTAAGGAGAAGACGATCTACTACGGTAGGTATAATAAGGAGTTCACTCGTAATAACTGTGATGAGACCCAATACGGCACCAAGGTTGTCGTGGATGAGACTATGGTGACAGGAGATTTCAGGTCTACCGTATCTCAGGAAGACGCCAACAATAAGGCTAAGGCCGCCGTCGAGGCTCAAGGTCAGGATGTGGCTAACGTGAAAGGTAAGTGCGAGAAGGTGCCTGTATATACCGGTACTTATACACGTACGTTTACCCGTAACAATTGTGGTACTGGAACTGGTGGTACTTATACGGTAAATGATAGGATGGTTGACGGTTATCCGTTCACGTCTACCGTATCTCAGGAGGATGCCAATAACAAGGCCAAGGCCGCCGTTGACGCCCAAGGACAGGCCCTTGCCAATATCCACGCCCTTTGTACGTACACCGGCCGTGCTTCCTTGGAGTTCACGAGAAACAACTGTGGTGAGTGTAAGATCGGATCTAAGGTGACAATCACCCAAGATATGGTAGAAGGACACCCATTCCAGTCTAACGACTCCCAGACCGCCGCTGACGCTATGGCTATGACCGCCGTACAGGCTCAAGGACAGGCTTTGGCTAACACCAAGGGTACTTGCTCTAACGCCACTATGTATACCGGCAAGGCTAGCTTCGAGTTCACGAAGAGCAATTGTGGCGCTAATCAGGTAGGAAATCCGTTCACCGTGACACAAGATATGGTGGAAGGTCATCCGTTCCAGTCTTGTGTATCACAGGATGAGGCTAACTTAGTCGCTATGGCCGCTGTCATGAATCAAGGTCAGAAGATCGCCGATGAGCGTGGTACTTGCCATGAGGCTCCTAAGTACACCGGTCATTATAGCGAGGCGTTTGAGAAGAATAATTGTCCGTCTGGTCTTATCCCGTCTTCAGTTACCGTTACTGAGGCTGACGTGACCGGAGGTCCGTTCTACTCATACGAGAGCCAGTTCGCCGCCGATGAGCTTGCCAAGGCCGCTGTCAAGGCGCAAGGTCAGGCTATAGCCAACGATCGTGGTACTTGCGACGAACTGAAGATATATGTAGGTAATTATAGCAAGGAGTTCACTCCTAAGTGTCCTACTTGTCAGTATGCAGATCCTATCACCGTAACCCCGGATCTTATGGGTCAGTTCTTTACCTCAACCCGTTCTCAGGAAGAGGCAGACGCTTTGGCTAAGGCCTATATCGACAGAATGGGTCAGGCGTTCGTCAACAAGAACTATGATGATACGTGCCATACGAAGACCGAGCAACCGGTATGGGAGACTATAGAGACCGTATGTAAGGACTGTATCTCTCAATTACATCAACGTAATACCAATACCTGTTATACTGATCCTGATAATCAAGAGCGGTATATAGCTGGTGGTAATAATACATGTTTCTGGTTTGGTACGGCATCCAAGGCCTTTACCCGTCAATGTGCGGATGGTGGAGTTGGAAGCTCTGTTACCGTAACTCAGAATGATGTTACGGATCCAAGTCCTAGCTCTGATGGTAAGTTTAAGTCATGTGTATCCCAAGCTGACGCTAACGCCAAGGCATTGGCCGCCGTGAACTCTCAGGGTCAGGCCGTGGCTAACTCGAAGGGTACTTGTACTTGGACAGGAAGCTATACCGGACAGGTTAGGAAGAACAATTGCGCTGATGGCGGCGTAGGCGACATGGTATCCGTAAGTAGCGACAGGCTGCCGGGACATCCGTATACCTCCAACATATCTTTGGCTGACGCTAATAAGAAGGCCGAGAATGCTGTTCGTGGAGCCGATGGACAGAACTACGCCAATAAGAACGGTGGATGTACTTGGACTTACGTGGCAAGCCGTGACTTCTATAAGAACAATTGCGCCGGAAGCGGGGTTGGTCAGAGAATAACAGTGACCTCTACGCAGGTTAACGGCGGTACGCCTATCACCAGCAAGGTTTCTTTGGCTGATGCCAGAAGCAAGGCCGAGCAGATCTTAGACCAGAAGGGACAGGATTACGCTAACCAACATGGAACTTGTGTATGGACCGGTACTGGAAGCGCTACATTTTATAAGGATAATTGTGGTACATGTAAACATGGTGTCGCTCTATCCGTTCCTTATAGCGCCTTAGGGTTGTCAGCGTTGACATCTACCGTATCTCAGGCGGATGCCGACAGCAAGGTTCAAAACGCTTTCAAGAATGATACGGCGACTAAGACCGCCGCTCAAGCTTACGCTAATAAGAATGGTGATTGCGCCGATGACGATGATACCCCATCTTATGATGATTGGAGTTACTATTGTAGTGGATGCGATTATCGTAGGAGTAGGAATCAGACCAATCCTTGCTCTTCAGCCCCAAATCAAGATGAGTTGGTTGAGTCCGATTCGAGATCTTGTGGATGCGGGTGTGATAATACATATCATATGGATAATAGCAGGTGTAATAATGGTAATAGCGAGGAGCATTATTCTAGCGAGTGCAATCCTACAGGATATTGGCAGAATGGTGGTAAACATTGCTGTAATCCACATGACTACACTATCTATACCAATGAGGTATGTAAGGGATGTTCGGGCGAATGCGGTGATGTATGTGTTCCTGATAGCCCTATTAAGGTGGTTAGCGCTGGTGAATTTTGTGCTTCTTCATCGAATCTGGCTAGTGAACAAGCTTATAACAAGTATAAAGAGTACAAGGATGCATTACAAAATTTAGTTGATGCTAGGATATGTCCTTCTAAGGTTGGCAATGATGACCGATGGGGAAATGTCAAGGCTACGAACTGTCCTAGCAACTGTACTCCTAAGACTATCAGTTATAAGCAAATCGCTGGTAAATATGAGGCTTGTACCAAGGACGAGGCAAATAGGATAGCCGACAATAACCTCCAATCCGATGGTATCTCTTACGCTAATGGCTTGGCGCAGGCGGATAGATGTGATTGCGTGGAGCCAACGAAGAATTGGTCAGCCAACGCTTATGCCGATGGTGATCCTTGCAATGGCGCTCCTTCGGGCACTTCAGCGCTAAGAGTAGAGGTCGAGATTACGTATAGTAATGAATGTACTACGCAGAAGAGTTTGACGGTAACAGCCTCAAGCTCAGGGACTACTATCGGGAGTACGACAGTAACTATACCTACTGGATCAGGCACTAAAAAGGCCACGATATCTTTTGATCGTGGATATCCATGTAATTCTATCAATATAAGTGGAAGAGCTGGTGGTCAATGTTAAGAGTCTGATATATAATAAAAAGGAGAGGCTAACTAACCTCTCCTTTTTATTGTATATACATTATCAGCATTGTCCACCTGTGGTACAAGCCGCATGCGCCGTTCCTGGTCTTATGGCCGCTTGAAAACACATTCTACCACTAGTAGATCCACTACCAGTACCTATCGTAACCGTAGTACTAGTGGTCATCTCCATACCCGTGGAGGTATTCGCTTCCGCTCCTCCTGTCACTGTTATGGTTTTGCCGGAACTACACGGATTACTGTATTCCACAGTAAAGTTAATACAACTTCCGCTTTCACTGTAGTCTACCACGTTGGCACTCCAATTTTGTGGACAATCACATCTATCCGCCTGCGCCAAGCCATTAGCGTAAGAGATACCGTCTGACTTGATGTGAATTTAGCTTATTCAATGCGTATTGTTTATCTATTAATTAAAATCATTAATATTGTATCGTTAATATTAATACATTAAGTTATGGCTTGCAATAAGAAAAAGAAAATGGCTAATGGAGGCAAGGTCTCCGAGAAAAAGAAACCTCAACTGAAATGTGGAGGCAAGGTTAAGAAAAAGAAGTAATAACCGGAGGGGTATATCCCCTCCTCAGTATTTAGCATGTAAACTACCCATAGGCTAAAGACCTATGAGCTTTAAACCTAAGCAGAAGTATGCAGAGCGCAAGACAACATACCCGATTTTTCAGGCTGGTTTACTACAGCCCCAAGCAGAGCGATATTCTTTGCGGCATTGATGTCCGCATCCATATCGCAACCGCAATGATTGCACTTGAAAGACTTGTTGCTTCTTATACCGATATGGTGGCATTTGTGACAAGTCTGAGAAGTATATTCCGGTTGAACTACAATCAACTTCACACCGGAAAGTCTGCACTTGTAAGCAAGGAATTCCCTAAGCTGGCTGAAATTCCAAGAGTTGAGTTTTGTCCTGAAGGTCTTGTTTCTCCGTTTGGATGTCCGGCGGATATGCTTCAAGTCCTCAATGGCTATGCCAACGCCTCTTTGCTTGGCTTCGGCAACAATACGCTTGGAAATAGTGTGGTTGATTATCGTTGCGGTAGTTCTTTCTCTCCCTTTAAGCCGTTTCAAGAGTCTGGCACATCCACGCTTGCACTGCCTTGTTCTGCCTCTTGTGCCTTTGGATTGAATGGAACCACGTATCATTCTTTGTCTTTCCCTGTATCTGTTGAGTGTGTCAGAAGAATAGGTCTTACCTTCGGACGTGCTTACAATATCGGTTATTCCGAAATCAAGTCCGATGAACTCCTCAATGTCTTCCACATCTTCTTCCGGAACTTCAACCGTTTGGAAAAGGAAGAATTTGCCTTTTTTGAAAACAAGGTCAGCTTCCCCCTTGATGTATGGAAGATAGTTTGTGTTGTGGCATACAAACGGAATACGTTGTCTTTTCCCTATGGTCCAGATAGAAACCGCATTTTCGGAATAAGACAATATCCGGCTGTCGTAACTGATGCAGCCAAGTTCCCTGAAGTTCCGTTTGGATTTCTTGTCAAGCTTGTAAGCATCTGCCACCTTGCTGATACAGCGGACCACCATCTGTGCAGACAGATTAAAATCCTTTCTGATTTCATTGTAGCAATGATGATGTATATTGAATTGAGTAAAAACCTTATCCTTCCACACCATATCGGATATGCGGTTACACGCAGCATTCGCCTCCTTGATGGTATCAAGAAGCAGCCTGCTTTGAGTTTCGCTTGGAAGGAGTTTTATTTTCAATGTCAATTTCATGCCTCAAATGTAAATCATTTATTTGAAAAAGACAACAGTATTTTAGTATTAATTTTAAAGCGAGCAGGGCGCAATTCCTCCCACAAACTAAAGATTTGTGGGTTTCCTTGCACCATAAATATGAAAAATTCAGAATTTGTATCTAGAATCATAAATGATATGAACTCCATCAATAAGGACGCTCATGTCAGTAGGAGATGGATATTATCCATAGGAAGACAAAAGGCAAGATCATATATAGCCCAGAAGTATGCTGATGGAACCTTGTTCGGCGAGGAATCACTGTATACTCATATCAATTGCATGGAGATGGAGAGGGTTCGGAAAATTGATTGTTGTTTTGATGAGTTTAAACTATGCAGGATACTTATGAGATCCAAGAAAAGATTGCCCGATATGATATATACCCGTATAGGTCCGGCTATCATCAAAGTATCAAACATCATGGATGATATTATATTTACCTCCATATCGTTAAGAAAATATGCTAACAACAAGGAACGTAAATACGGGAATATAGATCAATACTATTATTATGTCAATGATGGATATATCTATATACCAGATATTAACATAGAGGCTATAAATGTTGATCTTATAACTCTCGACAGAAAAGCGGCGTTAGAGCTAGGGGGATGTGGAGCTGAAAAAGATAAGCCATGTACATCTCAATGGGATTATGATTTCATATGCCCAGACAAACTTCTTGAATATGTGGTTTCCGAAACATTAAGGGAAACTGTAACCAAATTGCAGATCCCTACGGATGAGAACCCGGATATGGATATTAATAAGAAAACACAAAAAATTCAATAACATAAATCTAATAAGATCAATAATCAATTTCTTTGGTTTCAATGACGCCATAGTTGACGGTATAGGCGAAAGAGGGATGAGAGACAGCTCTATTATAAGATATAATGAGGTGCACGATATGTATGACAAGATTATAAAAGATCTGGGAGATATGTCGGCTTACGTATCCAAGGGTTGTATCTATGATAAGATAAAGGAAAGAACGGGATTAAGTACCAGACATATTAGTAGGATATTAAATCATACTAAGAGAAAAGATCTTAGGTTTATATAAAAAGGAGAGGATAATCAACCTCTCCTTTTTGTTTTTAACAGCCTCCACCTTGACTTGGATTAGATACATACATGCTTGTAGCATTGCTAACACAATCACTTCCGCCTGATATCGTTCCCGATCCGGATGGTATGGTGACTGTTTTAGTGGTAGAGAAATATTCTACATCTCCAGATGGTTCAGATCTAGTATAATACACATCAAATGATGCTGTTTTAGATTTACCACATGGATTATCATAGCTTACGGATATACTTAAGCATTGTCCATTAAAACTTCCGCTAGCGTAAGCGCTCCATGTTTCGAGGCAATCACATCTATCCGCCTGCGCCAAGCCATTAGCGTAAGAGATACCATCGGATTGGAGGTTATTGTCGGCTATCCTATTTGCCTCGTCCTTGGT